CAAGATGTTCCAGATGTCAGGTAAGTGTCACTAAGTTGTCAGAATTCCAAGTGCCTCTGCAAATCTGCTCAAATATTTTTTAGCCCCGATTTTCTCCTGTTAAATAATAGTTTTATATTTACTTATAACTTAAAACATATACCTATGAACCTAACACCAGTTTCCCATGAAGACCTACGCACTCGTTTGAGACGTGGCGTTGTAACCTTCGCATTTAAAAAATTAAACGGTGACCTAAGAACCGCAATCGGAACGACCGACTTGGCAGAGGTACCACGCGAGTTCCACCCGTCCGGTCGCGGAGAGAGTTCGGACAAGGTGGTCGTGTTCTTCGACAAAGAAAAGAGACAGTGGCGAAGCCTGTCAAAACGAGTTGAGGTATTTATGCTTTAAAAATGTTAGCCCCGATTTTTCCAGGTCGGGGCTAATTGTTATATTTACTTAAACTTAAAAACCTAGAAAGCATGAGTATACTAAGATTCACAGACGGCGAAGAATTCGATACATCCGGCGCCTTCAGAAAGGAAGAAAGATCGGATGGATGGTACGTTATTGGCCATGGTAACCTTATCCCAGTGGCCTCCGAGAAGGAAGCGAGCGACACTATCTGGAGACTTACATTTCACGAAAGTTGTTAAACCATTTTACTCCGTAGTAGTAATTATTTAAAATAAAAGCATGTCAGAACATTTAGAGAAGAAAGTAATTGGAGCACTATTAGGCTTCAGACACGGAACAAAAACCGGTGCAGAAGTGATACATGCGATAACCACTCTTAGGAAGAGTAATCCACTATTGGCAGAAGATTATGAGATGAAGTACATTAACCTTGTTAAATCAAAAAAATAATATGACACTAACCGAATATCTAAATCAAGAGGAACCTGTGAAGTTCCCGACAGTTCTCCTTGGGAAGGAGGAACTTAATATCCTAACCACAATCAGAGTCGCTGGCGAGGAGCATAGCCTGGTCACAATCCAGTCAGAGCATCCGTTACTCCATAGTGTACACTATTGCCTCGTCAATGGGAGACTGTGGGTGATGGACCAGGACGGAAACCCAAGAGCAAAGAGTGTATTTCAAGTAAATTAATTCTAGCCCCGATTTTTGGGTGTTATAGTATTATTGTTATATTTACTTATAACTTAAAAACTAAAACTATGAAGCCAACAACAAAATCAGTAAACGGAACAAGCTTCCACAGCACAGTAATCCATGCAACAGTAAGCCAGCTACGCCAGATACTAGGTCAGCCCGCGTATGAGTGCAACGATAGTGGAGATAAGGTCAATTTCGAATGGGAAATGGAGACCGATGGAGGCGCCCCATTTACCGTGTATGATTGGAAAGAATATCGCCGAATTGCCGATGACGAGGAGATAGAGTGGCATATCGGTGGGCAGCGTTTGGTTGAGACAGCACAAGCAGCAATTGAAATTAGTAACGCATTAGCCAGACTCGACGAGTAAGAGAACATTAGGTTTAAGTTGATTAGAGGTCGGATTTTTATCCGGCCTTTTTTCATGTCTACTCCGTAGTAAGAGTGTTACCTGACCGGCGTGTGAAACGTCTCTGCTAAAAAATAATTTTAGCCCTGATTTTTGGGTGTGGAATAATTGTTTTATATTTACTTAACTTAAAAACCTAAAGACTATGGCAAAAACAACTATTACACTAGAGTGCATGCTACTAGAGATGGGAACCTGGATATCTACACCAGCTGACCAGTTAGCGAGAGCTCGGACCAGCGGAGTCACCAACAAGAATAATAAGAATCTTAAATCCCTAGTCACTGCATGGGAAGACGGAAGATATGACGAAGACCCAGAGATCCTACACCAAGAGTTACTTCACCTAATCCCAAGATAACATGGCAAATTGGAAAACCCATCCCGTAACTGGAGACCAGTATATCAAGTTCAGGTGGAAAGCCCAGCTTGGTGTAAACCGTAGAGCAAAGGTGCAGCGTAAACTTGACACTCTTATTGGAGAGTCGGTGCAGCTACCTGAAAAGTTGATTCCTTTGTATTGTATGAATTTTATAGTTACCGACAGCAGGGGTCAAATATATCATTTCTTTAATGGAGACGATGACACGCCAGCCGGTGGATTATATTATTTAGTAATAAAATAAATAAATATACATAAGAGTCCTCATTACCAATATTATAAAAAAGCGAAGAAGAAGTAGGTCAGCTATGGTGGTTATGTAATTGTCTATGATGCTATAAGTTTTCATACTTTCCTATAGCGGAGATAACGGGACTAGCGTTAAAAAGAGTCGGACTAGTTCCGGCTTTTTTTTGGTTTCCTGTGCGGCGGATCCAGTGGTGTCTCAGCTGGACTCCGTAGTGAACGCCTGCCCGTCGGACTTCAGAGAGCGCCCACCCGCATGGCGCCAAGAGCTCAACCAAGAGTGGACTGTAATTGAAAATACTTTGGCCCCGATTGTTCGGTGCAAATATATTGTGTTATATTTACTTAACTTAAAAACCTAAAGACTATGAGAAAAACAACCCAATCAGAAAAAGAAGTAATGGAATTCCTTAACTCCCTACGAGAGAGTGGTGCGACCAATATGTTTGGTGCCACACCCTATGTAATTGAAGAGTTTGGACTTGAAAAGTCAGAGGCTCGTCGAATCCTTTCCCTGTGGATGAGTAACTTTAATGATGCAGGAAACTATGTAGAGGTGAAAGATTAATTGTTCATAACTTTGGCCACCAGGATTTTTTATCTTGGTGGTTTTTAGTTATATTTACTTAACATTAAAAACTTGACCTATGAAATCTAAAAAGAAAATACCGACACTTTACGCAAGCAACTTGCTAGTAAAAGAAGTGTATCGACTAACCAGAAAAATAGATGCAATGGGCCAGAATATTTCAGACTGGAGAGAAGAGTATTACTGTGTCCGGCCGGCAGGAGAAAGAGACATGCTGCTAGCGGCAATCAATGAGGGCAGTCACGATATTAATAAGTGGAGTAAAAAGGTGGATCGAATAGAGACTAAAATTTCCAAGACGTATGGCAAAGAGTCACTAAGAGAAATCGAATGGGTTTTTCGCTGGAAAAATTTCGGTAGCTTAAAATATGTTGAAAAACGTAACATTAAATTAAATAATCTTTAACCCCGATTTTCTAGTGTCACATTTAATAGTTATATTTACTCTATAATTAAAACTTAAAACCCATGAAAATAGTATTAGAAAAAGCAGAAGCCGAAAAACATTTCCACAATGCGTTATGTAACGGCAGCCAAATCAGATATTATGGAATACACCTAGATTATTCTGAAAAGGATTATAAACTTGCGAAGAAGAGTCTTCACACAAAGATGAAAGCAGGAACTGCAATTGACTCATGTGGAGAGAAGATGACCCGAATATGCTGCGAAGATATTTGGATGGAAATCCTACGAACCGGTGGAACCCTTATCATGGTAGACGAAGAGAACGCCGTTGGAGATAAGAAGATAACCCTAAAGGATGTGCACTCGCGAGTTGCAAAAACTCCTATCCACCACTTGATGGATGCGATTGAAGAGCGAGATGATGCAGACACAGCAGACTGTATTATTCAAACAGTATTTTATAAGAAGATAGTTTTTGGTTAGTTAGTTTTAAGTTTAAGTTAGCAAAAGGCGGGGTGGTTCCCGCCTTTTTCTTTGTCCACCCGCTAGGCCGCCAGCAAGAGTGTCTCTGCTTTTTAGGTAGAGACTCACACGCCGGCACTGGCTGCGGATGCACTATTATTATCCTGATTTTATTATGTCAAAGATTATAGTTATATTTACTTAACTTAAAAACCGAAAGACTATGATAATAGACGTAACACACCCAGCAATTACATTTGACCCAGCAGACAGAACGTTTGTCGCAGAGCTGTCTAGCCTAGAGCAGACTCGCTTTGAAATTACTAACCTATGTTTTGAAGGAGCCCCGATCTATGTGAAGAATCCTAGAACAGGAGGTCAGGTAAAGATGACCCGATTTAAGGTAGACTCGTCAGATAGTGGAGAGGATATTGCAGGTTGGTGGTATAGAGGCAAGACGCCAGTAATTGCCGAGTTTAAATTTCTTTTTATAAATGATTAGACTAAGGTTAGTATAATAATTAAATAGTCAGGTAGCTCTAATGGTTAAGAGCAGGTAGTGAGGGAAATGTATTGATACCCAATCTATCGGACACAGCTAATACAAGTAAAGTGTAAATACAGGTTCGAATCCTGTCCTGACTACTCTATAGGTTGAACTAAACTACTATGCGAATGAGCCCAATACAAATAAGCAACCTCCTACAGACAGGAGCTGAGCAGCAGGTAAGAAGCTACCTAAAGAAGCTAGGAATCAGAGAGCGGATGCGTGTGCTGCACACTGTAATTCCATACGTAAACACAACACCAAAGACACTAAAATTTTTTCATACCAATTTCTCAATGGAGATAGGAGCAATACTCAGTTCAAATTTTGATTATGATACGGCTGCACAGCTATATAATGATGCAAAAGGAAAATAACCGGTTTACTCCGTAGTAATAGCATGGTTTAAGTTCGGGATTGGGGCAGAGGTATCTGCTCCTTTCTTGTTTTAGCTGAACTGCAGCTTGACATCTGCCGGGCGAGTGGGTCTCTGCTAAATTATTATTCTCCTGATTTTTTTAGTGTCAACCTAATGTGTTATATTTACATCATAACTAATTAAAAATATAAAGCTATGAGCAAAGTAGGATTCAAATGTAGCTGGGATAAACCAGAACGTAAACCTAGAGTTAAAGATGAAATGCCACAAATTATTCCTGGGTCGAAAGTAGCAACGTTGATTGAAATGCAGATGAAAATATCTGAACAGGAAGAGTTTATAGTAAGTAAAGCATTTTCACGACTGTCTGTAAAGGATCGTAGAGAAGTATTAGATTTGTACAGATTTTTAACAGCATCAATGGCACTTATATCGGAAGTCGCAGCAAGCGGAGTAAGTGAATTTGGAGCGTGTATGATTCCAGATACATCTGACCTAAATTAGTAAATAAAAATTTAAAAAATATATGAACTCAAACGAAAAATATCAAGAAATTTTAGATGAATATGGGACATTTGAAGCATACAAAGAAGCGCAACGTGCGCTAAGACCAGAGGAGGTTAGTGTTACAAAGGAGCCAACCACTTGGCGTGAAATCATTCTAGATATTATATTACACCATGATGCGGATAGTTCGAGTGAGGTTTTAGATAAATTAGAAGAATTATATCACCCACCGGATAGAAACATTAAGTAATTTGCCCCGATTTTAAGAGTTCAATCTAATTTGTTATATTTACTTCATAACCAATTAAAACTAGAAATTATGAAAAGATTATTTTGCACAGTAGTTACAGATTTCCAAGGAACATTCCGCAGTCCAATTATCTTCCACATCAAGGCCGAAACAATGGACCATGCTGAGAAGTGTACACGCGAACTGTTACTGGAGTATGAGTATAGCGAAGAAACGATTGATGAAGACTTTGAGATTTTTACATTCGAAGTTAGCGAAGCGGACATTATCGAAGCATAAAGAGCTTCCTAAGTGCGGGTCACGGCCGGGTAAAGGTGCCGCCACCAAGAAATTGACCTAAGGAGACCAGCGATTGCTGGTCTTTTTTTTGACCAAATCCACGGATGGCTGGGAAGAGTCTCTGACAGAGATGTTCGATCTGGCCAGGGACAAGATAATTTTTGTGCCCCGATTTTCTCGTGTCAAACTAATTAGTTATATTTACTCTATAATTAAAAACTATAAAAGATGAAAACAGCAGACTTAAAAGAAAATTTTTACATGTTCGGCAACAAAGGAAATGTTTGGAGCAACACAGCCCACATTGCCCAAGCAGGTACATTTAGTGGAACAACGTTGTGTGGAACACCAATGTTAAGTTCAAACCATGCTAGAATTGAAAACGTAGAACACATTGGATGTGAAAAATGTTTAAAAATATATTTACAGTAATTTTTTAGTGTCAAATTAATTTGTTACATTTACTCTATAATTAAAAACTAAAACTACAAAACTATGGGCGCAGGCAATCCACACTTACGATCGTTCGACAATGATAAGTTCGAACCCAACACTTACTTTATTGACCTCAGCGAGGACTTTGACTCGGTGAAAGAAAGACTTGCAGAAGAGTTTGGTAAAGAACCAGATGATGATGATGTTTATGCGGAGGTTGACCAACAGTCTGAGTTTGGTTTCGAAGACCTGGCAGAGTGTCTAGCATCAGAACTAAGATTGACCCCATGGGACTTGCAATCTCGAGCCAATGGATATGAAGAATTATCCAGTGCCTTTCGAAATGAGGGTCTTATCCTAGCAGAAGGTCAACGAGTATACGTTATTACTGAGACGAGTGCAGAATACTCGCACCTTCCAATTGCGGTAATTCCGACTTTTAAATTCGAAACGTTTTTAGAGGATGCCGAGTTTGAATTAGAAGACCGTCGAGCATGGTATGATGCTAGAGGCAAGAGTGTTGCGGCAGCAATTGACAAACTTGCAGAGAAGCGATGGAACCGGGAGTTGCGCGAATTCCAGAAAGAAGCAACACTAATCTTAAAGAAGTTATACAGTTGGTACCCGACGAAGATGAGCGGTCGCCGTGGAGCATGGATGTCTGGCCCAGTTGACCCTAAGCAATTAGCAGCTTAACTCCGTAGTAAATATTCTAGCCCCGATTGTTACAGGTCGGGGCTATTAGTTATATTTACTCTATAATTAAAACTTAAAAACTAAAGTGATGACAAAAATTCCAACAGAACAAGAGGTGCACAACCAAACAGTTAGAGCACCGAATCTACAAAAACATCTTACTCGTATTCAAGGAGGTTTAGCAATGCTTGACTTAAAACCGGAGAGCAAAAAAGGTTCAGAGTTTGTGAGAACATATCTTTGGGCAATACAGCAAACTGCAGATAATGATATTGTATTTGATATTGCACTATTGAGATGCAGTAAGGCAGGTGCCGTAATTGAAGATTTAGAAGAAATAATTAAACAGTTCACAGCAAACATTAAAACTTAAATAGAATGGGAAAAGTAAAAGATAGATTAGAGCAATTTTTAATTGCAATCGATGCCACTGGTGAAGGTCAGCTTCGCGAAATAATGGGAGACGAGTATATCGATACTCCTGGTTTCTATAGTATGGAAGACTACGATGGAGTGTTTGACTTTATGCGGTCGAACCTGGGTTTATCCGAGTTTGGGAGACTCATTGAGTGGTTTGACCAGAATCCAGAAAAGGTGGAACAAATTATTGCCCCTATTTTCTCGCGTCAAACTAGTTAGTTATATTTACTCAACATTAAAACTTATATATTATGTATGCAGTTATCCTAAATTTTGAAACAGGTAAAGTAGAATGCTTATATCTACTAGGTATAAATGATTCCAACACGATGGACGCTGAGGAGTTTATCGAAGGTGTATTAGAGTATAGCTTATCTAACTGCCAGTGGATGATTGTAAGAGACGTGCCAACGATTGAACCTTTAAATTACTAAGCCATGGCCAAGAAAGTAAGACTATTCCACGCAACTCACGTAGATAATGTTGATCGCATTAAAATGGAAGGATTAATATCTAAGTGGGAAGGAGTATACCTAACTGATTCTGCAGAGAGTGCAATGCGCTGGATGGGATTTAGATTTGCAGCGATGGGAGAAAAGTATATGGCGATTATTGAAGTGGAAGTCGATCCCTCCAGATTAATTGAGGGCACAGATCACAGCCCGATAATGGTTACAATATTTGGTGTGGGAAAGTCGCTGGTAAGTCCTAAGAGAATCCCACCGGCCGCAATAAAAGAAGTACATATATACGAATTAAATCCAAATAGAAAATGATTCGTTGGGAACCCCTATTAGAGAGACATGTACGCGGCACATGCAACCGCGGAGTGGTATGGATACGGCTTAATCGTGAAGATAAAGTAACCGGTATCTATACCCTATTTGCTGTTACTGACAAGCTCGTGCCTAGGACAGAACGCGATGAGACCCTGGCTGGTGCAAAGGAGTGGGCTGAAGATAACGTACAGTTAATGGACTGGGCAGAAGAGCTTGAGCTTATAAATAATAAAAAGAAGAAGCGATGAATTATATTATTCAGTATGTCGAAGAATTAGATACTGACTTTGAAATTCCAGAGTTAGATGCTTCTCCATACCGAGATATTAAAGAATTCATGGAAGGAGAGCATGCTGCAGTACACGCTGCATTTCTTTCAGCCCTATATAATGGTATCACAGGGAATCTATCGATAGTACCTGCATTTGCAGTAAAAGACTCGGACTCCGTAGTGAACATTGCTAGAGACGAGTACCCACGCTGGTTGCAGGATTGTTTAACGTATTTTACAGACAGCGAACAATACGAGTTATGTAGTGTTCTAATCGATTTAGAGAAACAATTATAAACCTATTAGTATTATTATAATATGAAAACGATATTCCTAGGTATTACATTTATATTCTTTGCTCTTACTGCATGTGTCCTTTGGGATAACACACACAAGAAGAAAGATGTTCACTGGTTTTCAGAGACCAGACTTGCAGCCGGCCAGGTAATTAAGTTTATTGGAGCGGTTGTTGATGGCACCGCCAAGAAATAATTATCGGAATATTTTATGTTTACCTAAATACTTAGTATTATAATTAAGTTAAACAAAAAAATAATCTTTTTATTATGAGAAAAACATCTATTAGAGTAACACCGATTTCTGCGAAAGCTAAGTCGAAGACCGCGACTAAATCAACTACTTCAAAGTCTGGACGAAAATCCGCAGGTGAGAAATTATCAATCGCGAAAAAAAAATTACGTCATGGTGACTTAACGACAATCTCCTTAATTACTGGATATGACGCATCACACGTTGCTCGAGTAATCCGTGGAGAACGTAAAAATCCATGTGGAAGAATTGCAAATGTTGCTTATGAGTTAGTAGGAAAACGCAAGTAATTAATAATTGCTTAGCTTATTGAAAAGACTCCAAGAAATTGGGGTCTTTTTTTTGTTTAACCCACTGGAAAAGGAGGGGATTAACGGGGTCTCTGGTGGCCAGACGTCTGCTTAGCAGACTCCTACTGTGTCTCTGGTTTTTCATCCTCAAAATAAGTGAGCCCCGATTTTATCAGGTCAGAACTTTTGGTTACTTTTATGATATAATATTAAAGATAAATTATGAATCATTTAAAATCTAAAGGATATGTCATTTGAACAAAGAGTACCACAGGATCTTGCTTGTAAAGAATGCGGCGAGATAGTTAAGAACGTAAACAGTGATGTAACTGCAGTGGTTTGCTGGAAATGCGTGAACGTACTTATGACTGGCAAGCCAATGGAGAGTATCGACACTGAAATACCGCCAGAGACTTGCAAAAAATAAGTGAGCCCCGATTTTCTCGTGTCAAACTAATTTGTTACATTTACTTAACATTAAAAACTATATACTATGTCATTCGAAACATCAGACAATTTACCAAAGTATTTTAAGTCGATTTCTAAAATGAATCCACTTACAATCGAAGAAGAAAAAGGGTTGGCACTCAGTATTAAAGCCGGAGACCAGGCTGCCATCCATAAATTGGTGCAGCACAACTTAAAAATAGTTGTGACTATTGCAAATCGGCACGTTGGCCAAGGAGTTCCAATCGATGACCTCATACAAGAAGGTAATATTGGATTATACGAAGCTGCACAACGGTTCGAACCTAAATCCAATACGCGATTTGTAGCCTACGCTGGATTATGGGTACGCAAGCGTATTAATGAAGCAGTCGTTGCACACGGTCGTATTGTTCGACTACCGCATAATCAGGAGTACGATATCTATAAAGCTAAGATGGCTGGAATAGAAACACCAAACTTGTCGACTGTTGAAATTGATGCACCTATTTCAGTCGACAGCGACACCACAATTGGAGATATTCTACTTAATACTCCACATGAATCCGAGTTTCAAATGGAAGTAGACCAGGTGCAATACACGATTCGCAGAGTGTTGGGCGTACTTAAAGAACGCGATCGTAATATCGTATCTGCCTATTTCGGTATTGGTCGAGACTGTGAACTACCGACTGATGTTATCGCTGAGCGTTTCGATATAACGAATGTTAGAGTATCACAAATCGTGAAGAGTGCTATACAAAAAATGAAAGAAGTTATTTAACTCCGTAGTAAGGTGAAGGTATTAATATTTGATGGGGAAGACGAGATACTTGTTGACCCAACCCAACTAGATAACGAAGCTGTACTTCGCTTGTTTGAAGCAACTGCAGTCTATCGAGATGTATGTAAAGAGTATCTAGCCAAAGATATTCGACTGATGAAGAAGTATGTCAATATCACAGATGGATATGAAGCCCTATTCCAAAGAATTAAATTAGAACACGGATTAGACTCAGCTGCGATGCGTGCCGCAGAGATAAGTGCAGCATTACTCTTAGATAAAATAATATGAAACTAATCGTAATCCTACTTCTACTAGTGACCGTCGGTATTTCGTTCACCATAGATAGAGACACAGCACCACCGCAAGTAAACGTAACCCTTAAACCAATCGTGAAAAAGTGGCAAGATGAAATGGTTGGAGTGGGTATAGACTATACTAATGGTTTTAATAGAGTCGATGAGGTGAAGGTAGGTAACCTCAACGGAGACCGTGTTGGATTCTCTACTACAAAGACGGTTATCGTAGATAGGAGACAGTTTGCAACCGGACCATACTCGACTATGTGTACCGTGTATCATGAACTAGGACACGCAGTCTTTCACTTATCGCATGAATCATGTATTATAATGAATAAGAGGACAGAGTCAGAAGATTTTTATCGAGAACAGTGGCCGAAGTTAGTGGCTGAATATCTGGCCGTCTGTCAAGCAAATGAGTTTGAAGCTAAGTATTAACCCTTTACTCCGTAGTAAGATGAACCCATTAAGAGATGAAGAACTGATCCGAGCCTTAAACGATATTAAGAAGAAGGACCCAGCGGCTTTTATGAAGATGATATTAGCTGCACTAAAGAAATATCCTGAACTTGCGGTTGACGATGATGCGCCAACTGCTGAGAAGATAAAAGCGTTAGAGTCACTGCTGAAATATTTTGAAGGTGTGGAAGAGTATGAAGATTGTGCTTTTATACTTAATTTAAAACAGAAAATTATTGAATGCCAAAAAATACAAAATACGTAATTATATCTGATGCTCCGCCGCGAGTGGGTCTCGCTTGGGAAAACTCTTTGCAAGAGTCTATGGGAATCTGTCACACGATAGCTAAAGCCTATGAGATAGCAAAGTTCCTAGGCGGAATCACCAAGCCTGATTTGAAATATCGTAAGGTGCTTGACCTAATTAAAAAGAATGGTGCAGTGACTGTGAAGCAGAGTAGTGGTATTGGACACTCAGCCACAATTATTACAGTAAAAATTTATTAGTCCCGATTTTTTTGTTTCACCAAATTTAGTTATATTTACTATATGAAAAAGATATTATTATTTGTTGGATTAATTATTGCCTCATGCAATGATGGCCGACCAGAAATTGACCCGTATCACCCAACTCGACCTGCGGATATTCCAGCCACAACGTGTGATGGAACTCCGATTGAATGGAATTGGGAAAACCAGCGTTCCTATAATAAAGGAATGTTATTCCTTGCAAAGGACAGTACAGGATGTGTAATTGCGGTAATTAGAAAAATACGATAATGATATTTGGGATATTCAGGAAGAAACCGGTAGCACCTCCACCACAAATTGATTGGGTGGACTTAAGACTTCAATGTATTAACAATATAATATATTTGAAATCCCATATTCGAGTTCTTGATGCAACGATCGAAGACCTTAAAAACAGATCTGCTCGTTCTTCACGTGCTAGAATAGAGAGTCTGACCCGGACCAAGAAGTGGATGTTTGGAAAATTAGTAGAGGAAGAAGTTACGGCTGAATACTATAAAGAGAAAAGAAAGTCTGCCCCGATTTTTTAGTGTCAAACTAACTAGTTATATTTACTCTATAAATCGAAATACTTACTAATAAATCTAAAACCAAATAACTATGGGATGGTGGTCAACCGATATCATGGGTGGAGATAGTCCGCTCGATGTAGAAGATACATTCTTCGAAATTGCACAAGTACAAAAATTTCCAATGTCTGGCGGAATAGCCACTCTTTCAAAGGAAGCGGTAGAGAAGAACATGAAAGCATTTATCGCTGAGGTGAAGCGACATGCCGATTACCAGCCAGAGATTGCATGGCAAGTATTGGCAGTAGCTGTCTTGCACAGCGGTGCTAAATTAACTAAGACAGTTAAAACCAAGATGATTGATGCCTGTGATAATGATGAATGGTCACTGGAAAGTCGTGAGCGTAGAGAGTCTGTTTCCTCCTTGAAGAAAGCATTACTTCAATATACTGGAACTCCAATCCAAATTAATTCAAAAGGATTGTTTGAAGTAATATTTAATAATAAAGATTAGCCTCGATTTTTTAGTGTCAAACTAACTAGTTATATTTACTCAACATTAAAACTATAAGTTATGTCAACAAGAAGCAGAATCGCAATCGAATTACCAGACGGAAAGGTTAAATCTATTTACTGCCACAACGATGGCTACCTTGACCATAATGGTAGAATCCTAAATAACTTTTACACTGATCGGGAGAAGGTTAGAGCCCTAATTAAGTTAGGTGATATATCCTCACTTAGCGAAGAGATATCCCCGACAGGTCCGCATTCATTTTCTAACCCACAAGGTGGTGTAGTTGTTGCATATCATCGTGACCGTGGAGAGTTAGGAACAGGTGCCGCCGATCATGCAAGCGTTGATGAATTCTTCCATGGAGATATTGAAGAGTATGGGTATCTTCTTACTAAGGAAGATAAATGGGTATTTGCAACATATAATAATCGTAATCCACAAACCCTAATTGAATAACAATTAAATACTGACTTATCAAAAGCTCCAAGAGATTGGAGCTTTTTTTGTTTTAAAAAACCGGCCGCGAGTGGATCCGTGGCGTCTCTGCTTTCGGCGTGCGCTGGGCGCGTCTCTGATAGAGACCCACTCGCGGCGAAAAAAATATTTTGCCCCGATTTTTTAGTGTCAACATAAGTAGTTATATTTACTTAACATTAAAAACAAGACATATGGATACACTATCTGAGATTTTAGAAGAATCAATTAAATCTGCAATTATTGAAAAATGCGGAGAGAAGCCTGACAAACAGGGGCTGCAGTGTCCACACTGTGGAGCGCGCGAAGTATATGCATCGGCCGTTGACCCAGGAAATACTGAAAAGTGGTTTTGGAGAATTGGCGCATACAAAGTAGATGACTCATCTAAATGCTATAATTGTAAGAGCTGGTTTTAATTTGCCCCGATTTTTTAGTGTCAAACTAATTTATTACATTTACTCAATATTAAAACTTAAACACACATGACAACCCACACTAAATTACAAGAATTATTTGGAGTAGATCTATTAATCGATCTTGATTCCGCGCAAGAGAATGGCCCAGATGAAGAGTTTGGAAACTTTTTCCAGTGTTCAGTTAGTCCAAATCCGATTCCAGATCAAGAGCCACCAATTGTCGTAATCTATTATGATCAGGATTTAGTACAATTATGGCACGATGCAACACCATATCCAACTGCAGCAAATACTGCACGTGAAGAGAGAGACATGATGATGTGCCTCAATCCTTATCCAGTGAGACCTGATCAAATTACAAAAGATGACTTTGATAATTTTATCAATAGAGTTATTTTACTTTATAAATTCTAAATAATATGAAAAGAATAGTTCTAATATTCAGGTTCGGCAAGGACGCACCTGTCGGTAATGAGATGCCACTGCTTGCCGCAATTGCAGGCTGCAACGCTCGCCTAGCACTCGGCATACCAGTTCCAAATAAGGGTATGATAACTTTAATCTATACTGATTGGAGCCCGACAAAGATAGCCGAAGGATTCTATGAAGTCGGCAAGGGAACCGGCGATAGGCTACCTGTACTTGTAATGGACACGACTTCTCCCGGTTTTGCAATAAATTCCGAAGACTTTGGACCAGCTGTAAGTAAGGCATTTGAGTTACTGACTCGGGAGATTAAGAAAGGCACGACACCTGAACCCCTAGCTGAGGATATTCCAGTAGAAGCTAGAGTTGAGGTGAAGCTATCGCTAGATCAGTTGCTCGATCTTGTCAGTAAGGTAGGTCTTACTAATTTATCAAATACTGAGCGCATTAGACTTGATGAATTGTCAAAAGAAAGTTTGTAATAAGTTTTATAAATCTTCAGTTTTTTAGTATTATAATTAAGTCAAACCAATAAAATCTAAAACTATGATAGAAATTAAGGGCGGTAAAAAAGAACAGAGTGTTCGTCGATGGATTAACAAGTCGCACGACGGCAAGGTACCGCGAGGTAAAGTGTTAGACTCATTTATCGATTTTGAAAATCGAGTCGGCGCTGCACTCGATGAAGAAGTTTCGTATGGACTCTTTAATGGAGTACTGAAGAAAATCCTAGCAGAAGGCGGAGTGCGCGAAACCAAAACTGATGTGAGTGCAGTCGAGCTGGACTCCGTAGTCCCAATCGTGCCGAACGTTATTAAAGTAGAAGACCTCGTCTTTCCTGAATTCAAGTTGCACAAGACTGGCAAAAAGATCGATGACCTCTTCTCGGACCATGAACCTGGCGGTGGAGTCTATGGTGGAACTGTTAATATTGTAATTGGTGAGTCGGGTGTCGGCAAGTCGACTATCTTATTAGACGTTCTTTCTTCTGTACAGGACACCAATCCTGAGGCAAAGATACTTTATATATCAAGTGAAATGACCCGTAATGATATCCTGTTTTACTACAAGAAAACTCCATCAATCGGTAAGGTACCAACACTATTGCTGATGGACTATATTGCTAACGGAAAGCTGAGTGAAGTATTATCGGTAGCCTTCAATGGAGGTTATGATATTATTGTGCTTGACTCCTACCAAGATGTTCTAGTAAAATTGAAAGAAGCACAGCAATGGAAATCAACGCAAGCCGAGTCTTGGTTAACTGGCATGATGATTACTGCTGCTGAAAAAGATGGCTGCGCGGTCTTGGCAATTCAACACATGACCAAAGGAGGTACCTATGTCGGTAGCACCTACCTAAAACACGCAACGACTGCCATGCTTGAAATTCGTTTTGACCTAAGTGGTAATCGATATGTTGAGTTTTCAAAAAATCGTCGAGGTGGTGGCGGAGTAAACAAGAGATTATATTACACGCTTGATAAACAGGGTGCAGTAGTTTACGATTCAGAACGATACACTGAAAGTGAGGAGATGAATAAGATTGAGAACAAGGAGTCAATACGCCAACACGACCTGACTCGTAAGTTTGAAGAAATCTTCCTTACTAAGAAGCCAGAAACGGTGGACTCCGTAGAAGAACCTGCGAAACAGGAATAAATATTTGTATACAATAGTTTTAAAATGTAGTAAGTTTTTAGTATTATAATTAAGTCAAACCAATTTAAAAAAAATCTTATCATGGCAAAAAAAGAAGTATCAGACCACGAATTCGAACAGATTCGCGAGACACTCGCAAAAGCTGAGTGTATTACAAAAACCGTGCCACTAGGCGCAATCGAGCTGGACGACAACTCCATCGCACGAGGAACAATCAACGTCAGCGGACAAGCTGTACCTGTTGGCCAAGGATTCTTTCAAAAATTAGCAGGAATGCTAAAGGTAAATCAGTCCTTAACTCGTGAGATGATTAAGAACGAGGACGGCAAGATTGCTACAAGTTTATTGAATGGCTTGAAATCCTATCGTCAAGCGCATGGAGGTACAGAAATCATGTTGATTGCTAGCCCAACAAGTCGCGAAATTATTGACATCTGCGATCCTAAACGTTTTCGTAGAATGACCAATGAAACTGTTTTTGATATGACATCTCGTATTATGAATGGTAACTCAAACTTAAGTATCGAGACAATTGACTTCAATCCACATAGTGGAAAAACAGTTATCAACTTGCTGAATGGAGAAGAGGTAGGTTTTCCTGGAGCCGGTAAAGACGAGTTCTTTAAATTTGGTTTCTCGATTATTCAGTCTTCTAAAGACACGACAGTTGAAATGTACAATCAGAGATTGGTATGTAGCAATGGACTTCGTGTAAGCTTAGGACAAGGTGCGATCGGTGCAAACCGTGATATTAATTTCGAAGAGAAGTTTCGCCTAGGTGGAACAAGTGCCGACGATATTAAGAATTTCCTTGGACGTATTGAGACAATGAATAAAGCTGGTTTTATTCCGGTAGGTTTCAACACCGCACTAGAGTCCGCTGTGAATACAAAAGCAAGCTTGCTTGAAGTCGAGAATGCCATGATTAGCTCACAACGAATGGTTCGAGAAGACGACCCAACCCTGAAGAAAGCATTCATCGACACCGTTGCTCGTAAATACTTCCACTCACATGCTGAGACTATGGGACGTATCGTACGCAAAGGACAAGACCCAATGAGATTGAACGATAAGCAGAAGAGCTTTATCAAGACCGGCCAAAGTATTTGGGACGTGGTAAACTCAATGACATTCCTTGGTTCCAACAATTCCGGCCTGCAATTGGAGAACAAACACCAATTGAAAGAACAAGCTGGACACCTTTTCGGTAAAGGTACTAAGGACGGATACGACTTGCAATTCGCACAATTCGCGACACTGTAGGTATTGGTTTGACGACCGTAAGAGCCCGCTTAATCGCGGGCTTTTTTATGGAGTAAGGGACGGCTCCCCGCAGGCGGGTGCGTGCTAGCGTCTCTGGCTAGTGGCGCCGGTCGGGTCTCTGGCAAATCCCCTGCCCGCGGGAGCCTTGGACTCACCCGCAGCCATGGAGCCCAGACCACTCTGGCGTAGAGACACTTTTCCAGCCGGCTCAGTACCTAAAGTCACCTCAACTCGCGACACAGGAGTGACTCCGACCCTCAACTAAAGTATCAATATAACTGGCGAAGGGAGTCCCGTCTGAGGCTCCCTTCTAAATAACGGACTGAAGAACTGGATTACTTACCCTGTCCTCTACTCAGTTTGACCCAGTGTTTGCTTCGCTTGTTCACATCACACTTGGTTTTCGAGTGTACACCCGGTCTCTTCTTCTTAACTTTAACCCTGACTGCTGTAGCAGTGGCAGAGTTGGTGGATTTCTTGGCCATTTCCTTTTTTATTTTTATTTATAGGGCGCCCTGGATAAATAATTAAAATAACTAATAGTCAATGTTAAAGTCATTTAAGAGGTATCTTCGGGAATCACGAGACGACGAGGAGCAGGTCTTACGTGACCTCTTAACCAGTGGACTCATTAGCAAGAGTGAATACGTTACCCTAGCTAAGGAGTCCGGGATTCCACTCCAATCAGAAGATTTTGAGTGGAGGTACAAGGTCACTCTTGGCGTTCGCATGCGGCACAATTTGCCACTAGAAGAAATAGACATCGACCAGTTTGTTGAACTTGTTGCAGACAGCGTCTCTACTGTCGACCGGAGTCTCGTCTCCGACGTCCAGTTTGAGGGATCAGAGGGGACTAGATCCGACAAGTATCGATCTCTTTACTATGGCAAGCCTCTCTATAAATTTATCTTAACCATCGCAAGTGATCTAGCGGAGGAAGACCTAGACACTGCAATTCAGCAGGCTCTCTATGGCCACAGCGAAATTGACTCTGTGCTGACCTTTGATTTTATCTTTGTACATGATTCCTCTCTTCTTTAATTTCTCCAAAATTGAATTATATCAAGTCACTCAAGTCTCGCGAATTAGCAGGTAAGGGTTCACCCTCCCAAGTCGGCACAATCTTGCCTGGATCCTTTAACTTTACCTTCTTTGGTCTAGGCAGGGTCTCGACACCAACCTCAGCTAGTCTCTCAATCTTGGCCTTCTTTAGGAGCCTGAGAATATCTGCCTCCTGCTCGGCTAGGTACTCGGGTTTTTGAATCACCCTATTTACATACACGAGCTGGACTCCGTAGTAACGGCAGAGCTGTTCGATCAACTCTCGACCAATACGAGCCAGCCTGTCAGGAGTCTCGACCACCACGGCGGAGACACGCTTTTGAATTATATCCTGTAGCAAGAGGTGCAGACCAGGTCTCTCCTCCAGGGAGTACTCCGTAGATGGGGCCCAGTCCTCGTACTGCCTGTCTACTGAGAGTCCACGAGCAGAGCACCATTGGTGGAGTATCCGCTGCTGCTCGGCCATGACCTTGCGGTCGGACTCCGTAGTCCCGGCTACTCGACAGTAGATGGTCGTCAGGCTTTCTTTTGAGACCCGCTTGCCGATCATCGACCAGACGTCATCGTCGTTATAGATCCACTTGCCATGGTCGTCCTTCCACCGGCGTATCTTGCCACGGCTGCCCCACTTACGTAGGCCGTTATAGCTGCACCCCAGCAAGTCGATTGCTTCGTTTGCGTACATAAGTTACTTCTTTCTTTTTATTTATCCCGCCGAGCATGCCACAATCTGGAAAGAGTAGCACCTGGTAGCAACATGCCACAGGTGGCAAGTGTTGATAGTCGGTGGCACGCGTTTTTCTTGGGACTCCGTAGTGAAAGTAGGCGGACGCCCGCGCTTTGCATTACAAATTAGGGCGCTGCCAGGTATTGAGGTTGGCGACTTCTCGTATTGAGGTTGGCCACCGTCTCGTATTAGGGTTGGCGACTCCTGGTATGGTGACTGGTCAATGGCCGACTAGTGTCTGGTCACTGGACTCCGTAGTGGAGGTGTAACCTTCGGTGTCGGGTCTCCTAGGTCTAGTCGGTCTCTTGGTAGCCGGGACTCCGTAGTGAAGGTACCTGACTTGGCTGCTACTAGGTGGTTCTACCGAGTCTCTTCTAGCTGGGTGACTCTGGTCTAGTGTAGTCTCTCTAGCGTTGATAATAATATGAGTAGTAGAATTATTAGGGCTGTCTGCCACTTTACCTTCTCTATTTTATTAGTTAGTGGCCGAGTGGGAGTGATAAATAAATTAAAATATTAGTGTTATGATTAAGTCATTTAAGCAGTGGATCAACGAAACTAACCTATATGAACAAAGAAAGGTTGGTTTACTGAATGAGGATAACCAAACATGGTTAGACCAACAAAAATATCTTGGCGATGCCTGGAACAATAGACACACGGAAGATGATGAGAAGAATAGGATAGAAAATAAAAAACAAGAAGAAGAACGTAAAAAAAGTGTAATGGTCGAACATCTAAAAGATGTTCGACTAGACAGGTATCTTGTTCCTGATTCCGTAAAAATAACAAACGACAGTGACTCAATATCGGAATACAAAATGAAGTTAGCAATTTATAAAAATTCACATAGTTTCCCTGAAGAAATATCAAGTGAACTTGAGAAAAAAACTAAAGACCTTGATGAACTTACAAATTACCTAACAAACAAAATTGAAAATAGTAATTTATTAAATTTTTCAAATAATGGGCGTCATAAAACGTTTATGAAAACAACAATTGAATACATTGGTGAAGAAGGTAGTGATTATATATTTTTAATAAAAATGAAAAATGGATACGAATAAAAAAATTAATAACTAGTGGCACCCCACTCTCTAATACAGGTGAGGTTTTTGTTTTTTGAATATCGAAGTATTTATAAATAAATTAAAATATTATATTATTATGATTAAGTCATTTAAGCAGTGGATCAACGAAACTAACCTACATGAAGAGAGTCAGCCGGCAGCACAACCTACTAAACAACAGCCGACATCTCAAAATCCGTTATGTAATAGTAGTACAGGAACGGGTGGAACAGGAACCAACACCCCATATAAGGTTTGTGTTTGGAAAGACCAATTTGCGACATATATTAAATTAACTGACACTGCAAAAGGAACAATTTTAGCATCAGTGTATGCTGAAGATTTTGTAAAGGCGAACACACTATTTTTTGACAAGGTTGCTGAAGTACTACCTGGTAAACGAATTGGTATTGAATTACCGATGCCAATTAATCCCGATATTTAATGCACCTAAAACTTCCTTGGACAAGACTGCTTAGTATCTTCAATTAAGAAAGTTTCACCTATTGTATTTATTTTATAGTAGAGATGAGTCTTCTGGAGAGTCACTTCTAAAACCAATCTCGACTGACTTTAAGAATTGGTTTAGTCTACCCAGCGTTGAGTGTAGGATTAAGTGTAATAGTATTAGGTGTGATCGCGAACTTCCATATTATAATTTTATTCTATGTCCTCTATAATAAAGTAACCTCTATCATCTGTGGATCCTTTTTCTAACTTTTTAAATGATCCATGATACTGGTAAGAATGACTTTTTTCATCATCTCTAGACTTTTTATACTGGTTTGGAGCATCTTTTCTGGAATTAGCGGGTGTGGTGCTTGTGTCCCAAATATTCTTACCAACATATATACGATACCTTAACCTATTGCCTGGTAATATCCTCATTATAATTTGGTCCCTTTCGGTGTTTTTATTCTCTGATGTCCATCCAAGCATAAACTCTTTTTTATTTTCGTAAAAGTATCCTGGGTGATATAAAACATTATCTCCATCTATTTTTGCGTCATATAGCAATTCTGAACGCCAAGGTTCATAATTTTTATAATTACTAGTAAAGTTTGATGTTATCTTTAGAACAATATTGTATGGCCTTAATTCAAAGGTTTCAAATAATTTAATATGTTTCATAATTTCTTTTTTGTATTTTATAGTTGACTATATCTCAATTTAGCCAATATTAAAAGTTTCTGTGATTGACCTCTTCCACTAATTTATGATTTCCTTAACCCGTACTGCATTAGGGTAGAGTTGGTAGGTGCACCCCATGCCCATCGAGGTATTCTTTCGTAGAACATAGCTAAAAATAGGTCTCTATTTGATTGTCTAGCCGGTTCTTCCATCTTTTCAAACTCGTCAGCTAATTCAATAGCAATTTGTCTAATTCTCTTATCACCATAATGTAAATCTGATATGAGTCCGTCCTGCCTAGCTCTGGCCAGCAGTTGGTGGTGAATTTCTCGTTTTGGTTTTGGTGATTCACCAAAACCAAATTGACCTTTATTAAGCTGCTCGTGCTCACACAAGAACTTGCTAAAGGTCTTTGCTCTATTTTTCCCGTCTTCTACCATGGTATAGTTATTTATTCTGCTCTTCGATGGGATAGTAGTAAATAAATAATTAAAAAAACAGATATATTGCGCCATATTATTTCATATACTCACTGGGTACCAATCAACGAAAATACTAAATTAGCGAAACAATATGTGATATCAGTAATTTCTAAAAAAATTTCTAAAAAACGAGAAGAAGGTGTTCAGATTTCTTCTGAAGAGCTAGAAAAAACGGCTCTCTCTTCTCCTGTAGTAAAACAAATATTTGATCTTACTAAGGGTCACCCCGGTTATACTTTAGCATTTTTAAGATTCTACTTTGAACAGAAGATCGCTATCACTCAGCCTGCAAACGAAAATGAGGTAAAGAGTCTTGATAGACTGATGTCGATTATTAAAGATAAAAAACATATTATTTCGCAGCTAGAACACAATATTGACTACTATGCGAGTCAAAAAAGTGAAGAGGGTACTACCATTACTGGATTTGAAGCGATGGCCGATGAAATTAGAACACTAGAAAGAGCCAAAGATGCAAAATGGTTTATTGATGGTTTACCAAAACCTCTACGCGATCAATATCGTGCCATGTCAAAGTCAGAACAGGCAACGGTAATTACACTGGCTGTTCAGCTAAAAGACATCGGTACCTCTGCAATTAACCGATTATTTGAAAAGATTAAAGCGTTTACTAGCTGGACTATTAAAGATGTGATTGCCTATACTTCAAATTATGTAAAGGGTTATTCTAATTTAGGGCTAAGTAAAAAAATTGCTGAACTTGAAGCACTTGAACCCGAAGCCGGTATTGTTTACTCAGATGACCAATATTTAGTATTGAGTGTCCGTACTGAAGACTCACAAAAAAAACTTTGTGCTATTGCAAACTGGTGTATTAATCGTGGTTCATTTACGAGTTATGCAAGAGATGGAGTACAACTAAATATTTTTAATTTTGGAATCGAGCCAAGTGATCCTCTCTTCCTGACTGGTACAACGATTTATTACAGTGGAAAGGTACGCACTTCACATGATATTAATGACAAATATATTGTAAAGTCAGAAGATCCAGCCAAGCATCTGACTGACTTGGGTTATCCTGAAAAACTTGTTTCAACTGTAATTGGAGAGTTTCAAAATGAGGTGGGAATTAAAAACATAGTTACTGACTTAAAAATAGATGCATCTACTCCAGAAGCATTATTATTCAGTATTCTTAAGAATAGTTATTTAGTAGACCTGCAAAATAACCTGAAAATAATGGAAGTCGTGCTGTCTATTATTCGAGGTAGGATAAAATCTGGTATGTCGCGTAAACAAGTAGTCACTTTTTATATACAATACGGAGTACTATCTAAGTTTTCAGCACAAGTATTAAAAGAGTTATTGGGTGAGTTAACCGAAACAGAATTACAGTCAATTCTTACGTCAACTATTCAAAAATTCAAAATGGTGCATCGTGCAAGTAGTTCAATTACAAAACTGCCACCTCAAATAAAAAATGCAATAGCTCAGGAAAAAGATATTTTAAGAGAACTTGGTTATGTAGACACCAAATAGTCTGCCCGCTCTCTAAAATTTATCAATTTTCTATTTTAAATATTTTTCAAAGTTGGAAGAAAAGCATATAACACTATACGAATCAATTCGAATTTGGCATAATTTTACATTATTAATCGTAGTAGCAAAAATTTCAAGATTATCCGCCGGATCAGCATAAATCTGTTTACCTTCATTAGGAGCATTCCATATATCATAATTATAAAAATCCATTATTTGGTTATTCATTATTACATCCATTGGAAAAGTTTCTCCTTCAAGAAGCATAATATTAACATCAAGTATATCGAGCATATCATCCCAATTAATTAATCCAAGGTTAAGTAAGTCAACGACATCTTGACTACTTTCTTCTCCAAGTTCCTTTGCTATTCTATCTTTATTATCAATAACGCCGCCTTTAATAAAGAATTGTATTAGGGCTTCCCAGCCTTCTTCAGGAAGAGATGTATCATCATTCCACCGAATAAACTGATTTTTAGTTATTGGCTTAGCTAATTTTGCAAGAGTTCGAAATGACTCATTCCAGCTAGAATCCTGGAAATTCTCAAATAATTTAATATGTTGCATAATTTCTTTTTTATTGTTATTTATTCTGCTCTTCGATGGGATCGTAGTTAAGATAATTTTTTCATAGCCTGGTGTAGTGGAATCGTTTGATTACAAAATCTGACTCTTGAGCCAGTGATGCCGGCTGGTCAGTCCGGTAAGTAGAGTCTGCTTTGTGGGTTACGTGATTATTAATAACGACATTTAGTGTTGTTGCATTTAACTGCTCAAGTATTTTTAGATCTTTGACCCGCCTTACAAGTCGATTATTATAGTAGATGCTAATTGACTCTGGCAGCCATATCATTTTATATTTGATAAACTTTTTTGTTGGATCCCCAAATCCCATCCAGTGTCTCCTTGCTCCTAAGGTTTTTGGCTTATTCCCTTCTTCACGCCAGTGAATATTAGATTCTACCTTTCTAATTTTTAGAAGATTTGATAAGTCTAGGTAGTTTGGATTCTTATCTGAGTAGCCTTCAAACACATCAATTTCTGGTGGCCAAGAGTCCCAAGACCACATCCAAAAGGCCGGCCATAAATTTAGTCCCCGTGGTAGTTTAGCCTCTATTTCAAAAGTTCCCCACTTAAATTGAGTAGTGGAGGAGACGAGTCCTACTCCAGTATTACTCCAAAGCCCTTTATCGTTAAACCACTTTGGATTGTAGCGTGTTTTTAAGTGTAGGTAGCCATCGGCATCAATACTCACGGCATGTGGGTCATACCAGCAGTAGGGTTTTTCGGGGTGTAGATCTCCCCACCTCTCTTGGGTTATCCATTCGTGGCCGGACCAGTTTAGTGTCTTCATAATAATCCTAATTCAATTAAGTTAACAATATCTTCTATATTTTTATCCCTGTTTTTATCGTACTCTGTTTTTAGGTTGCCTCCAAATACGAGGGATACCCCTTGCCATATCAGCGATGGCACCCGGCCTCTCCTCTCTCTAATAATTTGATAAGCGGTGGACCCCGTCTCTTTCCCAATTAACTTTACTAATATCTTACCCTGTGTAACAGTTAACCCCCTAATCTCCAATTCAAAGGAGGCAATTAGCTCTTTTTCTGACTTGGCAATAAATAGGTTCTTCTCTTTTTCTGATCCATAAAAATGGAGTTGAGCCTCCATCTCGGCTAATTTTAGCTTAACCCAAATTGAGTATGGATAGACCCTTTTAACGTTTGCTTTTAGTGTATTCCACTCAGCTCTTTCCTTAGCTGTCCCAAACACCCGGTCAGCGACTATATCACAAGTCGGTAGAGTAATATAGTAAGTAGAGTCTAGTGGGTCGTATTGAACGGCCGATGCCCGAATTGTTATAAGTAGAGCAATCGCCAGTATTTTCATTTTACAGTTAGTTGTACAACCATGATACCCAGTGCAAGTCCTAAACAGATAATCGTTTTTAGTGACAGTGGCTCTTGAAACCACCACGAGGACATTATTGTAAATACAACTGCCCCTAGCGCAAAGCCTAGTAGTCTTGATGGCCAAAGCTGACCTCCAAAATGATCTACAAGATGCTTTACTGACATGAGGTACAGGAATGATATGGGCATACCCATACACATTACCCATATAATATTGTGTTTCATCCAGTCAATTTTAAACTGTCCCTGTAATTGTATAAAGGTGAGCGCTTGAGCTATTAGCCCATATAGTATACCTAGTAATAAGTTCATAGTGCCTCTTTGGTATTAGTGTCCCTTGTATTAATCGACATAAGTATCGTTTTTTGTAGTCAGGACAGGATTCGAACCTGCTGCAGTGCCTGTTTTACAGATTTTACACTAGCGCCACCAATTGCGACTACCTGACTAACACCTTTTTCTGTTTGTTGTTGAGTTACAAAAGATAAACGTCACCCAATCTCACTCCCCTTTAACTCCTTCCCTATGCACGGAACAAGAAACTCAGAGATGTTGTTTCTACTTTTAGCATCCTTATAAATCCTTTGACTGTGCATGGTCAACAAGAAACTGGGGACGCGTTGTTTCTACTTTTGTAATCGGTCGAAGAATCAAACTCCTATTTCTACAAATAAGATACTAAGATATTCTTTTAGTATAAAGTATTTAATAAGATTTAGCGTAAATAAATAATAAAAATAACTAACCTAAATGTCATTTATCAACTGGGGTTCAGAGAGCCCAGAGCAATTAGCAATTAGACGCCAAATCGAGGAGCAGGCACTATACGAACAGGCAGTTCGAGCAACACATAATTTCTGCAATAACAGAATTTTTATCAAATCCTGAGTAAACGACAAGTTTCATTTAGTGTAAATAGGTGTAGCTGATGAAATTTTAGTTGCACAAAAATATTGAAAATTATTCTTTAGTAGAAATTATAAAAAATATTTTCAAAAGTAATGATGAAACATATTAGATTATATGAAGTACACTCTGATGATCTTAGTCAGGGAGAAGTAGTTGAAGATCTGCTACGTCTTGGACTAATCAGTGAACTTGAATATCACAAGTACATGTCAGAATTTGAACCTCAACTTTATGATCGCAAGAAAATCAAGGTTGAATTTTGGTGGGACTGGGCATATGAGCAGGCTGGAACCTCGGAAGAGGCGCGGGAATTTTTAGTTAAGCAATTATGTGATCTAAGCGCACCGCCAGCAGGTTCGTTTGTGGATCCGGATTCAATACGGGTTGACTCGTGGAGTGGAGACGATTTTTGGGAAGGAGAAATGCAGATGAATCGAGATCTTCGATGCAGGGCACAGGCTGACCTCGTATTCAGATCAAGCATCCAACTTGATATACTATTAAAATGGATAGAAACCTTTCCAAAATCTATTTTTAAATATGTCTCTCTTAATAAATAATTATACTATGAAATATATCAAGAAATATCTTGGACTATTTGAGAACTCTGAGCCTCAGTCATCGAGAGAAGATCAATTACAAGTATTAGCTGACTTATTGAAAACTGGTCTAATTTCTCAAAGCGAATATGCTAAACTTCAGTTTGACCTTGATCCAGATCAGTATGCAACATTCCATATTGAACTTGAATTCGATTGGGGTTGGGCAGCAGGGCATAACTCAACCGAAGCACTCGATCTACTAAATGGGTGGTTGGCTGATGGGTCGATCACACCAGAGAATAGTCTTATTGATCCGGGTAGTATTGATATTGATGATTGGGTGGAAGGGGACCATTGGGAACAGGGTGACGAAGAAGATGAGTCAGAAGTGACTAATTATGCTATGCGAGTTTTTGCAAGGTTTGATCTATATTATAATCGCAAAAATAATCTTGAAGAGCTACGCCAATCACTAACAGGGCTTTTAGGTCGAGTATTTTCATTTATTAGCTGTAATGGTAATGATATTTTTGACGAGCCACTCGAATGGCCAAATCCTTTGGATGAAGCCGTTGGTTTCAGACCTAGTTTCCTAAAACCTGATGTGGCTACACTAATCCATTTTAATGCTGAGGGATGCGATGTTGATCTTAAACCGATCTTAGCAAAGATATTACGCGCAAAGGATATTCAAATCAATTCAATTGAAGGTGGAGGTGGTCGGCATAATTCTTATTCACTAAATCTTGACTTCTTTAGTGAACGCGATATACCTCATCTTATTGATGACTTACACCGTGAGCTAATGGTAATCTGGAATATTCGTATTCAGGATGTGACACATAGTATCTCAAATAAATAATTAAAATATTATCTCACATGATAAAAGGATTTAGTCAATTTATTAATGAATCTAGCGAGCCAAGTATTGAAACTCAATTAGAAGTATTACAGTCGCTTATTGATCTCGGACTAATTGATCGTGCTGAGTTTAGGCGAGAGGCTACAGCTTTACACCGTGCTGCTATGCTTAGGGGAGAAGGCGGTAAACACCTACTTTTACCTGAAGTCAAGGCGGCACTAGAAACTCCTGGAGCACGGGCACTACTTGCCCTAGGTTTAGAAGTGAGCTCGTCGCCACTACAATTGAGTCGTGGAAATATTGTTTTTGCAAAACCAGGATATAATCGTCATACAGAATACGGTATAGGATTTTTTGGTGATGTTAGACGAGTTCGACGCATGACTCCAAAAAGACAAGAGATGCACACGGGTACATATCGAAATCGCATCGGTTCAATGGATGACACAATTAAAATATTTCCAGCTGAGATGTCACATCCTGAATTCTACACCAAAGCGATGCAGTGGGCAGTTGACCATCTTGACTTTGAAAGTAGAGACTTTCCGGCAAAACACCGAACGAAGAAAGATTACTTCAATAAGTTTAATACTTAATTAAATCGTAAATTTATTTTAAAAATTAAGTATATCTGAGTTAACTACATACACTACTCTAGGTAAATTTTGTCAAATTTTTATTGAAAAAACCTAACTATTATATAGAACTTAATATTAGATTTCATATATAATAAAAAGACACTACACACATACTCTTGTGCATAATAAAAAATAATATTGGATGGATATCTCAAAGAAAATTTTATCAGAATTGACAGTACACATGAAGTATGCAAAATACGTGCCTGAAGTAAGTCGCCGCGAAACATGGAAAGAACTCGTTACTCGAAACATGAATATGCATATTAAAAAATATCCTTCACTTGAAGGAGAAATCCGTGAAAAATACAAATTAGTGTTTGATAAGAAAGTCTTGCCTTCTATGCGAAGCTTACAATTTGGTGGAAAACCAATTGAAATTTCGCCAAACCGTGTCTATAACTGTGCCTACTTGCCGATTGACCACACTGATGCTTTTTCAGAAACAATGTTCCTACTACTTGGTGGAACTGGAGTAGGTTACTCGGTTCAAAAACATCATGTAGAAAAATTACCTGAACTTAAAAAACCAAGTTCAGGAAGAACTCGCAGATACCTAATTAGTGACTCAATTGAAGGATGGGCTGATTCTATTAAAATCTTACTGGAATCCTATTTTGGATCAAAGTCCTCTGCTCCAGTATTTGATTTTTCAGATATTCGTCCTAAAGGTGCAAGGTTAGTTACGTCTGGTGGTAAAGCACCAGGACCTCAGCCACTTAAGGACTGCTTACATAATATTAAAAAAGTATTAGACGCAAAAGTTGACGGTTCTAAATTAACTCCAATTGAAACTCATGATATCGTATGTTATATTGCAGATGCAGTGTTGGCTGGAGGAATTCGTAGAGCTGCATTAATTGCACTATTCTCAGCAGACGATGAAGAAATGATTTCATGTAAATCCGGTAATTGGTGGGAAACTAATCCTCAGAGAGGTAGAGCAAACAACTCAGCGGTCTTAATGAGACATCGTATTACGAAAGACTATTTCTTAGACTTATGGAAACGTATTGAATTAAGCGGAGCTGGAGAACCTGGAATCTACTTATCAAATGATAAAGATTGGGGTACAAATCCATGTTGTGAAATTGCTCTTAGACCGTACCAATTTTGCAACCTATGTGAAGTTAACGGATCCGATATCGAATCTCAAGAAGATTTTGAAATGCGAGTAAAAGCTGCAGCATTTATTGGAACTCTACAAGCAGGCTACACTGACTTCCATTATCTAAGAGATATTTGGAAACGCACTACTGAAAAGGACGCTCTTATTGGAGTTGGTATGACTGGAATTGGATCGGGAGTAGTTTTAGGATATGACATGAAAAAAGCAGCAAAGGTTGTAAAAGAAGAAAATGTTAGAGTTGCTGCACTGCTTGGAATCAATAAAGCTGCTAGAACCACCACTGTAAAACCAAGTGGAACAAGTTCACTCGTTCTTGGAACTTCCTCTGGAATCCATGCATGGCATAGTGCATATTATATCAGACGACTTCGTGTTGGTAAGAACGAGACAATTTATACCTACTTAGTAACCAATCATCCAGATTTAATCGAAGACGATTATTTCCGTCCACATGATACTGCAATTATCTCAATTCCGCAAATGGCGCCAGAAGGTTCAATCGTTCGTACTGAATCAGTATTTGGTTTATTAGAGCGAGTTAAAAAAGTTTCTACTGAATGGGTTCGTTCCGGTCATGGAAATGGTGCAAACACGCACAATGTATCTGCAACTATTTCAATTAAAGACGAAGAGTGGGATTTAGTTGGACAGTGGATGTGGGAAAATAGAAACTACTATAATGGCTTATCTGTTCTTCCATATGATGGTGGAACTTACACACAAGCACCATTTGAAGACTGTACTAAAGAAACATATGATAAATTAATGAAGAGTTTATCAGATGTTGATTTAACACAAGTAATTGAATTCGATGATAATACTAATCTATCTGGAGAATTAGCATGCGCTGGTGGATCTTGTGAGATTAAATAATCTCATCACACAAAATAATAAAAAGGCAATTACCGTAAAGTTAATTGCCTTTTTAGTTTAATAATTAAGTTGTTGCTATTTACAAAGCGCGATGATTACTGCCCAAAAAATGAAAGTGCCAACTATAATTCCTAGGAAAATTAACCAATTTGGAACTTTACTGAGTAAGTCAAATATCGTATCAATTATTTTTTTCATAAATAAAATTATTTAGCGTTTCGCAGGTTGGTTTTGCAGCGGCTGCGTGCTCTGGGTATCGATATTTATTTCCTCTAGAATCAATAACCTGGGTTTCGCCAGTGACGAATGCAAGGACTTGGGATCTATTGAGTACTGAGAGTTCCTCTTTCCATTGATCTATCATATGGAATTTATTATCAGCCATCTTGACCAATTTTAGAACAGGCCCTTCGTAATTCAGGAGTTCCAATTCACATGGATTAATTGATAAAGTATTAATCATTGATTCAAGATTAGTCAAGAATCCATGCTGATCATTTCCATAATACTCTTCAAATAGAACGGCGTGAGCCATTTGTAAATGGTCAAGTGCTTGTTCAGAGGCGGATCGATATTTGCCAGCCTCCTTTTCAATACGATTAAGTAGATTTTCCATAATTATTTTTTATATTAATTGATTTTTATTTAGAATTTACCTTCTGCTACTTGAAAACAAGTAAGGCCTTCGGCTCTCCACATCTTCACGACTTTATCTCGATCATCAAACACACAAAGAATATCGCTCTTGTCTGGAAAAAGTTCTTCTAGCCACATCTTCTTTAGAATTTGATCGGGCATATTGTCTCCATGTTTTCGCATTCGCAGAGTATTAAATATAATACCATAATTTTCAAGCCAATCAACTGTTTCCTTTTTAGAAATATCATCCCGACCACTAAAGATCACAATCGTAAATCCAGCAGCAGCTAATGATCTACATGCGTGAATTACTGGCCAATTTGGCTCATCTAAATTAATATTCTTTGGATCAAAGAACGTGCTCCAATCAAATTTTCCATGTGCATTTGCAAAGTCTCTGCGTTTGCTAATTAGTGCAAGAGTACCGTCTAAGTCAAATATTACTGTCTGCATTTTAATTAATTGTCTAGTTAGATTATTATACTAAATTATCAACACTGTTTTACCTGATAAATAATATAAATACTTTTATTCTGATGACACCTTATTCTAAAGAAAAAATAGAAGCTGCAATTAAAGCTAAAGGATATTTATGGTTTGATAGTGCGAGTGATTACAATGTTAATATTGTAGGAGTTAGAAACTCAGCGGTTGGACAAGTTGTAACTAATTCATTTGATGATACTTTAACCATTTCATATAAGGTCAATGGACTTTGGCAGTTTAAATCATGGCAAGCAACAACTGATCCTGGAAAAAAAGGAGTAATGGAATATCATAATGCAGCTGGTGTTGCGCGATTAGTTCCTGGACAATATCGAGGATCTCATACAATTCGTTTACACCAAGGAAAATATGAAGCGTTAGGTCAGGCTAAACCAGTTAAGGTATATCGTGATGCCAATCGTAACATGACTTACGAAGAGAACCAAATCCAAGAGGGAATTTTTGGTATAAACATTCATAAAGCTGGTGCAGATTCGACGTACGTAGAAAACTGGTCAGAAGGTTGTCAAGTATTTAAAAAATCTGCTGATTTTGAAGCATTTATGACAATCTGTCGCAAAGCTAAAGACCTACACGGTAATTCGTTTACTTACACGTTATTAGAAAGCAAAGATATTATTTAGATAATTAATATTGTATATCTCTTGATGTATGATAAAAAATTAGTTCATGTAGAATACTAGGTATTTTGAAAATAAATAAAATTAATGGGAGTACTACTTAATTATAAAAACTGGAAGCGATTATATGAGACTGCATTATCAATAGATACTCCAGCTGTTGCAGGCGATCGCTTTGCAGAAATATTAAAATCAAATTACCAAGTAAAAGAGCAGCCAAAGGGTTCAAATAAAGGACCAGAAGTAAGCAAATACTTAAGCGCCACAGGACTTGGTCCTGGATATCCATGGTGTATGGCTTTTGTTTATTCAATGTTTAGCGATCTTTCTTCAGCATTAGGCATTTCAAACACTTTGCCTAAAACTGCAGGTGTACTGAATCACTGGAGCAAAGCTGACTCATCACTAAAAATAACAATAGATGCTGCCAGAAAAAATCCAGGATTAGTAAAACCCGGACAAATATTTATTATGAGTCGACCTGGAAAGGGAACAGGACACACCGGAATAGTAGTTTCAGTCGATATTACAAATAGATCATTTAAGTCAATTGAAGGAAATACAAATGACCAGTTATCTGGAGAAGGAGATAGAGTTGGAATCAACAAAAGAGAGTTAAGCGCTAATTCTTTAATTGGATTCATTGATTATTTTAAAGGAAGCCGCGATGAAAAATTTGAAAATACTATAAGTCAAACACTTACTAATCAAAAAACCGATTTTTCAGCAGATACAAAGGATAATATTGATTCACCTACAACAGCAAATAACCAAGATATTAATATGGCACAAATTAAATCTGGAGCAAAATTATTAAAATTAGGTATGCAGGGAGAAGAGGTAACTAAAGTTCAAGCAAAGCTTGGTGTAACTCAATCTGGTAATTATGATGCTGCGACCGACCAGGCAGTAAGAAAATTTCAATCTGAAAATAAAGATACATCTGGTGCACCGCTTAAAGTAGACGGAATAGTTGGACCTATCACATATGGTGCACTCTTTGGTGTTCAAATTTCTCCTGAGGTAATTGCGAAAGCCTCGCCTACACAAGTTAATCAAGTTAATCAGGTGGGTTTGCCTAACTACACACAAACTCTTTCTCAAGGAAAAATCAATATTAATTCAAATAAGTCAGCGCCGTTAATTGTTGTATTCGGTGGAATTGATGTCGGTGGAAGATCAAGCGGTTCTTATATGTATGACTATTTTAAAGAGGATACTTTATCAAAAGCAACAACATTTATTGCAAATTCTTCAAAAATAGACGGCGCTAAAGCCTGGTCTGAAATATCTGGTTTAAACTTAACTCCGGCTAAAAAGATTCTATACCTATTCTCTGGCGGATATTTACCTGGGATGAGCTTGCTAGCTAAAGTAGCTGCATCCGAATGGGCCGCAATTTATCTAGTTGACATTTGGATAGGGCAAAACGCAAATACTGAGAATTTCTATACAAAACTCACAGCCGACTTTCCGGACACAGTAAAATACTATTATACTGGCGGAGAGAATTCAGCCGGTGGATCCAATAATTTAAACGCAAAGAAGAAAATGATTGCGGCTGTTAACTATTCAAAGAGTGCAGGCTCTCACATGGGAGCAAATGATATTGCAGTAAATGACCTTAGGGGAGATATCTCCTAGTCTTCTTTATCTGATTTATTATGGCCGAACTTTGATAAGAATATGTCGGCAGCCTTATTTAAGTATACTAATACACCATGAAACAGTACGTTAAACTATTTGAAAACTGGAGTTCTGAAAAGATTATAACTCTAACATCACGACAGGGTCGCGATATCATAATCACAGTAAGACATGGTAAAATTGAAGAGGTTGATAATCAAAGCGGTGTCAGATTTCCATTTGTGTCAGGACAATTAGTTACTGTCTTTTTAAAGAGCTGGGCGTGTAATAATGGTTTCAGTTGGGATGGTAAAGATGCGTGTGATCCAGGAGAAAAGAAAGTATTTGGAGTCAAAGTTAAAGACGTGCCAAAGGGACATGAATGGCGTAGTATTTGGCCAAATAAGTTTAGAGATTAGCTCGCAATCTCATCCAGATTTCACACAATTTATTTTCACCAATCAACTCATCAACGGTTAGGATAGCTCCCCAAAAGAGATTATTACCTCGAGGTCTAGCACGCACATCTTCAAATAAAATAGCATCTCCGGTTTCCTTCAGTAATTTCTTTAGTTCTGGGTGCTGGTCTAATTTGAGTTTAAGACACAGTTCCATATTTTTTAAATCCTGTTCAGATTTTGGTTGTACTACTTGTTTATCTGCAAATGGCTTAGCTACCATCTTTGCAGCCATTGGACTCTGCTGTGACCGGATTTTTGCCTTAATTTCAAGGTCATTAAATCGTAATGCTTGAAAAAGAGCTTCACTTGTCTTCCAAGTCTGCCCACAATACTCAATTGGAAAGGCGGACATATTACCAAGCCACCCATAAGGAAGTGCCACTTTTGTAAAACCAATATGCTTCATGATAAAATTACTATACTATCTTCCTGATAAATAATAAAAATAAGAAACGTTTAATGAGATTCTTAAAATCATTTTCAAATTTTATTAATGAGGGAGCATGGATAGATCCTAATAATCCAAATATTGTACTTATTTCAAATACGAATGACTCTGAGAATAATGACGAAGTCCTAAAAACTACTTCTTCTGAATCTGGAAAAGACTTGGATCTTTCGATATTTACAGTTTATTGGGGATTAACATACAAGGAATATGTTGGAAAAATAGATCATGAAGGAAGATTTAAGTATACAATGGATGCGCTTAAAGCCGCTGAACGTACTGAAGATGGTGAAAAGCATCCTATGATATACGATGAAGATGGAGATTCTGGAGAAGCCGCACTATCTAAGTTTATTAAATACAATTTTTTAAAGTTAAATATTTTTTCTCCTGACTATATATGTTCAATTGGTTCAACTGAAGGTTTAGCCGGAATGCTAGGCAGATCAATAAACTCTGTTTATTCTGATGCGGCATTAACTATCTTAAATAAAGTCGTTTATTTGAATGCTGCAGATGCATTTGATTTTGTAGAATTTAAAAGCCAAGTAGAACGACAATTTGAAGCAGACCCTACGTCCAAAACATTTGTAAGCACTAAAAAACATTTAATAGATACATATATCGATCGCCTCCTTACTAGCGATTTAGTTTTATCTGAAATAGAAAAGACTACTACACCTGATGAATTAGCAAAGGTCTTTACCGATTATGGAATTCCTACTTCTCCAAATTATGATCAGGAATTATCAATAGTATTTAAAGATAGGGATATTGATGGAAAGTCTCTTATTCCATTTATCGTAAGAAGCAGTAAGCGTAATTTCGGAGGAATCCGATCTCTTTGGAAAAACAAATATGATTACACCGAAAATTCTTGGCTAGATGCGGTAACTGACTGTATTAAGAATAATAAGAAGATGATAATCGTAGATGATAACAAGAACAGTGGTATCGATATTAAAACTATTTCTGCAACTATTATTAATATTGCAAGCAGCATATTGAATCTTCCGGCAGAATCTGTCAAATCTAGAATTAGAAATAACTTTGCCTTTTATATGATGTATGATATGAATAATACAGCATCTAAAAAACCACACACGTATCATGGAAATAAGGTGTATACAATAGGTTTAAAAACTAAGATATTAAAAGACTTTAAAGACTATCTAGAATCTAAAGATGTGGAATCCTCTTCTAAGGAAACCGAAAAGATTTATTCACCAAGTTCTTATATAGTAACCGAAAGAAACCGGTTAATGACTAGAGTATTTTCAATGGCTACTAACCAATTTTATATTTTTATGAAGACGCGCAGGCAAACCACCGCCAAAGATAATTTCCGTAAAGCTTGGGAAACTCTGATTGTGTTGCCAGAGTTTAAAATCTTTACTAAAAATAAGTTAGCTGATGTATTTATTAAAATGGCTAAACAGAAGAACTGGTTTAAAACAAATGGCCTTATTTCTGCTGAAGAAATAACAAATATTATAAAAAGTAAATAACTAGAATGATCGATTTCAAGAAATATGAAACAGTCGCAACAAAACTAACAACTGCTGCAAACGCCCTATGGAATAAGGTGACTTTTATTACAGTTGCTGAAATTCTTGCAAAGGAAGTAGATCTTCGAGAACTTGACAGGAAATGTTGGGATCTGAAGACGGTAAATTCAAATGCAGTAAGATCGCTATCAAATGATGTAAATTCTGTATCAGAAGAAGAGTATTCCGAAAGGTATGAAGCCTTACATAATACTACGGAAGATCTTCTCTATGTATCCGCAGGTAAGCTAAATGTAATAGATTCAGTTATTTCTGAATTACGCAAGATTGACGACGACGCAGAAGAGGAAAACTTCCTCGATAAGTTTAAGGATATTCAACCTATTAATCTACATGAATCAATTATTCGGCTAGAACGAATTAGTATTTAGTAGACGCTAAGATAAATAACAAAAAAGATACGTTAAAAATGTCAAATTTAAGTAACCAATATTGGGCAAGAACATTTGAAAGCTTTGTCAACTTCGATCCTATTTTTGAAGCATCAACCTTGAGTAAAACCGGAATGCCTGCAAAGATGATTTCCGCAATTCACAAAAAAGCTGAACACTGGGAAAATTATCCAAGAATGGCACATACGTATCGTAGTCGTTCAGCGATTCCAATGCCATATAAATACCATGGACCGTCTCATGATATTGAAATTACTGAACCTAAAGTTCTTACTGGTGTAAAAACAAGCACTGACCCATATAGTGGACGTACTATTGGTAGTCAGTATACTGACTTTCACTGGTTTATTGAATCTCTTCCACTTGGACAAAATCGTGTCTTAATCTCGAATCCAGACTTGGAATTCTACATGTATATTTATGATAAGTCTAGAAGTAAAGGTGCAGTCGGATTACAATATGCAATCCTATGGTGGGACAAGGATCGTCAGCGTGCAGTTGACTTCGGTTATTCTGAATTAACGACACAGGGAGTAGATCGTGAAAGAATTCGTGCAGTGCATGACACTAAAGGCGGAAATCGTAGTGATAAGATTCAAGAATTTGTTAGATCAGCTACAAAAGAAGGAGATAAACATTATGCTCCATCTACATCGAAACCACTATATGCTTACACATTAAATGTAGATACAAGCGGTGCCGCTGAGCCTAGAACAGTACGTCAAAGTAGAGTTGAATCAACTATGCCTGTAACATCAATTACTCTAATTGATGTATTTGCAAATCGATATAAGAATTTATTATCTGTTGCAAAGGACCCAATTAAAAATAAATTGATGTCAGAAATAGAAGAGGTAAGAGGAACTGCGAATGCAACTGCTCCAGTAAAAGAACTTGCTGACTCTCTTGAAGTAAATGCAGATATGTTAATGTATTATCTACTTATTAAAACTAAAGATTTTAGAAGTGAATTTTATAAGAGTAGCGGCGGAGCGTATGCTAAAACTAGTGGATTTGAATTAGAAGCAGAAAATAGAGCGATACGTAGTATTGGCGGATCTAGCCAGGCAACATATAGTATTACTAAAAAGAAATTTAGTCCAGATGAAGAACGCGGTGATCCAGAACAAGGCTTTAGAGAAGCCCAACCTGAGAAATATAAAAGAGATTTACCAGTTCCGGGACAATATGCATCGATTCCAAGTATTATTAAAAACCATACATTAGACGGAACAATGTTTAGACTTGTTTATTTCTTAATTAGCGGAAGAATTAATGCTCCAAAAATTAATATCCTTGCTCTATTAGGTATTGATCCAGATCAAGAAGATTTTACAGACTTACCGGATTTTGAAACGTGGACACTATAAACTATCCAAGATTAAATTCAATAAAAAAGCCGCACTTGCGGCTTTTTTTATTTAGATAACCTCAGGTTATTTGAATCCGACTTTACTACCCTTCTTAACTCGAGGAGCATTCTTTAAATCTGTTAATTGTGCAAGTGAATCAGCAAATGATTTTCCCATCACAATCACTGAAATTACTAATTCCTTTAGATGGGATAGGGACATTGAATCAGTTGATTTAATCCATTTCGGTAGATCTATTTTTGCAAGGTCTTCTGCTGTAAGTTTGGCGCGAATATACGCTTCACGAATCTCAGTAGAAGGCATATCTACTTGATATCTTCTGTCAAATCTAGAAGGACGATTTGTAATCCTTTCCTGTAGCTTCTCAGGATAGTTAGTTGTTGCGATATAGACAACATTCTCGATCTGTTTGATCCCATCCAGGATATTCAGGAGCTTTGTGGTAGAGTATCTGTCTTCTCCAGCGATTGCATCAAGATCTTCTAAGATTACAATAAGCGGTCTATCTGGTTCAATTGATCTGAGTATTGGAATAAACTCTGAGAAATGTCGAACTTCATCCTCATCTTTGATATTGATGACAATTCCATTTTTCTTCTCAATAATATGCTTCACGCATAATTGTACAATACCTGATTTTCCACAACCTGGTTCTCCATAAAGAAGTATTCCACGTTTGTGTACAAAGTTGTAAGTTTTATAAGTGGCACGTTTGTTCCAGAAGCATTCAATATCTTCAAGAATACTCTGTATCTCAACCGATGGTAATTCATATAGTTCGTCTACATGGATTGGCTGCTTGACTAAGGTATGTGAATGCACACTTGCGTTCCATCGAATTTCATATAACCCACATGGAATAAGAGGTACGGTTGGAAATGCTGGTGCAAATTCATCGCCTTTGAGTTGTGTCCAACTATTATAATTAGTTGATGATGCTCCGTCGGCTTCTGCCTCTAATTCATCTTCAATATCATTAAGCTCAGTAAGGATATTGTGGCGGGTATATTTTGGTAGTTTTCCCATATGGTATAATATACATAAAAAAGAATAATAGTTTAAATAATTATTCGAGTATATAATTATCTTTATTTAAAACTTCCTCAACTGCATGAAGTGCAGTGTGTAGTACTTTATGTTTTAGAGTAATCCAATGGAATGGGGTTTTATTATTGTTTTTGATAATACTTATTCTACCCGCTGAAGATACTTTTAGTGCAGATTTTAGAGCAGCCTCATTTGAGAAACCAATTCTTACAGCTTTTAATTTTTCACCGTCTTTCTTAATACGATAAAAATCGTCAGATAAGAATAGCATAGTTGCCCCTGGATTAAGTTCAGCGCTGCCGACAATATGTGTAGCATATAACTTTTTTCCGGAGTCTTCTGCTTTACCATTAATTAAGATGACTGAACCCACGCCAAATGATTCATTTATGACTTCAAAATACTCCATAATATGCTTTTTCATTGACCGACTGTTCTTTTTCTTATTTATTTGACACGAATTAATGGAAGTTAATTCTAGATCAGAATTTTTGTTAAGTCTCGATAGGGACAGTATGCATAACGTAAACCGCTGGGTTGCCAACGCACATTTACTTCTGGACCAAGTCGAGTTCCATAATCTACTAGTCCTTCGACGGTGCCTATACACTTGCCAAATTCTTTGATATGATCAGCACAGTCGTTGGCATTTAGCATATCTTTAAAGTATGTAGTTAGTTTAACTTGATCTCCCTGTTGTAGCATATAGAAATAATACTAAGATTTAGTTGACTGTTAAAATAAATAATTACACACGGCTTAGGACCGTAGGCGTTACGAAAGTACGTTTTAGGCCAGAGTGATTCGCACCTGCTCTGGCCTTCTTTTTACCAATATGAATATCCAGTTCCTCTGCAATTAAGTTAATTTTTCTAATTATTAAATAGTTGTGTGTCCAGCCAAACTTGAGTTTCCTGGTGCGATAAATAACATAAATACCTGAGATACGTTTGAAAACACAAGTTTATTCATTTAGCCAATGGCTGACAGAAACTGTCGAATATCATAAGGAATTATCACCAAGTGTCTGGAACAACCATCGGATGGATCCAGAAGTACGCAAAAAATTATTAGCTCTTGCTCAAGATTTTTGGGAATCACTAAAGCTTGAAGTACAGATAGTTGATATTCAATTGACTGGATCACTTGCTAATTTTAACTGGACCCAAGCATCTGACTTAGATGTGCATCTAATTATTGATTTTGCGCAAGTTGATAAGAACGTTGACTTAGTCCGAAAGGCATTAGATGGACAGAGATTTGTCTGGAACCAACGGCATCCTGTAGTGATTCATGGATTTGATGTAGAGTGTTATGTACAACATAAAGATGAACAGCACGTTTCATCTGGTCTCTTTTCAATCCTTAAGAATCAATGGCTAGTGACTCCTACCTGGAATCCTCCTCAAATTGACGAGAAGGATGTTAAAGAAAAGATAAGAGTAATCCGATCTGAGTTTAAAGAGATTAAAGGAAGGATCAAAAGAGCATCTGGTGAAGAAGCTAAAGTATTATTTGATTACCTAGAAAGATTTAAGAAGAAGATCTTAGCAGATCGTAAAGAGGGTCTTGCAAAAGACGGCGAGTTTTCAGTAGAAAATTTAGTATTTAAACAATTACGTCGTGATGGAATTATTGAAGACATTATTAATACTGCGAGCCAAATCTATGCAAATATCTATCGAGATTAAATAAATAATAAAAAAGTAAAAAATATATGTATCGATTCATCGACTATAAAAAGATTTTTGAACTGGAACAAACTGGAGCACCAGCTGTCACCGATCAGCCTATGCAACAGCCGGCAAAAGTAACTGGGAAAAATGCTCAAATTATTGTTGAGCTATCTGATAGTGATCTTACCGAATTATCAAATATTTTACATGGAAAAGAAGCAACTGTGTTCACACGACCTGCTAGACTTGTTGATAAGAAAAATCCAGAAGTAGATATTATTCTTCCTGGAATGACCGTTGCTGCTGGAGAAAAGCCGCATATTTTTATCGCATTTGCATTTGCAATTGCATCTGCAGAAACTACTGGAACTCCAACATATCCACCGGCAAATCTTACTGGTGAGAATGCAGCAAAGACATTAATATTTAATGTTTTACCAAACCAACTTGCAGGAGTTGAGAATATTGACTCTGGTCCAGTGCGTTTATCTCTTAATACAAAAGCTGGAGATTCATCATCTGCTATTGGTATTACACTTATTAAGAATAGCGGAATGCCCTCTGCACCTACTGAACCTGCGATGCCTACTGAAACTACACCTGAACCACCACCCACTATTACTCCAGACCAAGCAGAAGAAATTGCTGCAACTGGAGAAATGATGCCTGGTGTAATGACCGGTGCAAATCCAAGAGCAATACGAAGTTTTGATGAATATATTGTTCATGAAGCTAAAAAGAATTGGATTGCAAATAGTAATATGAAAAATGGAAAACTTAAGAAAAATATAGGTAAGAATAAAATTACTAACGACGTTCTTAAGAAAGAAGGAGCAAAGCTCGAAAAGAAAGACAAAGATAAGACGAAACCTGGACTTCAGTTAAATAAGAAAGATGCAAAAAAGCATAAAGAAGTAGTTTTAGCTAAGACCCTAATGAAAATGTCTGGTGCAATTGATGAATCAAAAGAAGGTAGAATCAAAGGTGCAAAAGACCAATTGATAAAACTTCACGAGATTATCGAAAAAATGATAAAGGAAACTTCTAATAAAAATAATAAATCTAAATAATGGACTCAAATAAATGTACATGCGGCTGCGGTTATTCTAAATCAGAATGTTCAACTGGAAGATCAGAAGGAGATAGATATATGTTCTTCGATAATTTAAAAACAATTAAAGCAGAAATTGATGCTCTATTACAAATGGATCCAGAAGAAGTTACTAGCCTTTTAAATAATGGACACGATTGGGCAGGCGATCATATTGCAACATCAACGGACGATATCCAAGAAGTTGCTGAATTCTTAAGGAATAATATTGGTGATGAATCTAAAGAGTCTGACCACTCTCCTTTTGCTAAACGGAATAGAGACGAAGTACCGAATGTTGGTGGAGAATTCGTTCATACATTTGAAAGCTTTACCAGAATTGTTGAATCCATTACTAAAAAACACGGAGCTAAAATATCATTAGAAAACTTTAAGAAATTAAAAAAAGGTCAGAAAGTAGTATATAAGGGAGACCCATATATTATCGAAAAACCTGGAGAGCATACTATTACTCTTACCTCAGAAGATGGAAAGACAAAGAATATAAATTATAACATGTTCAACAAGGAAAGTGAAATGTAATTTAAACCAATATTACAAAGCCAGTAAGTAATTACTGGCTTTTTTGGTTTTATACGTAAAGTACAGTAGGATTATTTTTATGCACATCAACCTCGGGATATTCCTTCTTAAATTTCTCTAAGTTAAAAGGCTTAGTAATTAAGTGTATTCCATTTTTTGTTGGAATTACAGCAATACATTTACTATTTTCTAAACTGCAATCTGGTGTTAGCTCAGTAATAGGCTCACATCTATATTCAATAAAAGCGCACATCAGTGGACTTACTTGGTCGACTCCATCTAAATCAATTATCCATCGCTTTTCTTTACTGGTAGAATAAGCTCCACATACTGAGTCATATGCATTACGAACTGACTTATAGTCACGATTCATAATAATATCAGTCACCTTCTTAAGAGTATGGAATGCAGTCATCTCAAAGGATCTAGCATTTAGATTGATGTATGCTCTAGCACCATGAAAATCACAAAGGGAGACAATCTCAGGTCTAACTGCATCTAAGTGATCGACTGATTTTATATAATAAGTCTTAATTACTTGAGAGTTTGATCCAAGTTCAGGATGTTCTTTCTTACGCTTTATCACTTGAAGATGATAAAAATCGTCGTCGCTTTCAAAGGTAAGAAGTTTTAAGATACGTTCAAAATTATCGGTTGCCATTTTGCCCTATTACATTAAATCAAATTTAGTTCCTAATTTTTTTTCTAGTTCGTCGAGTGAAAACTTATCAAATGCAAGCGATAACAGTTCGATTTTCATTTCGCGAACAAGGCTTCCTTCCCTTTTTGTATCGTTAAAGAAATCAGCATCAACTGCTTTACGAATACGTTTTATTTCTTTTGTTGATGCTGAGTCAATAAAATTTATTACATCATCACATGTAATTTCAACATCAACCTTTGCATATCGATAGTTTGGCATATTATTTAGTTTTATTTAATTAATTACTTTAAATTCTATTGCTGCTGCACCGTCTTTAAATCGTTCAATTGCTTTTATACCTTCCTGTGTCCAACCTTCTTTATTCCAAGTTCCTAAAAATCCAGTAGTTCCTTTAGAATGAATCGCTGTTATTTTTGTTAAAATTTTCTTAGTAGTTCCATCAGCCGATTTACCAAATTGAGTTACAATATCTCCAACTTTAATATTATATTTTTCCATTTCTCCTACACTTCTTGTAGTTCTGGTTCTTATACCAAGGTCTATCATATCTATAGAATGAGGAGAATTACCTAATAATTTTTTAGCTTCTGAATTAGCTTCTTGTTTAGTACCAAAAGATTCTACACCGGATATTAAGTTCTGGGGAATATTTGCGACAGATAATTTAATTTTTTCTTTTACTTCAGGAAAACTTGAGCTATTTGCATCTTTACTAAAATAGATTATTTCTGGAAAATCTCCAAACACAAATTTTGTAACGGCACAAAGCCACATTTCAAAATCAGGATATTTAATACCTTGATAGGATGGCATACTATACCATGCTCCTTCTCCAAGTTCCCAACCGTCCGATCTACCATACTGCTTGATTGCAAGAAGATCTGAATTTTCAAATGATTCGTCAGATAAAATTACATGGATTTCAGATGAGCCTTCTGCCATAATATTTAAAAAAGTATCTGCACCTGAAATCATTTCAAGTTCATCGTGTGTTCCACGCCAGTCCGGAAAGTCAGCATACCACCGATTTGTTTGTTCTTTATAAAATCTAAATGTTTTCATTGTATTTATCGTTTCCATGACAGAACTCCATCTACCCAAATTTCAATTACATTTGAGTTTTGTTTAGCATGAGTAGAATATGCTTCGACATTTTTTATTTTATCATACACTCGGTGTTTATTACCTGAGTATACAAGTTTAATTACAGATCCGCCTGGAACCAGGCTTAAATTGTTTGTACGATGGGCATCTCCGACCCTGTGTTCATGTGGCATAGCTATTTATCAATTGGAGTTCAAACGCAGTCTAAGTAAATTCTTTGTTTTTCCATTTATAGATCAATTATACTCAAATCGAATTACAATATTAAATTTTTGACAGAATTTTCTTGATAAATAAATTAAAATAAATCACTGACATGCCAGGAAGAGTTTTAAATTTCTCAGAATTTGCAGGTAAGTATTCTAGCGATGATGAAAAGACCCTAGATTCATTTACTCAATCATCAAATAACTTCGAAGAAGGATTTGACAAAGAATCATATAACCAAAAACCAATTGGCCCGAACAAACCAGTAGATGCTGGCATCGAAATGACACCTCCTCAGCCTGGAGCAGTAGGTTCACCTAAATTCACATCAGCTGTTGACTCTGACCTGAATGCACCAGAAGAAATTGAAACGACGGCTGACTCTACTGAAGAGGAAGAACCAGTAGACCAAGAAGAAACTGAAGAAGTGACTGAACCTGCAGAAAAGGAGGAGACTGAAGATAAAGATGTTCCTGAACCAGAGACTGGTGCGAATCCTAAAACCGTTGAAGAATCATATAAAGTTAAAAATTTCCGCGGATTCCTTAACGAGTCACATAACGAATATCTGTTTGATGATGATTGGAAAGAAGAAGATGATGATTTTGGATTTGAATCTCCATTTTGCAAAAGTTGTGAAGGTGAAGGTTGTGAAAGTTGTGACGGGAGTGGAATGAAAAGAAATTCGGTAACAAAATCAAATAATGAATTTTGCTCAAACTGTGATGCAGAATACGACAAATTTGGAGCAACCTGTGGTTGCAACATGTAAAAAATATTAGGACCCTTGGCAGATATATCAAATATAATTATAGCTTTTTTATCGGGAGTAATTGGACCATTAATCGTGGTTATTGTTAAATACAACTTGAACAAACGAAAAAAACCAGATGTTTTAGTAGAAGCAGTTAATAATGCGAACATTATTAATGATGAGATTGAGCGAGTACTTAGTGAGTACACTGCAGATCGCATTTGGATTTTACAATTTCACAATGGCGGAAACTTCTATCCTACTGGCAAATCGATTCAAAAATTTAGTATGATTTACGAATTCACACGATTATCTAAAGATACAATAAGAGATAACTTTCAAAATATTCCAGTAAACCTTTTCAGCAAAGCACTACATAAAGTATTAACAGACGACTATCTTTCAATACTTGATTATAAAGATGCTGATGCTGAACTATACGGTTTAAAATATTTTTCAGATGAATGTAGAACAAAAAGTTCATACCTATTTGGAATTAGAAATTTAGAAAATCGGTTAATTGCAGTATTAGGAGTTGAATATACTGATCGTAAGAAAACATTGCCCGCTGAAGAAATTATACAATTGCGCGTTGTTGCTGCACAGATCAGTGGCGAATTATCATCGCATATTAAATGAAGAAATTAGTTAAAAACTAATTTGAATTTATACAATTGGCTCAGAATCCCACCGCATACGCAGTATACCACACAAGCAATTGCATGATATGCAAGGGCTAGTCTTCGTCAATATCAGCTAATTGTGTTGGAAAGATACTTATACTACTAATCTCCCAATTTAATAGAACATCATCTAAATCATCGTGAACTATCGAAAGAGTTTGAATCTCTTCGCCAATTGTTTTATAACTATGTATTAGGATCTTTTCTTTAATTTGTCCCAACTTCAATAAAATCGCTGTTTCTAATTCTTTACGAATTGCCTGTGACTTAACTATTAGTTCATCATTTATTTTTGTCATACATTACTTTTATATTACGAAATATCGTTTGGTTTCTAAATAAATAAACTAAAGATCACATCTTATTAAAATAATATAACATGAGAATGAAAAATTTTAAAAGCATTAGACGACTTCTTGAACAAGCAGCACCGCCTGCAGCAATCAATCCAGATGCAACGACAGAACTAGGACTTCAACCAGCAGCTCCAGAAACTCCAGAAATGCCAATCGATTATCCAGCACAACAGCTTGCACTTCCAGCAGAAGGTCAAGCATCTGCTCCAGTTGATCCAATGACAATGACTGTTGGCGATTTCATCAACAAATGTAAAGAGAATGATCCATTGGTAGCAATGGGACTTGAATTATATATTGAAAAGAATCAAAGTATGTTTGGAGATCACGCAATGTCTAATATGAATCAACCGGATGATCATGATTTAACATTTTCAGCAGCAGTTGCTCCGCAAGATGCACAGGTTGCTCCTCCTACTCCAGTACAACCTTTTTCATTAGATCAATCACAAGATTCTCTAAATTTTCCAGGATAAGATGGTTAGTGGCTTTGCAAACTATATAGTTGAAGTAATGGGAACTGATTCAATGGAACGAGATCCAGCAGATATTATTATGAGCCCAGCTACCGATCGTGCAAGCGCAATGATGTTTTATGCAGGATCATCTGGATCTATTCCAGCACACTGGAATAATTCACCTTTCCTAAGCGGCGGAAGATTAACCAGCGCCTTCGGATTAAACCCAAAGAAGATTAAGAAGAAGAATGTATTATCGTACCATGATTTTAGAAAAGCGGCAAAGCATTTTTCAAAATAAATAATAAAAATATACAATTAAATGGCAGCATCATATGTTTCAAGTTTTAAGAAGTTCATGAAAACCGCAGAAAAAGAGGCTGCTCCTGAATTAAAGATTGGCGCAAATCCACAAATGGTCCAAGAAGAAGGTGCAACTGACCCTATTCCAAATGATCCAGCACTAAGAACTCAATATGATGCTCTTCAACTAAAGAAGAATGAATTATTGACTTTACAAAAGCAGACAGTTATGAAACAGGATGAACTTAATAAGTTACAGACTGCATATGATGCTGCCGCTTCTACCAAACAGCAAGAAGAACAACAAAAAGCAGAAGCTGCAAAAGCTGCTGCGCCTGTCACTACAGCATAATGGAAAATAGATTAAAATCATACCAGGAATTCATTAATGAGGCAACAAAAGAAGTCGTTTACCCGACTAACTTTACTGGCATGGTACAAAGCGCTCTAGCTGGAGTCTATACTTCAGTAATGGCAATCGCACAGGAACTTGCAAATGAAAAAGCTGCTCGAAATCCTGGTAGATATACTGGAACCATTGAGGATATCGATATTACCAGAGCTATGAATCTTATTTTTCATAGTGACTGGAAAAAGAAATTAAAACAAAAAGCACTTGGCCAGATGATGCATAAATCAATGGAACGTGCAGGTAAACAGGATGCAGTTATTGCAAAAAAGAACCAGCGGGCAATGGGTAGAATGCTAGGAGACAAAGGCTTTACAGTCGATGTTGATAAATCTAGTGTTAGATTCAGTGACGATGGCTCAGGTGGCGGGCCGGGATCAAATCAATAAACTAACGATGAGCGAAAAAGAACTTATAGAAGATATTAATAATGAAATCACCTTCTCTGGTGCATTACCATATTCTCTTCCAGAAAAAGAGATTAAGCGTATCATCGAAAATGACTGTCGATATTTTTGGGATAATTGGAGACATGCAGTAGAGAGCAGATACTTATTATTACCTCTTGAGCTGTTTAAAAATGCAACATTCAAAAAGTTTAGACAGATTCAGTTACCAGACTGTGTACAATTTGTAGTTGATTTTAAAGAAGCACGCGGAGTTTCAATGTTTGGAACAATTGATCGAGATTTTGGTGAACAAAAATTTATTGGATCTGAAATCTACTTGACTCCATTTGTTGGAGAAAGTTTAGTATATCGTACTGTTCTTTTCTCATTCTTAGATCTTACTAAAAGTTTTATGATTGACTCTATTGCATATGATTATAATAAGAACACTAAAATGCTTGGAGTTTTAGGTAGAACTCCACCGGCTAATGCAGTTCTTCGAGTTTATAAAAAACTTGAACCAGATAAATTATATGAGGATGAGGTGTTTCAAAGATATGTTCGTGCTCACTCAAAAGTAAGACTTGCGCATATGTTACAAACATTCAATTATACTTTGCCTGGAGACGTTACTGTAAATTATCAGAATATCACAACTACTGCTGAAAAGGAGATGGAAGAGGTTAAAGCAATGATGAAGGGAGAAAACACTCCCGATTGGATGCTGTTAGTTCATCAATAATTACACTCTGGTGTATTTTCTAACAGTGTATTGAGATATATAATTAAAAGACAAATATATGTCACATCTATCGCAATATTTAAAAACCCAATTTAATCCAAGTAGACCTACTTCTGCAATATTAATGCTGAAGAAAAATAAAGACGGAATGTTGGATGAATTATTGGAAGCAACTTCATTTTTAGATGAATATTATTCTGAAATTACGACAAATCAGCGGTTATATCATTATATAAATCAAATAGATTATGTTTTAACATGTGGATATTGTGGAAAACCTAGATCAGTTAAGGAACGGAACGCTAGAATCGTAAGTTCACATATTAATCCTAAATTACAAGGACACTACATAACTACGTGTTCAAGTATTGAGTGTAAGAAAAAGCATAATTTGATTAAGACTGAGGATGGAGTAATGAAGAAGCATGGAGTAAAAAATATATCACAAACGCCAGAATGGAGAGAAAAAGTTCAAGCGACTAACTTGGAAAGAAGAGGAGTTAAATGGAATACACAATCGGTTAATTTAATTGATGCAGTGCGTGCATCACTTTCTAAAAATAAAGAAAAGATAAATGAAAAAAGAAGAAAGACATGTATTGAAAAATATGGAGTAAATTCATTCTGTAAAACCAAAAAATTTAAGGATGCTGCAATATCTTCATCTATAGAAAAATATGGAGTACCTCATCCAATGCAAAATGAAAAAGTATTTGAAAGTAGAATGTATAAACGTAAACCTTACATTTTTCCATCAGGTAAGATAGTTCATGTTCAAGGTTACGAGTGGAAAGGTATAGATGAACTTTTGTTAAACGAATATAAAGAAGAAGATATAGTTGTCGGGAACGTTGAAATATCCGAGCAGATTGGAAGTATATTGTATGATGTAAATGGAAAGACTCACAGATATTATCCAGATATCTACATTATTTCTGAAAATAGAGTAATTGAAGTAAAGTCAACATACACTGTAAAAAAGGACACTCAAATAAATAATAAAAAAGAAGCAGTTCTTAAAAAAGGACTTAAATATTCTTTGAAAATATATTAACTATGTCGCAACTTAGAGATTTTTATCTTAGACCTGAAACTGACCCAGCATATCGACCAGAACAACTCGAAGTGCACGAGGACCTTGAGTCTGCTCTACAGCAGATTAAGATGACTCTATTCACTAAAAAAGGAGAAGTTCTTGGAGAACCTGATTTTGGACTCGATGTCGAAAAGTACCTATTTGAATTTACAATTGATCCGTTTGCTCTTACTAAAGAAGCAGGCGGACAAATTAACAAGTATGTTGGCGAAGCTAGAAAAAGAAATATTGGAGTTCGTCCAGCATCCTATTCAGATGATCGAGCCGGCCGTGAAATATTTGTCCTACTTATAGATGTACCGGAGCTTAAAAATCCACTCTCAATCTTCTACGATTAAACAAAAAAAATCCCCAATTGGGGATTTTGCTGTTTAATAAGAGTAAGTAAATCGGTTATTTAGAGTTGACCTGTGCCTTTTGTTTCTCCACCTTCAATCGTTTCAGAACCACCTTCTGCTGGAGCACTTGCGGCTGCTCCGCCTGCTGCTCCTCCACCGCCTGCTGCTCCACCGCCTGCTGGACCAGCAACTGCATCTGGTTCATCTTCCTCTTTTGAATCAAACCACTGTTGATTTGCTTCAATTTCAGATTCAGTCATTTTAAGTTCTTTACGAATCAAGTACTCAGTTGAGAAGAATGGTGTTCCGTCATCTTTAGTGATTCCTTTCTTAGCAGTAAACGATGCTATACGTTTCGCTTCAATTTCATTTTCTTTAATTTCTTCAAATACATTATCATTATGATAAGTAATACCGATTGCATTTACGAATTTATGGTCATCAGCTAATTCGGGAAAATCTAAACACATTTGTAAGTACCACGGTTTAATCATCAATTCTGAGAATGCAGAACGTAATCGTTTAATAAATTTTTGGTAACGAATTTCCTCACGACTAATACCTTCGGAATTAAGCGTAAATGCTCCCATGCCACTTTGACCTTCCCAACGAGAATATGGGATTTTCGAATCCATTTTTAATTTCTTATAGAAGTAATTTAGTAATTCAGAACCAGACAAGTTTGGTCCAGGCATCTGTAGCGGTTCTATTTTTACAGATTGATTTTGATCATTTTGAGGTAGAACATAATTCTTATAAAATAAAATATTTGGTTTACCATCAACTGTTAATTCACCAGTATCTCCATTAAATCCTATATCTTCTTTTAATAAGTTCATAAATTCACGAACGTCTTCTTGACTCTTTTGTAAACTCTTAGAACCTACTGGAACAGTTGTAGTCAAACGAATTGGCGCATTCATTACGTGCCAAATAACTTTACTATGTTCAATAACCCGAAGTAAGTTAAACGACCGAATCAGCCGTTCAACAAATGAAACACGTTTTGTTCTAAAGTGATTTGCATATGAAATATAGATGACTTGCGAGTCATTTAATACTCTAGTTCCTCCATTTGATTGGTCATATTGTAACCACTGTAAGAAAAGCTTGCCTTTTGCATCTTTTTGTAACTGTGGTGCAATACTTGCAGGGTCAAGTTCTTTAAAACCAATAATTTCAGTTGGTTTCTGTAAATCGTTATATATGATTTCAAAACACAGGTGACCTTCTACTAGGAATTGGAATGCATACTGCCATGCAGAAATACCGCCACTAAATCCCCAAGCATTATACATCTTGTCGAAATTATCAACGTGTCTCTTTACTACTTTCTCTTGGAAATTAAGTCGTTCCTCTTTAGTAGATCCACGATACATGATTTTTCCAGTTAAGTCAGTCGCATAACAAAAACGATTTTCATCATCGTTTACAATCATATCATCTACGATTGTTTCAAGGATAAATTCTATTTCACCATTTGATGCAACATCACGAAGACGTTCACGTTTTACTACGTAATCCAACTGAAAGAAGGCAATTGCCTTTGATCGAAGCTGTGAAGTAGTATCGGCAATTGCCATTGAGAATTTAAGTAAATCATCACCAGGACCTAGTCGAGTTGATCGAGATGCAATTTGGCTCTCAATGAAACCAATTGCTTGCGAGTTTTTAAGAAGTAAGTCTTCGTATTTTGTACCGAATTTACTTAGTCCAGCTAATTTACCACTAGATCGCCCTCTTGGTGTGTCTAAAAATCCACTCATATGTTATTAATTATTATATTGAATTTGCTATAAACTCTTCGAAAACTCGTTCCATGCTAAGGTTATCTGGGAAAAGCCCGACCTGGGAAAACCTAGGTCGAACCATCATTCCAAAATTATCCCAATCTATTAATCGAGCTTCTGCGATATCATCTATATTATATTTATTTATTGAATAGTTTAAGTTAGAAAAACCAATAGTCTGGCTCAGAATAGTCGTGTTCACTAAATAGAAGCGCTGATCTATTAATTGTCGGTCAGTCAATGGCATAAGTTTACCATCTCGATACAAGTTCTGAAATCCGTTCTTTGCAGAAAATTCATAGTATGCCTCTAACAGTTTTGCACTAACTGGAATTGGCATTGTTCTTAAATTAAGAATAAGCGTAGTTTCTTTCCAATTATCATGGAATAGAACTAATCCACATGGACGTAAATCATAGTATGGTTTGCCGCTAGAAAGCTGAGGAACTATTTCTTCTGTTAAGTTAGGAACATTACTGACAATATTAAGAGAATAAAATCTACCAGGTATAAATTGGTTACGACGCTGAATGACTCCAAAAGTTTCTGCAACTTGAGTTAGATCAAATTGACCATTATTTTTCTCTATTTCTTCAAATTTCTTCAAACTGCTAAACTTTAGATATTTTACACCTTATTGAATAAAAAGTTTTCGGTTATTATCCCGAAGCGCATTGCGTTTTTACCTGCATAGAGTCTAGCAGCTGCGAACTTTGCATTATTGATAATATATGCTTTTGCATGACGAGCATAGTTTAGTGTCTGTTTCTCAGTAAGTCGCTTTGGGGGTTCCGGTGGAGTCAAATACTTGTTTGGTTTGACTTCTATTAACCACTTAGTAAAAGACCCGTCATGATTCTTAGTTTTCATATAGCAGTCAATCCAGTAAGTACTTTCCTTCTTTAGAATTGGATTCGCATATTTTATGCCTACTGGTTCTGATGCATATTCAATTACTGCGTCGTTCTGATCACAATAGCTTAAGAATTTAAGTTCCCAACTTGAACGATATATTATTTTACTGAGATCTCCTCTATATTTGTGTGGGTTGCGCGGAGTAAAATACCCTTGCTTGACTCGACCATTCTGAGGTTTTAAAAAGTCGTGTATGTCTCTTTCCGTTTTTGCCATATATTATTATATATTAAAAAAGGAGCTGAGTTGGCTCCTTTTGGCTCTATACCCAGTGGCAAGAGAAAATAACACTTAATCTTCTAAGTGATCTGAAATAAACTGATCTGCTTCTTCTGGACCAATTTTACCAAGTTCAACTAATTTAACGATTAGTGCGGCGATTGCAAGTTTTTCAGGAACATCTTCTTCTGTCATTTCAAGCTCATTCTTTTCAAAAGAATTGGTTAAGTCATTAAATGATGCTTCTGCAGCTTCTGCAACTTCTTCTTCAGAACCAACAAGTTCAACTAACGCATCAAGCATAGTTTCATCAAGATTTAATTCATCAAGTACTGAATCATCCGCTGGATTCGCGCCACTTGTATTGCAATTTGAAAATTCGTTAAGTGACATGATTCTTTTCATGATTTGTCTAATATTTTTATTATTTATTAAACAAGCATTAGATCGAATGCAGAATTTGAAAAGTATTTATCCAGAAAGTCATTAAACGAGTCAAATGTGAGCGCAGAATCGCGAATAAGTAAGAATCGATATAGGTCATTAATATCTTTGAGCTCATCGCGAATAATTTTAGCAGCGGTCGGGTATGTTTTACGCAAGTCATGCGTTATTTTACACCATAAGAATACAGTATATCCTTTCATTAATAATTCAAGACTTTGTTCCTTTCCGGCTTTATCATTATCAAATAAGATTCGTGAGTTCTTCTTAGTTACTAGGCTGGCCAACAATTGTTTGCTTTTGGTTACGCCAGTTGTTGCTAAGCAGTTTCGAACAAACATTGCATCAATTTGTCCCTCAGTGATTGTAATTATTTGAGTGAAATTAATATTTAGGATATTAAAATAGTTATTTATTGAATTGACTTCAGTTATGAACTCGTCTTCTAAATCACTAAGCAGACCAGTCTTCTTAAAATCAGTGTAATTTTTGATATTATATTTTGGTCCAGGATAGTTATCATCAATGTATCGAATGGCAAAGCCAAGTACCCTACCTGACTTAAGGTCAAGATTAAAAAGATAAATTTTATCTTCTCGTGAATCATAATAGCAACTCTGTTCAAATACTGGAAGGTGATTAATCTTTCGTTTGTCAACAAATAATCCAATTGGACTTCCAGGATCAGCTCCTGAACATGGACTAAGTGCAAATCGACGAATTAAGTCATTGAAGACTAGCAGTTTTTGACCAACTTCTCGATTAATTAGAAATTCAATTAAAAATCCTCGCTTCTTTGTTGAAGTAACCGGTTTATATTCAAGTCGTTTGGTGCTTACTCCAGGAACACCAAGTTGATATTTTTGTGCAAAATTAGATATAAATTTTTCAAGTTTAATCCAAACTGCGCAGCCATCATTGAAGCATTTATATGTTTGGGTAGACAGGTATAGATTTCCACGTTTTTTATTTGGGTCACGTTCTGAGTCACCGCAATAGGGACACGCAAAATTAAGCTTATCAGAGTCGGTGTCATTTATCTGCTGGCGAATCACGTCTCCAGGAAAACGTTTTTTAAGAACGTCTTGGCAGAAGTCAGTTACCGAATATGCCGTTTCCAAGTTAAACATTAATCTTCGGTTTCGTCAGCCTCTTCGAGTTTACTAAGAGAAACTGCTTTCTTTTTAGTTATACGCTTGAGATATTTTTCAAGTTCAAACTTTGGAACTATTATTGAATTTAGACCATAGGTAGTTATTAACGATAAGTACTCAGCAAAATCGCTTTCTGGAATATCTGCATCAGGGTTACCAATAATCTTCCAAAACTTTTCTGGAACTTCTACTGATGCTAGTGACTCCTGGTCAACTACATAAAGAGGATATATCTGATCGTCAGTTAATGGTTTTTTACTCTTTACGGTTATTACATCGATACTACGTTTTAGATGTATGTCTATTGCACCAACTTTCATGGCAGCAAGTAACTTATTTACAGGTTCAATAATTAACATAAAGAACTGATGGTTCATGTCGATCGGTACGGCAAGCTCTGCTGGAAAACTTGCAGGAGAGTAGGCAAATATATCAAAATTATGTTCATTTGGTGCACAGTGATAAAATTTGATCTTGTCCTTTTCTCTGAGCGGAGCATACTTTACATTTAAACCAGTCTTAATAAGAAGATGATTATAATATGCAGCAGATCTTGCAAATATCGATATTCCTTTTCTTAAAGAACAGGTTTCAATATTATCAATATACTTATCAAATACTGTAATTTTAAAGTTTAGAGCAACCTCATCTATTGATAGACCATTAAATTCTTCTTTTAATTTCTTTAGTTTAGGAAGAATATCGCGTTCAAGATCTAGAGTCTTTCCTATCTCCATGACATATTCAGTAAGAGCAACAAGTTTTTTTCTTGCCCAGATTGGATATGAACCTTTAATTGAATCTAATCCCTTTATGACTAAGTATCTCTTTTCATGAGTCATTAGTTCCATTGCTGGATTTGGGTCGTATGCTACTTTAATTGCATAGTTTTTCTTCTTCAACCAAATACCATACTCAGATAGATTTTCAAGCTTGAACTTAAGACGATTCTTGGTATTAAATACTCGACCATATTTTTCAAAACACACATCAAAATAGTTAGAAAGTCGATGATGGTCAATTGCGACACATAATTTCAATGATTCATCTCGAGTTAACGTGATGCCCTCTATTGAACTAAGCGCAGAATCAAATTGAACATATATTGAGTCAGTATCTGTGTAGATTGCAGACTCTTCTGTGACCTGGTGAATAACATATTGATCAATACCTAAAGTCTTGTGCAATTCAGTATCTAAGTGCCACTTTTCTTGAAAATAGTGATTTACTGCCTTAATTGAAAATTTAATTAGGTCTTGGCCTTGAAGAGTAATTGACTGAGCAATATCCGGATTATAAAAGTAGAACCACTTATTTCCAAATGCACCATATATACTGTTGATTAAGATCTTTATTGCATTTTGCTTAAGATCAAGTTTTTTAATTTGGCGTGTCGTATCTTCCATATGTAATATCATACTAAATATTTGACATAAGTTTAAACTAAAAGTAAGGTGCGTAGTAATATATAAATAAAAGAAAAAGATTATGATACTTAGTGATTTCTTAAATGAATACGGAAGAGTAAATTCAATGAAACTGAGAGGCTCGTGGATGGAATCTCATCTACCAGATAAGTATGCTGAGATAAACAAATTTATTGAAGATAATAATATTTCTACAAATAGATTTGTAGAAAAGGTCTGGTATTATCTAAATAATGTAACTGGCACGGTAACATGTAAGAAAGAAAAATGTTACAATAAGAAGACTTTCTTAGGGCTACTCACTGGATTTAGCGCATACTGTTCATCAAAATGCTCAAATAGCGATTCTGTTGTAAAAAATAAAAAAATACAAGCATCATTAGATAAGTATGGAGTAGAAAATCCATATCAATCTACTGAAATAATTAAGAAGATAAGAGCGACGAATTTAGTAAGGCACGGAGTAGACAATCCTATGCACTCAAGTAAGATTAAAAATGAGATGATTGCGCGATCATTAAAGAAAACCGGTAGGCGCTGGGCATTATCTAATGGAGGAAGTGCGGATGTAACAAAGAAGGCAAATAATAAAGCTGCATTTGAAGAAAAATATGTAGATCTACAGGTTATTGAATATTCATATGAAAAATTTGGAATATGCACATTTAAAAAAGATAAGTGTGGTCACACGTTTCAAATAACCAAGTGGCAGGCATATCTGCGTAATATGCACAATATCGAATTATGCACAGTATGTAATCCAATAGGAAGTTTTAATTCTACTAAATGGCAAACTGAACTATCTGACTTCTTAATGACAAATAATATATCTTTTGTTGAACGAGACAGGACAGTTCTTTGCCCGTTTGAATTAGATTTTTATTTACCTGAACATAATATAGCAATAGAATTAGATGGACTTTATTGGCACTCTATCAATTTTAAAGAGCCTAAATATCATGTAGATAAGACAAATTCATGTGAATCTTTAGGAATTCAGTTGATTCACATATTTGAAGATGAATGGATTTACCGAAGAGAAATAGTCTTATCTAGAATATTAAACTTGGTTAATAAAAATAAGCGTAGAATATTTGCTAGAAAATGTGTGGTCCTAGAAATAAGTTCAGAGGTAGCCAAAAACTTCATAGATAATAATCATATACAAGGAAATATTCCATCAAGCAAAAGATATGGTTTATTTTTTGATACTGAATTAGTTTCAGTAATGACATTTGGAGCGTTAAGGATATCCTTGGGGTCAAGAGCAAAGTCTGGCGAATATGAAATGTACAGATTCTGTAATAAAAAAGAAATAAGTGTGGTCGGTGGGGCAAGTAAACTATTAAAATTTTTTATTAATTCAGTAAAACCTAAATACATATTATCATATGCTGACCGCAGATGGTCCACTGGAAAGATATACAAGACTCTAGGATTTAAAGAAATAACGAAGACTGCTCCTAATTTTTGGTATGTAAACGGAGACACTCGAGAACATCGTTTTAATTACACTAGAAAGAAACTACTTACTAAATATGCATGTGATCCTACTAAGAGCACAGATAACCTGCTTATGGAGTTAGGACTAATTAGAATATATGATTCTGGAAATCTTAAGTATGGGATGAATCTAGTTTACTAATATTACCTGTATATTAAATACACCAATATTTTTGAAAAAATAAAAGTATTTCTTCTAAATCTATACGTGAATCTTTGGCCTTCGAAATATATAATAAAAACAGGTTTTGTATGAGTGAAAAAAGTTCACTGGATAAAACTTCAGAGTTATATAATATACTTCCATTTATGGAATCATTTCCATTTACTGAGTATAAAATAACGCTGGAAGAAGACGATTCAGAACCAGGAGTAGCGCCAATGCTACTGAAAGCGTTAGGCACCCTAGGAACACAGTGTAGTCTGACCTTTTATTACACTGAAAACGACGCTGAAATTCAGATAGTATTTGATAGAGATGACATCTTCGATATTGAAGATATTTCCCATAAAATTAAAATATTAAACTCAGTTCGAGAATGCTTAGATGGAAGTCTACAGAGCGATCTAATAAAAGATAAAATTGTCGCTATCAAAAAGAGTAGAAAATTCATCGATCTATTAGAATTAAGTAACCTTAGTGATTCGCCATTTATCGAAGTGCTACAAGACATGTGTGAAATCTACAATATTACTTTTTCTACATCACATTTATTAGCAATACAAAAATTAAGTTTCACTCAATTACGCGAATCTCAGCTTACCTCAAAACAGAAAGAAATACTGAAGTCTTTTTTAAATTTTAAATTACACTATGCTAAAATAATACTTGGTATAGTGATCGCAGCTAAAATATACTGATAAGATGGCAAAAACCAGAAAAAAATTATCTAGAGAGGAAAATGAAGATTTTTCTGTTTGGGACAGTGAGCGCACGAATTTACTTTCGGCAAAGATTATGTCCAGTAGAATTGAAATTAAGTGTAGATCTAATGCACAAAAGGAAGTTCTTCGAGCAATTGATGAAAAAGTAATTTCAGTAATAATTGGCCCTCCAGGAACAGGTAAAACCTATCTTTCATGTGCAAAAGCATTGAAATTTATTAAAGAAGAATCGATAACCTATCGCAAAATCGTCTTAATTAAGTCGGTGAATGTGCCAAAGGACGAGGAGATTGGTTACCTAAAAGGTACGCTAGAAGAAAAGATGGAGATGTACATGTACCCATTCATCAGTAACTTTCATAAGGTTATTGGAAAAGCGGCAACTGAACAGCTGAAGAGTTCAGGAATAATTGAAATTTTACCCATTAAATTTGCACTAGGCGTAACCTTAGATGACTCGATAATAATAGTAGATGAAGCTCAGCAAATATCAAAAGACAACCTACGAACTCTAATCACTCGAATAGGAAACAACTCAAAAATGATTTTCCTAGGTGATATCAAACAGAAGTCAGTTAATAAAAGAGAGAAAAGTGCTCTTGAAATTCTAATAGAGCATTTTAACAATATTCCTGAAATAGGAATTGTCAAATTGGGTCGAGAGGATATTGTTCGACACCCAATTATTAAAAAGCTTGAAGATATCTTTGATAGTATTGAAGAGTCTGAAAAACTAAATGGAAAATAGAAAAAGGCAGCACTAGTCTGCCTTTTTTGTTAAATCTACTTTGATTTCGACGATTTTAAATTCCTGGTCTCGATAAATGGCTGCTCGATCAGCTCCATGCTTCACAACATATCCATCTAACTGATCAACTAGATCCCAGACGGTAACTTTGAGCTTTTCAGCAAGTTTACGCATACCTCGACCAATAGATTGGCGAATTGTTATCTCAGCTTTGGTTGATTCGGCTAGAATAAGATGATGGACATTTTTTAGGTCGATCCCTGTGGAAAAACATCCAAAACTTGCAACTATTACGACATCATGTTTTTCTTCCATTGTATCTTTAAATATGTCCCTATTTGAAGACTCGACTCCACCATCAATATAGAAGGTATTTGGATTCCATTCTAATAATTTTTCTTGAATCTTTTTACCGTAGCCATTTTTAACGTCAGAAAAAAGGATTAGCGTGTTTTTACCGAAACTTTTGACGAGATCATTAATATAATTGAGTCTCTCTTTGCTTTCAAAGATAAAACCCTTTTCAATAGCTAGCATGTCTCGGCCATAGTCTTTGGCATCTTTATACATCGATCTGCCATCTTTCTTCAATGCCCAATACTTTTGCAGGTATTCATCAGCTCTATTATATTGGAGTTTGACAATTTGAATTTCAATATTTGGAGAATATCCATGGTCAATTAAGTGCTTTGCTGAAAGAATCATCACTAGTGGGCCAACATTTTCCTGAACCCTAAAGAAATCAGAAAACTGCTCTTCAATTTTCACAGTTCCTGAAAGACCTAGTCGATATTTCCATTCAGTACAATTAATTAATATCTCTCGAATAACGTTGCCACGGCTCTTATGTGTTTCATCGACACATACTGTAATAAAGTTCTTAAATATTGCAGGATCTAGGTTTTGTAAACTTTGATAGGTTGAAATAACTATCTCGGCATTATCGAAATCCTTTTGATTAAATCTATCATCTCCACCGATTGTACAGATTTTCCATGGAGTTCGGCCAACTGAATATAATTCAAATTTTTCAGCAGTCTGACCGACTAGTGAGATATTTGGAACAATAAGTAGTGATTTATGTATTGCGTCTACTTTCTTGGCATCACGTAAAAATGAATTAAAGATATAGAAAATAAGAGTTTTACCAGAAGAGGTTGCAAGTTCCTGTGTACAGAACTTATATTTAATAGCACGATATGCTCCTTCGAGTTGATAATCTCTAGGAACAATTGGAAGTCCTTTTTCATCTACTACTCCATCTAATAGTCGATTTACATACTTAATATATTTGTCACGGTCAAGTCCTAGACTTATCATTTCGTCAATTCCTTCGATTTGACAATCATAGCCGTATCGATTTGCAAAATTATAGATTTCTTTCCAAAGACCGACTGCGATAAGTCCATCCTTTGTGATAAACGGGTCAAGTCCGTCCCAGATACCACGCTCTACTAAAACATTGAATGCGGCCTTTTTAGACTTACGTTTGAAGAATTTGAATAGGTCACTGCGCTCTGAATTTAAACTAAAATCAACTAGCTTAATAAATTTTTTATCTGGAGTAAGAGAAAAGAGTAACAATCCATGGCAGATTTTTTTAGAGTCCTAGAGTTTTCTCGATGTCAAGACGAGTTTTTATACCAAAGATGACGCTATCAATTGTTTTGATAGATTCGTTATAGAATGAGACTTGATTTTCGAAGATTTCAAGATATTCCTTAGTTGTTGAGGTTTTACCATCAATTACAATATTCTTTTCGTTTGCCTGGTAACGCAATTGCATGTTTTTAGAGATAGTTTCCATGGCATCTGCTTTCTCATCTCTAAACCGTTTACGTAATAGAGTAATATGTTCAAGAAGACCGTGACTGTCCTCAAGTAAACGTTGTCTTAGGGACAACATATTAACTTGTGCTTCTTTTAAAGTTTTAAGATTTGAAAGATTACTAATATTTGTATAAATGTCCTTAGAGACTTCAGTGCGTCTCTTTTGAAACTTATCGGATATATTAGATTTAGTCTCTTTAGCTGTTGTCTCGCTCATGTTATAAACTTTAAAGTATTATACTCAAAAAGAAGCTAAAGTTTATCCTTCGAACTCGATAAAATGGTAATAAGTTGAACCGATCTTAAATTGGTCCTCAGTACTAAATTCGTCTGAGCTTAATGTTGAGACAATTTCGTTTCCAAAATCGCTTGAGGTTCCGTCTTGTGCATATAGCGTAGAATATTCAGCACCAGATTTACCAACAATTATTTGTTTAATATCGAATTTTTCATATATGCTCTTAACTTCAGATCGATAATCTTTATCTCGGTCAAACGCTAGAAATATACTTGGATATTTAGTAGCCTCTCCGTTATTGTTAATAATCGCGGTCTGTTTAATATAACTAGTTTCGCTAAAATATGATGCTACTGCCTCTTTAAAACTAGCAACTGTTCTAAAAACAATGATGACAAATGGACGTTTCATTTGAATAGTATCGCGAATATCTGTCCAGGTTGGAGCAGTGTCTGCTGTGTGTTCTTCGAATAGTTTTATGAACTTTTGTTTCACCTAGATTAAAACTTTTTATTATTTATCAATAAAAGATATTGTAAACATACAACCATGAACAAAGTAAAGATACTTCAGGTATTTGACCTTGACGAAACTTTTTTTAGAATGCCAAGCTACACTGGCAAACTTTGTGTAGAAACAGATACTCTAAAATTTGATACGCCATATGACTTCTACGATCATCAGCTATCGATTTCTGAAGAAGCACATTATATTCAGCTTATTGAGCCAGTGTATGCTGCTTGGAAAGAAGGTAAAGCCTCTGACACAACTCGATCAATATTAATAACGCATCGTATTGAAGAACTACGGGAAACTGTTACTGCACTCCTTGATAAACGAGGAATATCGTTTGACGAGATGTTCTTTCTAGGAAGAAAGTCAAATAAAACGACTACTTTACAAGAAGTATTTGAAAAAATGTGGCCAGAGGTTGAAGAAATTCAAGTTTTTGAAGATTCAATCGAACAGTTAGGCAAGTATCAGGACTTTTTTGAAAGACTTAATACTTCAAGGTACCTGACGCGACCTATTGGATCAGTTCCATATCTAAATATTAAACTATACATTGTCGATAAGTCAAAAATGTATCGTATTGAAAATTTTAAACTTTCAGAATCAACCCGAATAAACTTAATATGATAGTATTCATCGAAGGACCTAGGGCAGTCGGTAAAACGTTCCTGCTTGATGAATTTTTTAAACAAAATACCAATCCAGATGTCATGTACTATAAATTTGCATTTGCAAAGTACATAGAAGACCTTGGAATGAGAGACCAGGAAACTGGCCCAGGAGTGCACTACTTTAGTATTGCAAATGTCCTAACTATTCTTGAACTAAACCGGACAATCCTAAAAGATAAGATATTGATCTTTGATCGTTCGATTTTTTCAGCATATGTATGGTCAATCTATCGTGAAAGAATGGATAAGACTAGATTGCTCGATGAATTTGAAAAAGTTCTAACTGGAGAGTTATATCAAAATTGTGTGCTGTTATATGCGACTAGAAAAGACATGCCCGCACCAACTAGGCAAGAAAAAGATTATTTTGGTAATTTTGAGAATTATTTAGCAGAAAAAAAGATATTTGAAGAAGTATTAGATAAATTCGGTAAATATATTAGCCAGCCGCCAAAGAGCAATCATTTTATCAACTATATGAATAAGTTTGATGCCACTAGCGTCACAGAATTCTGTGAACTTATTAACGGTCTATCTTCGGTGACTCCGATTCTTAATAAATAATAAAAAACCATTTTAAAATGGCAAAAGAAATTAAGCCCTTCCTACAATACCTTAAAGAAGAAGAGGAGCGCACAGGTAATATTGAGCGTCCGTTAAAAGGCTACACAGCAGACCAGATAATTGATCGAATTGCCGAATTGATGGAAATACTAGCAGATGCTGTTCGGTTTGGAGTTCCTTCAGATACATTAGGTAGAGCAACTACCTATCGTGATGCAAATGGAGCAATCCAAAAGATTAAAGACATGCAGCACTATTATGAAAGTAAAGGTGAGGATGTTCGATTCTATTGTTGGTCAATTAGTTACAACGGTAGCTGGAAAGCAACTACTAACTTAAAGAAAAAGATCGAAGAAGCTGGTGGATTCGGTGAAGAGAAGTTAAATATGAATTTAAAAAAAATAATTGAATATTTTACTCAAAACGCGGAAGATTCAGATAATGTTCGAAGCATTTCAATTAGTATGGATGCGGAAAGTATTAGAAAAGCATTAAATACACAAGCCGAAGATTCTCCTGAAAAAGAATCAACTGACGAATCCCCAGCGAACCAATAATTATGGCAGGAATTAATAACTTAAAGGAAGTATATGAAAAGCGAGGTGAAGAATTTTTAACAAGTCTTCTCAATAACTATGTCATAATCAATGAAAAAGTAGATGGAACTTTCTTTGGAGTAAAGAAGAACAAGGACGATAAGTTTAGATACTTCAAGAAGTCTGGAGAGATTAGTTATGTTGACCGAGTATTGATGAAATATTATAATACTGCGATTTCACATTTTGAAAATCTTTCAGATGATAAGAGAAATCGTATTCCATCTAACTTCTATTTTGGATTTGAATATTTTACAAATGGTGACAATTTAAGTCACAAGTATGATCGTCTTCCAAAAAATAATTTGGTTATTTCTTACATTCATAAATTAGATGATGCAGGTAAAGTAATTTCGACAGTTCAGAACAAAGAGCAACTTAATAAATGGGCAGACTATTTAGGAGTAGAGCATACACCGATTATTTTTGAAGGAAATTTAACAGATGAACAAAAAACATCAATCTTAGAATTTGTTTATGCACCATCCGAAGAGCTCTTCACTAAATTTAAAACTCGTTCATTTACGAAATATATTATCTCAATTCTTAACGATCAACAGGAATCATCTTTTCTAAAGAGTGATTTAACGGGTAGTGTTGATACAATTGTCTTTAGATTTTATGATGAATCAAACGATGGGTCTGAGACAAATGTCTTTTTAGCAAAGATAGTAGACCCACTATTCAATCACACTAAAGTAACTCAGCCTAGAGAAAATAAATCGCAAGATTATATTTGGTTGATTGTAATTGACCTAATGAATTTCTTTGAAATGTATGATATTTCTGAATTGGAGACAATGTGTGAAAAAGGAGACACGTTTGATGAGAAATATGTTGCACTAATTAATTCAATGTTCAAAGATTTTATCAAAGAATACTCTGGAAAATATGAGGGATTAAGATTAGAAGTTCCAGACTACTTAAAGCGTCCTGAATTCGAATTAGATGCTGCACTAATTAACGATCCAAAGATAATTAAATTACTTAAAGATGAAACTTACGCTGAGATCTATAAAATTCTGCTGAATTTCTTTAGGCGTAACAGAAAGAGCTCATCCTCCGGTTTCTTTACGGCTGACTTGCTAACTCAACTTAACCTAATTGTTACTAAAATTAGAAAAATTATTATGGGTGATCAAGTGTATGAAAGTTTATTCCCAAGTTTCAGTGAATTTATCGGAACGCCAGCAGATGACTCAATACTTAGTGAAAGAGAAGTAGCTGAAGGTAAACATAAAAAACCTGAAACAATTGCAGTTAACTTATTAATTGGAAATTTTCAACCAGTAACGATGGGCCATATTAAAGCAGCTCAGAAATTAAAAGAAAAGAACGGAAATAAAGTAGTTTTCGTTGCACTTAAATCAGAAGAAAAAAATCAGAAATCTCCATTCTCAATGAAGGAGACTAGAATAATGCTTGAAAAAGTTCAACAAGAATATCCTGAGTTAATTATCGATGTTAGATTAATTGCATCTGGACAAATTGAAGAAATTCTTGGATCGATTCAACCTCTGTATGCACCAACTCTTTGGGGAACATCCGAGCGTCGACTTAAAGACTATGTCTTACAATTAGACTATATTAAGAAAAAGAGTATTCCACTACGTTTAGAAAAAGAATTCAAATTGGTAGAATTACCGAGTTTTGTAAAATCAGATGAAGTTATTGATTCACTTAAGAGATCAGATTTTACTGAGTTTAAAAAACTAGTACCAAAGTCAATTGCTTCTGAATTTTTTAATTTACAAAAAGAACTTAAAGCTGATGTATCTGAAAAAGAAACTAAACCGGTTTCAAAATTTAGTGCAATTTTTGAAGGTGAGGAAGTAACGGCAGAAGTAATAGACCCAAAACTAAAAGAGGAAGATCTTGACACGCCTACTATTTAAAACCAGATATTCGTAACCAAATATAATATACAAATTCATAATCTAAAAGATGAAGTTTACTGAATTAGAAGAAGAAGATATTGAACACATTGCTGAAGTTTACTTTAACAAATCAATATCGTGGGATGAGCGGTTAAATCAGCTTTCTCAAAAATTTAAAAGATCTGTACGAACAATTCAACACTGGATTGCAAAACTTGGATATAGTACAAAACAGGTAGAAGACTCGCCACAGCTTATTCGAGCTAAAACCAAGGAGATCAACCTTACTAAGATGAGATTTATTATTACTTGGGCACAAAATAATACTGATGTTCATGAGCCACTTATCGCAAATATTGAAAAATTAGCAGAAGAATATGATGCTGATATTCACGTGATTGCCGGTCGATATAAAAATCCAACCTCTGTAAATATAGATAAAGATTATGACTATTGGGCAGAAAGAATTGAACCATATTTAGATGCAAATCGTCATGATGTGCATAAATATCTTTCAATCCTATCAGATGTTAAAATTCAGCCAACGGCAGTAGACCCAATGACTGGTTTACAAGGAATGAGTGGTATTAATTCATGCGTATTTGGTTCACCGAGAGTACAGATGGAAACAATACCTGTTCTTGAAGGTAATCTACCTAAGATGATGATGACCACTGGAGCGTGTACTGTTCGAAATTATACTGATTCTAAAGCAGGTAAAAAAGGAGAGTTTCATCATACTTTAGGTTTTGTAATAGTTGAAATAAAAGACGACGAAACTTTTTTCATGCGTCAAGTAACTGCTACAGACGATGGAAACTTTAGTGACTTATATACTCGAGTAGAATATAATAAAGAGACAAAGGAATCAACTATCTCAAGAGCTGATACAATATCTGCAATAGTTTGGGGAGACATACACTATGGCAAGCACGATCCACGAGTGTTAGATTCAACATTTGACTTGATGGCAAAGCTACATCCAGACCATGTAGTCCTACATGATATATTTGATGGAACTTCAATAAATCACCATGAAATAAAGGATCCATTTATTCAATATGAAAAGGAGATGTCTGGCACAAATTCGTTAAAGAAAGAAATTGACGAGATGCTTGTTGGACTTGAAGAATTCCAAGACTATAATGTAGTAATTGTTCGAAGTAATCATGATGATTTTGTAGACCGATGGTTGAAGGACACAGATTGGCGCAAGGCAGTTACTCCTAAGAATTCACTAGAATATATGCAGTATGCTGCAGCAATTTTAGGTGGAGAGGCAAAGAATGGAGTAATTCCATTTGTAATAAACCAGAAGTTTCCACAATTTACGACCCTAGGTCGAGACGATAGTTATATCGTAAATGGTTGGGAATTAGGTCAGCATGGAGATATTGGAACCAGTGGAACTCGCGGATCGCTACTACAATTCAGAAAATTAAATACTAAAATAATAGTAGGCCACTATCACTCTCCTGGAAGAAAAGACGGAGCTATTGCAGTCGGTACGACTACTCATCTTAGAATAGGATATAATAGAGGAGCGAGTGGCTGGTTACAGTCACACGTAATTATCCATAAAGATGGAAAGGCTCAACACATTAACTTTATTCGAGGAGAATATACAACTTTAAAATAATTACAATGCAGTGAAAAAAGAAAAACCAGAAAGCTGGAAGAACTTGGAAAATTATCGTAAAGGTAAAGAACCCTTACGACATTCCGTAATGCAGCACCCAGAAGACGATCCGGCGACCTCAATCTTTGATTATGTGAAAAAGAACATAAATCGAAAGCTGTGGGTAATACCATATTCAAAATTCAAAAGAAAAGGCGGTAACTAATCGCCTTTCTTTTTTTTGATAAATAATCAAAATACTTCAGTAAAAATGGGATTTTCTCAATACTTATACCTAACTTTAAATAAAAACAGAGCACTCTACGAAGCAGTCGTAGCCGCTTCGCCAGTAATCGACTTTAATTCAATTAAAAATCAGATTGAAGCAAACGTCGGTGGTGATATCGATAGCAAAAATGCGATTGATACATCATTTGAAGGACTTGAGAAAGCTTTTGATGCTGTTCCATTAGACTATTTAGAAAAGAATACAAATGCTCATCTGGAGGATTTCTTTATACTTGTAGTTGATGCTAAACGTATTGATTTCTTAAATAAATTTGCAGAAAGAGAAAAGACTGCCGCTGAAGGTATTGTTAATACACTAGCATCAATTGATCGTGACCGTGATCAGATGAAATTTATCTCTCTACTTAAATCATATACAACTGTGACTGAGAGACTCTTAAAAATATACCGATTACTTACTGGACAAACTGAGGTAACTAATGAATCAGTAACAGTTGACCCTAGCGTCAAGACAAAAATCGACAAAATTATAGTGACATGTAAATCTGGAGCAACTGCTGATTTTGATAAATTATTATCTGCAGAAGGTACTACGATTGATAATATTCCAGAAACCGAAGAAGGCGCTGATAAATTTTTTCGATATAAAGACCTAATGGATTTTCTTGGACTTGCGACATTCTTAAAAGAAAAGATTGATGCAAAAGAAAAAAAGATTGATGTCGTTGAGAAAAAAGAAAGCGTAAGTACTAAAAGAAAGAAGCGTATTATAGATAGCAGACTAATTAAAGGTATTCAATATGCCAAATTACCAACAATCTCAAATGATATTATTGAAACTCCTGGTGAACTATTCAGAATGTTCAAGACTCTTGAAAAGAAGAATTTACCATGGATGACTCTTGCGCTTGAACGATATGTATTTAAAGGAGATGCGACCAGAGCAAAAGAATTTGAGGCGAATGGCCGAGTTACAGAAAGCCCAAAAGAAGAAGATCAGCTTACCTACTTAATGGCGAATAATTCATGGACACTAAGTTATATCAAAGGAGCAGTAGACGGCGAATTAGCAGAAAAGGAAGAAACTAATTATATTGCACGTCTGGCAACAGTTACCGCAGAAAAAGAAAAAGAGATTAAGAGCTACTATCTTTCTAGAGATTTTAATCTTGGTAATTTTAGTGGACTTCAATTAAAACCAGAAATACGTCTACCTTTGCATGTTAGAGTACCTCTTCCAGTAACTGATGCGGATCGTAAGAAGGAGAGCCCGCTTAGAAATGTGCTTAAGGGTTTAGGCCAAATTATTTCCGGTATGCTTGGCGCTATTCCAGATAAAGGTAATGAAGCAAATGCACAAAAAGCACGTAAAAGAAATATTGCAGTATTTAATGGAATTAACTCAATTGTTCGAGGAACGGTCGGAGCAATTGGCGGTAAGCAGGCAGGTAGAGATTATGCTGAGAAAACAGCAAATATCGTTCCTGGAGGTGATAAGAAACAGATTAAAGAAGATATGGTCGGGTTAGGCGACGCTGGAGGAGCAATAGTAAATCCTGAATCACCAGGACAAACGATGCAAACTCCAGGAAGTCTGGCTGGCGATATGGACACCCTTTCACTTCTTGGTCCAGGTAGAAAGTTGACGACTAAGAAGGCAACTAAAAAGAAGAAAAAGAAGTCGACTAAACCTGTGGTAAATAGTAGAGTTTCGAGTTTTTCAGATTTTATGCAACGTAAGTAAGTAATACTTGCATACTTTTTTTAATCACAATAAATAATAAAAAGAAATATAACAAATGTCTATAGGTAATTTCTTACTTGGAGGAAGCTCAAACACTGGTGAAGCAGGACAGTCAACTGATAATTTACTTAGCATAACTGATGCGTTGCCTCAGCTGAAGGACACATATGCTGCTAAAGTATATGGAGCAGTAGACGGTGCTGGAGGAGAGGCACATCCTATTCAGGGTACAGATTCTGCATTCAACCCATTTTACGTATTTAGATATGCAAAGTATGGGTCAATTGGAGGTGCAGACTATTCTCCAGAATATCATCGTGATCTAAATGACATAAGTAGTGCAAATCAAGCGGAAGCAGGTGCAAAAGGTCCTGTTAAAACGATACAAGAACACAAAGCATACTCTGAAAATCCAACAGCTGGTAAGATAATTGAATGGGCAGCAGCAAGTGGAGATCAAAATAAAGGAGACACAATAGTCGGTGCACTTCCATATCAATGGAATGACTTCTTATGGTGTAAATGGTATGGAAAAATACCAAATAACCGTCTGCTAACTCTACGCAGATATCCGATTCCAGTAGAAGACAGTGTTCATATTGCTGAATCAAAAGCGCCGCTAATTCCTATTGCACAGGCAGTAACTTGGTGGGGCGGAGAGACTGGTAATAAACTATCAAGCCTACTTGGAATTGAGTATGGGTGGACTTGGGCAGACAAGTCAGCGAAAGTACAAGATGTCACTGGAAATGAAATTGGCGCAGAAGCAATACTAGATGTTGGTGGAATAACACAAGCAGAGAATCCAAATCTTCGCGCAATACTACTAGCGACAATGTTTAATAATAATGATAATCCATATGCTGCAACTGGATATGATACAAAGATACAGCAGTGGATTAAAGACTCATACGGTGATGAAGGACAGTATTGGAATCGTGTTCGAGGTCCACTAAACGTGATTAATACAACCAAGATTCGTACTCAAGGATTTACATATAAACATCCTATTACTATGAGGTTTGCATATAAATTAAGATCTTTTTCAAATATTAATCCTCGAATTGCGATGCTTGACTTAATTACGAACTTCTTATCGCTGACCTATAACAAAGCAGAATTTTGGGGTGGAGGAATCCGATACTTTCAAAAAACTGGATTTATTCTTCCTGGAATACCAAGTAAGAAATTTGAAGAGGGAGATTTTATTGGCGGAATCCAGGAGGTTATTCAATATATGCTAAGTCAATTGCAAGGAAAAGCAGCCGAGCTTACAAAAGCAGTCGGCAGTATGGCACAAGGAGTAGCGGATAAAGACTTGGGTGGAGTATTAGCTACTGTACAAAAATCGCGAGCAGCACAGAATATTGCTGGATCTTGGGTAAGTCAATTAATGGCAACTCCACTGCTTATGCGTTCATTCTTAGACGGCAGAGCAGTTGGCGAATGGCACCTAACTATTGGAAATCCAATGAATCCACTGGCTGTTATTGGAAACTTATGCATGACCAGCACAAAAATTGAATTTTCAGATTCATTAGGCCTAGATGATTTTCCAACCGAGGTTACATTCACAGTAATACTAGATCACGGTAGACCTAGAGCAAAACAGGATATTGAATCAATGTTTAATTTTGGTGGTGGATCTATGGCATTCACAGCATTGCCGCAATCATCGGCCTCATATAACTCTTATGGAGAACGCAATAGTATCACCGCAAATAACGCAAGACTAGGAAGGAGTGATGTTGCTACTCCAGCAAGCCAAGCACCTACTCAAGCGCAATCAAGTGCTCAAATATTTGAAGTCAATACTGAAACTGGTAAAGAAATTGAAGGAATGTTAAGCACTAAGAATGCAGATCAATTGGCAAGCTATTTTAAATCAAAGGTTGCTAGAGCATACGGTACAAAATTTGCAGAGTCACCCTCACTACCTGATTACTTTAGACAGCTAAAAACAAAAGACTAATATGTTAATAACTAGACTACTTAGATTAAAGAATATTTTTACAACTCCAGTCGGAGATCGAATTATTGACTTAATTAGTTCATCATTTGATTTTGAAAAGGACTCAGGTATCTCTGAAGGTATTATTCGAGTAAAGGAAGAAGAAATAATGCGTCCTGACCTATTGTCGATTAGACTCTATGCAGATCAGCAATATTATGAAGCTCTATTGAAATATAATGGAATTTCAAATCCATTTTCACTAGACGAAGGAGATCTTCTACTTACTCCACAATTTAAAAGTTTAGAAGCAATGTTAGTATCGCCTAAACAGGTAGTAGATAAGGGTGCACAGAAGAAAGACAGTAATGAGTCTAAACTTCTTAATCCAAAAACAGTTAAAGATAAGAAGAGATTAGAGGCTCTAAAAGATAGAGTAAAAGAAATAGTTCCACCAAATGTAAATACTGGTGGAAACAAGAATGTGAAAGTAAAAGATGGTAAAGTTATCTTTGGAGAAGACGTAACTCAGGTGAAAAAAGATAATTGCCCAGTACCTATTTCTAGAGCAAGACTAATTCAGCAATTAACTAAAGCAAATCTATTTTAATGTCATTTGGACAAATTATAAAAGGAACACTCTTGCCGAAAGTACCGCTAAAGACGTTATTTGAAGAGGACACATCTGCTAATTCTACAACACCGGCTGGATATAAAGCACCAAAATCTTTACCAAGCGCTGCAGAAAAAACTGGATCAACTGCTCCTTATATTAAAATCGGAGGACAAATCGTAAAGGATATTGAAACCATGACGATCGATGAGACCGGTTTTATTCCAACTATTCAATTAACGTTTACTGATCAGTTTGGAGAATTTGCTGGAGAATATTTTCCAAAGACAGATCTTATACTAAGTGCGTATTTAAAAGTCGGTACTGAAAAACTTAAGCCTATTCGCTGTGACTTCTTAATTACTGGAGTCAAATCAATTCCACCAAAATACACTGGTGAAAGAAGCGGAGTCTCAATTGGTATAACATATATGGTACGTGGCGAATTGTATATTCCAACGATCTATATGAATATTTCAAAGAGCTATCCTAACCTAAATTCAAAAGATGCACTTAAAAAGATCTGCGATAATATTGGTTTAGGTTTTGCTGAAAATGAAAGCACGCCAAATGATAAGATGACCTGGATTAATACAAATATGGGTACTTTGCAATTTATGCAGACGATTGCAGAGCACGCCTATCAGGATGATGATTCATTCTTTATGGCATTCATTGATAAGTATTACTATTTGAATTATATTGAAGTAAATAAGCAATTAAAGGTCGAAGAGGCTCAAAAAACCTTTTTAACTGCTGCAAATCCACTAGCAAGCGGAATAAATCAAAATGTAAAAGATTCTGCAACTAGAGATCAACTTGAAGAAGAAACAACGATTAATTATTTGACAACTGAATTAGAATATAAGGGCAAGCCGAATTATATTGTCTCCATGAATTTACTTTCAGACCAGGGACAAATTATTAAGAGTCATGGATATAAAAAACATATTTTCTATTACGATCACTTAAAGGCAACAAAGAAACCCGGCGAGAAGTTAAAAGATTTCTTTATGAGCCCAATTAAAAGTATTGATCGTTCACAAGATCAATATTTGGTCCCAACGGAACTAAGTTTAGCGAATAATGAAATTAAAAAGTGGATGAATATTGATTATGGAAATAATCATCCAGAATGGAATGCTGCGCGCTTAGTAAACTCACATAATTTAAAAGAATTAGATAAAATTCGTCTTAAAGTAACAGTTGATAATATTAATTTTCAAGTGGCTCGAGGATTTACGATTCCAGTAATGGTTTCAATCCAGCAGGCAGAGAAAGTGATGAAAGCAACAGATCCGACTGAAACTCAGAAACCAAAAGATCCAAATGATGAAAAATTAAATCGGCAGACTGTCGATAGCCAATTGAGTGGATATTATTATGTATCGGGAGCGAAATATCACTATGATGCGATGCACCATGCCGGTCTATACACAGAATTATTTTTATCAAGACGTGAATGGACACCATCTAAAAAAACTAGTTAACAATGCCACATAATTTTTATGGAATAAAAAATAAAGTAGACAATTTTAGAAAAGGCACCTTCATCGATCCATATGATGAGCCTACCTACTTGACATTTGCGTTAGATTTTAATTTTGATGATGCAGAAATAGTATATGACTCAACTCATCTTGCAGTATCTCCACTATTTGGCGAAAGGGAGGACAGTATGGTTACCTTTCTTAAAAATAGAGGCCATGAAGATAAAGCGCATGGCATAAAAGTATTTAAGAATGTCCTACGCTTCCTAACATTTGATGCACCATGGTATTTTCAAAGTATTGAAGGACTTGGTGCAATGTGGAAGGGCGCAACTGATATGCAGACGGGTTGGAAAGGAAAGACCGCAACTCTAACAGTCTCTACTCTTGAAGCAGTTGACTTAAGAATAAACGAATTAGCAGATATCTATCGTAATGCAGTGTATGATAAAGTATATATGCGTGAACGAGTTCCGGATAATTTAAGATGGTTCTCAATGGACATATATGTTGCAGAAGCTAGAAATATTCGATATCGAATTCCAGGAGTTGGGCAAAATGTCGCAACTCTGCTAGGAGTTAATACTGGAGCGATTGGAAATATTGTTGGTGGTGGAAATATCCTATCTAATGTATTAGAACAGTATGGTTATATTAAATTTAAGTGTAGCCAGTGTGAATTTGATTTTTCTGATACCTTTGCTGGAGGAGCTAAACTCGATGTTACTCCAAAAAATACACCAGCAACAAATTCGTTCAAAATCAATATTGGTTACTTTGAAGAAGAAAGCAAATATGCAGATGGCAGTAAATTATATGATGATGCAATAAAATCAAGCATACATAACCCATGGAGTGCACGAAATGTTGGTACTCTGGCACAAAACGCAGCATCATTTCTTTCTGGATTACCAGTAATCGGTAACAATATTCAACAGGAGAGTCAAAAAATACAGAATGCCCTAGCTACAGTCGGCGGATTAATTAATCCAGCACTGGGAGCAGCGAGTAATTTTCTAGAACCGCCAGTAACAGATTTAGGAAATGTGTATGGCGAATAAACCAAATCACCGTTTTAAGATATAATCTAATATGGAAAGCAATCACGATATAAACAGAAGAGCAAGCGATTTAATTGATAAACAATTTCTAGGAATTGTTGAAGATCCAAATGACCCTAGAAAAGAGGGCAGAGCAAAGATCCGGGTGATTAGTATCTTTGATGATATTGCAGTTGAAGATTTACCATGGGCATATCCTAAACAAAAATCTGCATTCTTTGGTAAAGGTGGTCTTGGAGGATCGCTTTCTGTTCCAAAGAAGGGATCAGTAGTGGCAGTTCGTTTTGATAATGGAAATCAATATTCACCAGAATACTATTCCTTACACGAAATCGGAGACGATGTTCGAGAAGAACTTGGAAAAGATGGAGAATATTTAGGTTCACATATTGTTCTATTTGATGGAGATGAAGAACTAAAAATATGGTTCTCTATCAGCAAAGGTATTACAATGCAACTAAAGGGTTCCAAGGTAAATATCGGTCGTGATAAAGCAATTACAATTGAGCACGATCAAACACAATCAGTTATTGAATTACGTGGCGGAAATATTACAATGCACGCCAACTCTAGAATCGAGATGACCTCTGGCAGCGAAATTGAAGCTGCATCAAATGATATTTGGATAAACGGAAATTTCGTAAAAGTAGGCCACAATCCAGTAACCGGACCAGCGGTATTAGGAGATAACCTATTTCTATTACTGACTGCAATGGCCAGTGCAATTGATGGAAAATTTCCACCTACTCCAGGTGCGATTTCAGCAGTTGTGAACACCTTCAAAGAAGGTACGCTTTCAAAGACAGTAAAAGTATCGTTGTAATTACTTACGGTAGAGATTTCCAATATTCTCATATCGGATAAATTTATTTAGGGCAGAGGTTGGGTTGACTGAGACCATCGTATAGCCTAGGCCCTTTAATCTTCTAAAATTATTGATCATTTTATCGAATCTTGGAGTATACCAATCACCTCCATGCTTATTTCGTGTTCGGTGGTCTGATGTTTTCCAAAAGTGACTTGGTTCTTGCCAAGTCAAAGAAACGCCAGCAATATAGAAGATACAATTGGTCTGTTGGCTGTATTCTCTAGAAAAAATCTGAAGTCCAGTAGACACTGCATCTGGAAATTGTAATTTATCTGCTCTCTCAAATACTTTCACCCAACTTGGAATATTCGCATTTCTCTTTTTAGCACTAGGTCGCAGCCAGTCACTTGCAAAAATGCTAGACTTTTGAATAAGGTTAGCTCTTATTTCTGGAGCAGCATCCAAGTCTTCAACAATATCATAATCATTAAAGAAAAAATAGTTTGGGATATGCTTTAACCAAATTCGATTTACACCGATCGTAATAACGTCTAGTGCAAGTTTATCAAAAGCTATTTGATTAATTTGTGGATCGTTTCCTAAAACAAGAACTCTAGTCTTCTTCATTTAACCAATCCTCAGCATTCATATTTTTATCATCAATAAATACATCATATATTGGCTTTCCAAACTTTAATTCATCATACTGGACGCCCCAAGAGAGGAGTTGATCTTCAGTTAATTGTCTCCAATCCAGACCAGAACCAGTGCCCCGAGCAGTCCAGAAAACGATGCGGTGACCTTCTGAGTATAGTAGGTTGACCTTAGCAATTGCAGTAAGATTTGGTATTGCAGTTGAGTAGTCCAGTGTCCTGCCTAATGTACAAATAGTATCGTCAATATCAATGTAATATATCACCTTCGATTTCAATATTTTTTTCAAGTTTAAATTTCTCCCAATCTGGAGCACTCATAAGATTTGGAAAGCGGTCACCGTTATTACAGGACTCTTTCACATACATTTTACCTGGAACAGAACATCCACAGTAGGCGCAGTATCCATATTCCATACAATCATCTTTACAGACAATTGACCGATATAGAACTTGTTCACGTTCGTGTTTTGGTAGAAGATGCATTTTATCTCCAAGCATCTTGAGGTTACCTTCAATAAATTGAAAGATTTTTGTTGGTGTGATCTTCATTTTCCTCTAAGTGTTTTTCTCTTTGCTAATTCAGATTTTAATACTTTTCGTAATCCGTACGTACCTCTAGATGATTCAATTTCTCTAATGTTTTTAATTAGCAATGCAAATTCAGGAAGATCAGATGAACTTAACTGATCGCTTCCCCATAAATTTCTATCTAGAGTGATATGTCGCTCTACCCAAGTTGCTCCATATAAAATAGATGAAGCACAAGTAACAATTGATCTTTCATGAGACGAATATCCTATTTTAAATTTATTTTCAAATTCTATAGAAATATGTTTAAGATATGTTATATACTCTAAATTTAATTCTTCTATTGGTGCAGGATATGTTGAATTTGTATGAAATACAACATCTGGCAAGCCGACTTGAATCGCAGAATCAATTTCTTTTTGAGTACTCATCCCAGTAGAGATAAGCAAAAACTCTGCACTGCTTCTAGCGTAGTCGACTAATTCTAAATCATTAATTAAGGCTGAAGGTATTTTAGTCATGGTGCCCCATTTTCCGTTTGGCAGTATTGTTTCGAAACCTCGCATAAAATCAACTGCTCCCTTATCCCATACTGAAGCAAACCATTTTATTCCCTTTGAAGTACAGTAATCGTCAATCTCTCGATATTGATCCTTTGTAAATTCAATATCTAACTTATATTGAAAATAAGTAGTTTCCTCTTTTCTCCACGGAACAGACTTTATTTTTTCTCGTTCGGCAAGAGGTATACATAGTTCGGGCGTCCGTTTTTGGAATTTTACATAATCTGCACCAGAAACAGCGGCAACATCAATTAGAGCTTTTGCGTTTTCTATGAACTTCGATTGATCTGTTCCATAGGCATAATTCAGCCCTACCTCTGCAATAATTATTGTTTTTTCCATGTAGTGTAAGGTATTCCAAATATGTTTTTACAAGTAGTTAATGTAACTTGATTTAACCCAGGAAATATTATTTTTTTAAAGTTGACTGATTTACTTTTTTCATTTACTGATTTTATACTATTTATTAGCTCGTGTGTTCTTTCACGGTTGAATATCATTCGAGTAGTTGAATCATACTTCAATAATATATCTTTGCGTACTGTTTCCATGTGATGCATAGTAATAATATTTGGAGCAAATTCATGGCGTTTAGCTGATACTGGATAAATTCCTCGAGTAGGATCACATTTTACAAAAAATGAGGTACTCATCTTTGACGCATTTGAAATTTTACAGATAAATGGGACACGAGTTGAATCATATCCACGATGTACAGTTGGGATATTTACATAATTAATTAAGCGAACAGCAGTTGACTCAAATCCACTAGTCTTAATTAGATTTTTAGCGGTTGCAAATTGATCAGAAGTATAGAATTCGTCTACATCCATACATAAATAGTGAGTACATGAATTACGTAGAGCCGCAGAAAGACCGACCTGTCTCTTAGCTCGCTCATAACTCTTTGCAGTAAGAATTGAAGATTGTGTCTTGTTTCGAAGTGGCACAAATGAAGTAAAGAGTATTAGTTCATCAATTTGTCCAGAACGTGCAAGAGATTTAAGTATGATCAGATCAGCAGCAGATAATTTCTTTCCAAACCATGAAAAATTCTGATAAATTACGCTGATGTGGTTAGCATGCTTTCTAATTTGACGAATTGAGTGTTCTAGCAATTCAACTCCATCAAATACAATATATGATACACTAAGTTTCATTATTATATTTTTTTAGCAGGCAGCCCAACATATACTCCACGGAAGTAAATATTTTTTACAACACCTGAATTTAAACCAATCGTTACATCACTACAAATTTCTATTTTTTCTTTGACTGATGAGTTCGTACCAAAATATACACGGTCTCCGATTTCACAGTTGCCTGAAATTTTTGCTCCTGGAGCAGTTGTAAAAAAGTCTCCAATTACAGTATCATGGCCAATCGTTGAACCTAAGTTTAGGTGACAGTGTTTACCTATTTTTACACTAGTCGTAATGATTGAATTTGCACAAATAATACTACCCTCACCTATCTCAATATCTGGAGCAAGTAACTGTGCGCTTTTATGAATATGTGTAAAAAATCGAGTCGACTTAGGTAACGCCTCGACAATCTTCGCTCTAGCCTCTGGCGAGCCAACTGCAATAATAACTTCATATTCTTCTGGATTAAATTTAGATAGCGGATAGACATTATCTGTGTTGTCTTTCCAATATACATCATCTACAAAAAATACAGAGCCTATTCTTTCTATTGGTGATAAACTCCAAAAAACTTCACGGCCAAATCCGCCAGCGCCAATTATTGCTTTTTTCATATTTTTATTAATTATAATTAAGTTAGCCAAAAATCAATATTTTGCCAATGAGGATTTATGGTATAATTATTAATGATCGGTTGAATACTTCCAATTTTTACAGATTCATTTTTTATTAATTGCGGTACTTCTTCAAACGTATTACATTTTAATAGACTTGCTAAATCTATTTTAGTATTCATAATTGTCCTGATTCCAATAAGTCCCAAATCACAAACCGATGTTAATCCTTCAGTTTCTGTAAAATTCACAGATACAAAACACTTTCGATAATAATTATCTACTACATCTGAGAATGGGATAGGCTGACTTGGAGACAGCGGAAGTATTTCATAATTTATTAATTTTTGAAGTATTGGTATTTGATTTGAACCATGAAAACTTGCATATGTTGGATTTCTAAGATATACAAAAACTTTATTACCTAATGGGGCTGGAGTAAGTATAGTATTTACCCTAGTTTCAAACCATCCAGGTTTAGTTTTAATATGTGCAGGTATCTTTGAATATGGATTAGCAAAACATATGACATTATGCGAAGATATGTTGGCAGGATATGTGTCGTACTTATCTATAAAATAAAGTAATTTATATCCTTTATGCTTATTAATTAAATCAACTTGATCTGAAACTCCAAAAAATAGGCATGGAGCATTGGGGTCAGAGTAGTCAGATAATCCCCAGCGTTCTTTTAATCCTGTTTTGAAATATGTCGCTGCCTGTGAAACAGACACTTGTGATATTTTCATCACCTATTTATTTTTTTGATAAATTTCAAATTTAGATAAATCTGGATAAGGCAATTCTAAATCAGCATTGGTCTTTTTAGTACCATCAATATTATAGAATTGGTTCATTAATAGTAGTCCGCGAGCAGCTAATTCAGGCATCATATAAAAATTCCAACCTACCATATCAAAATAATCATCATGATATGAACACTCACGACGTCCGCTATATCTAGCTCTTTTAAACCATAAATATGCATCATGATTATCAGTTAAGATTGCACCGCCTTTACTTAATTTAAAATGTTTATATGGTCCAGTAAAAGAGATACACATATGTGTTCCAGGTTTATACATATCTGCCGTAAAGCATAGTGCTGAATCCCAGACATTTGTAGGTTCTAATTGATATGCCCCCTTAATTGTTTTTCCTTCAACCGGTCTAAAGTTTACCTTTGCTCCAGCATGTATAATTTCACAGGGAACCGATGGATATGTTCTTGCAGGAATTGTAATCTCCTGACCTGTAACTTTTTCATACATTAATGCTAAGAATAGTGCATTGCTTTGATTATCGACTGTGATTACATAGGGTGAACCTGTATAGTCACCAAGCTCTTTTTCAAAGTCTTCTGTTATTTTATAGATTCCGTTTGCCATCTTTTTTAGATTATAGTTGGATTGTGAATAACTGTTTGCTCAGGTCCATGACCGCAGGTTGATTCATTAATTAGATAACCCCACTCATTTTTATTAATTAGAAGTTCATTTATTCTAGCCCATAAGTCAGCATCACTTGGATAAACAGTGCCACATTCTTCAATCATGTTTCTAAAAACAATATTAAAATATTTATAGTTCACGCAGGTTGTGACTTTAAATATTTTACAAGGTAGAGGTCGATATTTCATTAAGTATTCAGTTGAAGCAATGGCTGGCCAGTCAGCACCACACCTAGTGGTTACAAAGTTAGTTCCAGTTAACTCAATCGTTTCAGAAAGTAATTTAAGATGATTTGGAAAGTACCAATCATCGTGGTCTAGATGACATATGTAATCAAAACCGGCGGCAATTGCTGCGCGAATTCCAGTATTTGATGCGGCAACTCCACCACATACCCAAAGTGGATAGCTGAAATACTTATGTCTTTCTCCTGGAACTTCAAGATTTTCAACATATATTTTATTAGAGTCAATTATTTTAGATACCTCAATAAATTCAGTAGAATCTGAATATGCATCACCAATTAAAAAGACTTTATAGTCTTTGTGTGTCTGATCAGCAACGGAGTTAAGCGCCTTCTCAAGATGTGCACGAGTGCTACCGTCATTTTTCCAATATGTAGGTATTATTACTGCAAGTTTCATCCTTTAGCGTTATTAGACTACATCTAATACGATATGTGATACTTCAAGTTTTATTACTTGATGGTTCTATTGCTTTTAAAAATAGAAAATTCAGTAAGGTCTCGATATCCATTTACTTCTCCCTGATCTGCGACATGTTCTGGATAATTTTGTAATAGACACAGTCCCTGTGCAGCTTCCTGTGGAGTCATATACATATTCCAGCCGAACGATGTAATATCATCTTCTTTATAGAAGCGTTCGCTTCGGCCTTCATATCGAGCACGCTTAAACCAGTCAACTGCAGCTAAATCATCAGTGAGTATCATTCCGCCTTTACCTATTCCTAATTGTTTTTTAATATGAAATGAAAGACACATAAATGATCCTGGAATATACATATTTGATGTAAGTCTTTTAGCTGAATCATATATTGGATATGGTTTAATTTGATAAATTCCAGTCCAATGATTTGTTGTATGTCGTGTGTCAAAAATTACTTCTCCTCCAGCTTGAGCGATACTCATCGGCACTGACAAATAGGTTTTTGATGGAATAATTGCTTCTTTAACTTTTAAATATGTACAGCAAAGAAATAGTGCATTTGTACAGCTATCTACAGATACTGCGTATTGTGCACCTGTATAAAGTGCAAGTTCTTCCTCAAACATTTGAACTATTTTGTAGGGATTGTGTTTTTTAATTGGCATAATTATTTGATTTTTTTAAGTGGAGTAAATTTAGCTTTAGTTGGAAGCAAATATTTCATAAATGATATTTCATTTTCAGAAAGTCTTTTAGTGTACGTTCTATCGCTAACATTAAAATATGAAATATTTTCATCTTGAATTTCTGAAATTTCTGTTATAATTTTAATATTTTCAGGAGATCCGAAACTCATATAATGATTTTTCATTTTTTCATATTTTTCATCTAATGTTATTTTTTTAAATTGTGATGGAATTTTTCCAGTAAGATCCTTTGCTGGAGATCCGCCATAAATATGATTTTCTTCCATATCTTTTGTTATTACTGAACCTACTAGTGCCATAGATTTATCTTTTGCTATAATTGGAGAAACGATACAGTGGCCGACAAACCAGCAGTCTTTACCAATTATGAGCTCTTTTCTGGAGTTATAGTTGCATCCTTCAAGATCATCCCCATATAAAATATGAGACCATAACTGAGAATGCGCGCCGATTCCGCAATTATCACCAATTGTTGTTCCTCCAATGCTATCAATTATAGTATATTGTCCAATCCATGCATTGTGACCAATCCGCAATGGTTTATATCCATGTAAATTGCAGTGATGGTGAATTTTACAATAGTCGCCTATCTCTAAGTCGTCGACTATTATTTGTACATTGTCTCCAATGTACGTGTTATCACCTATTTTTATTCTTTTTGCAGGACCATTTAGTCCTCGAATGATTGCACTTGGAGAAATAATTACGTTTTTTCCAATTTCTAATTCATTAGTTTGTATATTATCCATATTTGTATTTTTATTATTTCCAAAAATCTAAATTAAGCCAATTTTTAGAAGTTTCAAAAAGTTCTCTAACATCATTTGCAACATCGACTCTAGTTTTACCGATGTATTTTTCTTCTTTTGTTATCAATGAGATTAAATGATCAACATTAAAATATTGAGTAAAATTAGGAGGACGAAGGTCACCGTTGCCTAATGTTCTGATTCCCATATGGCCAAGTTCCCACATTGTAGTGGCTCCTCCAGCAACCGTTGGCTTAATATAAACAAAGGCTTGCGGATATATTGAGTTAATTAAGCAGTCTGATGTTTGGTTTTTTGTGAAGAGTATCTTATCTTTACCATAATGTGAGATTAGCGGCTCTACTATTTCTTCCCACTTATAGTAAGATAAGTCTTGTCTAGAAGCACCAAAATAGACATATATCTTATCGCCCAATGGAACAGGTTTAAATTTGGAATAGTCCTTAATCTGAATATACACATGCTTATGAGGAATGTTATTTTTAGATAGAGTTTCAGATATTTCACCAGGTGGATTACAAGTAAAAGTTCTGCCGTCATTTATTACTTCACGTAATCTTAAAAGATTTTTAGGAGTCATATCAGATCCGCCTAAAACAAATAATCTAAATGATTTATGGGAAAGGAAAGCATTAAAATCTTCATTCTTATATAGACCCAAGAATATAGCCGGCAAGTTCGGATCATAATACTTCTCTAATTTCCATTTACTTCTAAACTCGTTCCCAAAATATTTCTCTAAGGTTGACGAAACTCTTGCTTGTTTTATCACCATTATTATTTTATTTTATTTTTAGTAAGTTCCAAGCCTTTAAATTTATTCAAGATTGGGATCGCATTAATTAAATCAATGTTAGTTGACTGAAATATTTGAGATTTTTCCATAAAAAATCTTGATCGACGTGAAATATTATTATATCCATCTGTGTCTACTCCATCATTGTGGAAACTATTATTTCTAAATTTAATTATTTTCTCTTTTTTAGAAAGCTCAGAACATAGGAAACCATCAACGTTTCTTTTCATAGTATTATCTGGCAGTGTCTTTATCAATTGAGTCGACCATGCCATGTTTAAGCGACATGGGTGTTTATAGAGTTCAGTAGGATTAAAGATAATCGTTTTATTCAATGCATACGAATAAAAGTATCCTTGCTGTTCATCATAATAATTACAGTTAATCTTTTCAAAAGCATCACATGTCTCCTGAAGCCTTTTACTATGTGGTAGACAATCGCCAGCTTGAAGAATAAAACACGTAGTATCTGATGCCGCTTGCGCTAAAATTTTCCATTTTTGTCCGAGTGGGACCCATTCTTTCAATTTAATGTAATGTATCTTAACACATCCATTAGACTTTAAATCTTTTTCCCAAGACATGAATTTTTTAAGACCATAATAATCTCCTAAATTTTCCTCGCATATTATTAACTCCCAAGGATATATCGTCTCTTGATTAGCTAGACCATGTAGAGCGAGCTCAACTATTTTTCCCATATTGTATAAGGGAAGGGCAACGGTTATTTTAATCTCAGTTTTCATAAATCATTGATTTTAATTTTTTATATTTAACAGTAGTTTGATCAATCTCATCCATCTTTTTACTTAGTTTAGAAAATGAAGTGATATTAGTTTTACTTTTAATATCGCAACAGATCCCAATATCTTTAGAATAGAATGTGATCTTTTTAATATTCGACACCTTATTAATTTTTTTATTCATACTAGAATCAAGGACACTATTTTTATTATCAAGCCATAGATTATATTTTAATTTTTTGACAAGGTGATTAGATAAACACCTACCTAATCCAATAGTTTCTCCTTTTCGAGTAGGCTCAGAGTATCCTGGCCAATAATATAATTTATCAGTAGGCATATTATAAACATACAGATCTAATAGTCCGATAAAGTCATATCCTGCGATCATATATTCATAATATTTAGTTAATATTGATTCATCTAATATATCATCTGAGCCAATTATTATAATATAATCAAAGTCTATAGAGCTGCATAGAGAACTACCATAATTCCATTTATTTGATAATGGTAAATTGTCATAATTATGATAAATAAAGGAGCTGTGATCTTTAAATATGTCATAATTGCTATTATCACTATCGATTACGATGTTAATAAACTCAAATAAATCTTGGGTTTTATTTTGTATATCTAGTAGATTATCTCTAAAAATTTTAGTGATATTTGGTCTATTCCAAGTACAAGTTAAAAATATTATTTTAGGCTTTATTTTAGACTTCATTTATGTTAAATTATTTTATAATCAGCAAGAACACAGTATTTTTCTATATTAGGAGTATCCCTAGATCTAACTATTTTTTGTACATTTGTTCTATACTCTCCGCCGAACCCATATGTGGTGGCACCGGCCGTCAAACTATTTTTATGTAATCTACGTAGATACGTAGGGAGGTCAGCATCTATTAAAGTTAAGCCAAGTAGTTTAAATCTAATTTTAAGATCACTGTCTGCTCCACATCGCCATTGTTCAAAACCATTAATTGATACAAAATTAGATTTATTAAATATGATACCGCCGTCTGGGTTATAGGTTTTTTGCTTTTCTTCTCTGTATGGATGAGTAAAGTTACAGCCCATAGCAAAAACACAAGAATTATTTTCTAATAGACTTAAATTATGTTCAATGAAGTTTTCTTCCATTATGTCATCTGCTCCAAATATAGAAATCGATTGAAACTTACTCAGTGATATCAAGGTGTTGAAGACTAGATATGGGCCAGAGTTAGTAGGAAACCATATTACTTTTAAATTTCGAATAGTGTCCTTAAACTTACTAACTTCAGCTAAAGTAGATGGACAGCCATCTATTCCAACTAATATTTCATAATCGTTAAACTCTTTAAAATATGTCTGGTTGTCTATTGAGACTAAGCATTCCTTAATATACAAGTCAGCCGCAAATGCTGAAATTATTATGCTTATTTTACTTTTATTATTTACCTTTTTCACTTTACTTACTTTTTTTGATGGTTATGCGCGATGTGCTTCTTTTTTTCAATGCTTCTTCTTGAATTATAGTCTAAATAAAGATATTCTTGGTGCAACGGAGGTCTGCCTTTTCCACCAGGATTATATCGATCCATTTGAACTGCATATTCAGGAACAGTAACATACTGGTTCCTTCGAACCAACTTTGTTTTATTTGCTTTACCACAGAATGGCCCAGCGAAATATCCCATTTTTAGGTTAGCCGGAAGACTAAACTTTCCGGCAGCATCGTACAATTTTCGACTAACTATACTAGCGCCAAGCCCTGTTGCCCGTATCCTATGCGTCGTTTCATCGATCTTAGTCGATTGATCGTAACTTTTTAATTGAGGAATGTTAAAAAAAGTAACTATTCCACAGTCGTTAAATTTATTTAAAATACTAAGTGAGGCAGTATCCCATCCCCTATGAAACCAAATATCATCACACGCCATCACAAAATATTCAGAAGAAGTTTCTCTGATTATTTTATTGAATGATTCAGCACTTCCTAGGTTTTCAGAGTTAATTATGACTTCATCGATTTTACCTAACTTTTTCATTTTAAGTAGCCATTCATTTGTACCATCGGTAGAATTATCAGATATTACAAACAGTCGATATGGAATTTTAGTCGACGCCAATATTGACCATACACACAGCTTAAGATATTCAAGCCTATTGTAAGTAACTACACATATATCTACTGTTTTAGAATTCATCATTTATTTCTTAATATTTTTTTGAGTCGACTTCGTACAATTGATAAATTATTTCCATGAATAATCCATTTATTATAACCTGTACCTAAATTAATTACTGAATTTGCAAGTTCATACATTTGACCATGCTGTTTTACAAGAACATGATGTATGACATTTTTTTGACATAGACTTAGGAACATGGAACATCGAGTATTATGATACCTAGACAATGTTGATTCTGCACCAGTCGAATATGCGACTCTAATTGGCTGAGTATGTATAATAAATGTGTTATGCATGGTTATGTTTTTTACATACTCCTTTTGTATTGCAGCGACATACTCCTGTGACATCCAATCATCACAATCATGTCGAGTTTGTATATGACACTTGTGCTCAATACAATATTGTAATAGCGAAGCAACTCCATAAATTGGAACAAATGGAAAATCGAGTTCCTTTTGTAAGTATTCAGTATCTGCTCGATTCGTAAGTAACACCCAAGTAAAATTCTTTTGTTTTTGTGACTTTAATGCAGGAATTAGGACAGCCTTTGTAATTTCCAAATACTTATTAAGAAGCACACGATCTTTAAAATTCAATTTTGTTACAATAATATGATTCATCATTAATTTATTTTTTTTAATTTATTTTTTCTAATGGAGTTGTTTTCTTAATAATTGGAATTTTCCAATTTTTATTTGCTTTAATCCATGCACTATTTGCTTTTCTAAGACCTGAGCCATACCCTGTCCTTGAAGTGTTAGTTAGGCTCTCTGCATGGATTCGACGATAGAATAGGCAGTGATTAATTTCAATAGTGTGCAGGTTATTCGCGAGACTCCGTTTAATAAATTCAGTATCAGCACCGCATATCCAAGGCTGAAACCCACCTACTTTTTTAAACGTTGCTGCAGGTATGAAGAAGACTCCATGTGCAACCTTTGAATTTATATTAATTGACCTACTTGGATCGGCATTATTCTTAAAATTTGTGTATTTGAATCTTATTTGAGAAGATCCATTATTGTGTGTTGAAAGCATGGTAAACAGTGAGTCTTTCATAATATCATCAGCATCAAAAAATAAGATATTTGAATAGTTGATATGCTCGACTAAACTATTTCGAATAATATAGGGTCCAACTGACTTATTCGTTCTAAATATTTTTAAATTTAGATATTTTTCTTGAATTTGAGTTAATTTAATTAGAGTAGAGTCACAATTATCGACTCCAACTAATATTTCAGTCGGTATTGTTAAACATCTCATAGAATCTAGACAAGCTTCAATATAGTCACTCGCTTTATGTGCAGGAATAATTATACTGATTCCATCAAGCGGCACTCCACTACGAGTTGAAAGAGGCAGCGGTTTCTCTTTACGATCTAGTTGCGTTTTAAGATCCAGTTGCTTTTTACGATATGGTTCATCTTTACGACTCGGTGGAATAGTCGGTGGGCTGATTTTAGTAAATGAACTTGGCCTTAATAGTTTCTGAGAAATAATATGATTTTTATGTAACCATACCAGGTTTATTCTAGTATATTTTTGTGCGGTTGAGCCAAATGTGTCAAATGTTATAAATTGCGCCCCGGCTAATTTCCCAGTTAACTGATGAAATTTTGAATCAATAAATTCTGAAGACATATATGAGATGCCGGTAGAATCAACAGCTTGATCTAAAATATATTTCTTTAACTCGCCGGAAGCTAAGAATTTTGAAATAGTTAGAGGTCTGGCTAAATAAAATAAATTTAGATCGCGTGAGGCAGTAAATGTATTTGCTGAAAGAATGTCGGTTACGGCACTAAAAAAGATACTTGAACTTGAAAAGAACAATATATTAGATAGTTCTAAATTAAATAGAGCGAATCGCAAATCTGAATAGAGTTCAGCACTAGTATTTTGACGAGATGAAACATTCAAATATTTTGCAAAGACTGGATCTCCAGTAACATCGAGGACTTCGACCTTTGGATAAATCGATCGAATTATCTCAATGTTTCGATCAGATACCGGCAAACTCTGATGAGATATAAGATATATCGTACCGTTAAACCACTTATTTGTTTCAATAAAGCTAAAAACGCTCGTTCGAGTAAAATGAAACGAGGTATCACTAATTTCAGTTGCAATATTAATGTTCATTAAATTGGTCTAGTTCTTTTTGAGTGTCAACATCAATTGTGTTAGATATTGGATAAAATACCGTAGTATCGCAGTAGAGATTACTATTTAGATTATATGTTTTACCTGCGATAAATATTGAAATAAAATGACTTATTTCAAAGACCTTTGGATAATCTTGACGTCGATATAGGTCATGTGTGACAAGTTGTCGTCCAAATATTCCATCTACTCCATGTTCACAAAGACAAAGATATGGATGTACCGGTGCTTCTTTTTTACACAGCAGTGAATCAGTTAATCCGCGGTGATAATACTCTAGGAAGAAATTAATAGCTGATTCAATATCCTCCCAAGTACGCTGAGGATAGGTTAGGTAGAGCGTCACAATTAATTCTTCCGGTTTAGTATGGATTGAATTAATCACATGCATAAGAACATCTCGAACAGAAGTATTATCTTCTGCCAGTTCATCCGGTCGACGAATAACAGTAAATCCATAATCTTTTGCCTGCACACTAATTATTGGGTCATCAGTTGTTACAATAACTGAACTTATTAAGTTTTCAGGTATAGTTTTAGCAGTATGTTCAAAAAGAGTACGATTTTTAAGAGGTAACCCCTTCGATCCAAGTCTTGCTGGAATAATTATTTTCATAGTTTATCGAATTGATCGAGAGTTATTTTTGGTAGGTCAACCAGACTTTGCTGGCTAAGATTATATAACGAAACTCCACGTTTTTCAAGTTCAAGTTTTAAACTAAAATAGGCAGAATTTACTTTTTTAAGATAATTTATTTGAATTACCGGATGGGCTCCATCTTTTGGATTATAGAAGTGTCCATTTGTAAAATCGACGCCAATTAATCCAATATTCTTTGCACCAAGCTTATATGCAAGCCCAATTGCAGTATAGGGTGAATTAACAAAATGGTCGATTCGATTTGGATCATCAAGATGTTTGATTGCCTTTGAACCAAGCTCAAAATTTACTAAATTTTTATGCCGCCAGCCTTTTGCACAAGTAAAAAGGTATTTTGCGGTTGATTCATTGACTAGCTTACGCCGTCGATCTACACCAAACCGGTTTGGATGATCAGTAACGACTAAATAGGTTGGTTGAAATAGTGCAGGCACGTCATTTACGCCGATTGTAATATATTTAGAGTGAACAGCCTTGAATGGAAGTAGAGACATGCCACAGCCACATACTACAATATTTTCACCTTTGTGTATACCGATAAATTCTCGTAAATTTTTAATTAAAACTGACACAGGTAGAACTTTTTCTTTTTTTTTTATACAATATAGATGACAAAAAGTTTAGACAAATGGATTATTATTCGATATTAGGTATTCCAAAAACAGCAACATCGGCTGAAATTAAAAAAGCATATCGTTCGCTGGCTTTAAAACATCACCCTGATAAGAATCCAGAGGATAAAGCAGCAGAGGATAAATTCAAATCTATTGTAGAAGCATACGAAGTTCTCAGTGATGAAACAAAGAGAAAACACTATGATTTGCCAAAACAGAGTACACATACTACCTATAACTATGATGAATTCGTCAAATCATATGGCGGACAGTTTTCATCAAGTCAGTTTAGACAATCTCACGAAACAAGTAATAGTCGAAGCCGTGCATCTCAGGGTAAACAGCATACTCCGCCGCCAAGTACAGCATATTTAGACATAACTGTGAATGATATAAGTGCGCTATCTGATGCAATACTTGGAAAGAAGATTGAATTGTCATATACTCGAAAAAAGATACGATATAGTGGACAGGCCGGTGAACTTATTACTTATATTAGAGAAGATGAAGAGAAGGAGATTAGTATTCAATTAAGTTTACGTAAGACTTATCTTCAAATCAAACGAGAAGGTTCTAAATACTTTGCAAAAGTTCGAGTAACCAAACTTGGAAATGAAGATGTGCATACTCGTCGAAATATTTGGGGTGATATTGAACAGGTTCCAATTTTTGGAGATCTTTATGTTGAGATTGGATTTGATGTTCCAGAAAATATTGAAATAGTTGACAATACAATTGTACATCGTGTTGAAATTCCGCTCTATAAAGTTGTTACAAAAGACTCAAAAATTCGTATTGAAACTATCCTTAATAAAAAATATGATGCTGAAATAAATCAGCCGAGAAGCTTAACTGATCTTAAGTTCATATTACCGTCAGAAGGAATACTCAATGCCGCTGGCATACTTGGAGACTATCTCATTAAGTTTGATATAATTACACCAGATCCAACCAAATTAAATAAAGAAGAAAAAGAAACATTCTTATCCTTATTAAGCACTATTTAATAGTGCCTATGAATTTTTTAATATAAGCCTTAATAAATAATAAAAAAATTTAAGACTTTGCTAAATTCAAAAAATAAGTTAAGTGATCCAGTTGTCCTTATCATTGAGAATGTCGGTCAGGCACTTCAAGTACAAACCAGTGGACAAACCGGTACCGTTTTAGAAGGAGTTTGCGCAGTATTCGGTGAAATGAATAACAATCGTAGAGTTTATGAAAAGAACGAATACTTGCCACATCTTGGATATCTTAATGAAAAGATTACTAAGAAGCAGTTAGTTGGGACACTCGACCACCCACAACATTTTGAACCAAAGTTAACAGAAGCATCACATATTATTGAAAAACTAAACTATGATGGTGATAACCGAGTCTTTATTAAACTTAGGATCCTAGAAAACACTCCTACTGGAAAAATTGCAAAAGCTCTAATTGATGGTGGAGTACAATTATCAATCTCTTCAAGAGCAGCAGGAACAGTGAATGAAAGTGGTCGTGTTACATTACAAAGAATATTTACATATGACCTAGTTGGTGAGCCGGGTTTCACTGAAGCTATTTTAAAACAAACAGTAAGCGAATCGTTGAAAAGCGAATTCCAAATGATTACTGAAAGTTATAGTCACCTAAAAGAAGTTTCATTTATTTCTGCTAAAAATTTAGTTGATGTATCTGAAAGTTTAAATTTTGCAGATAATTTCAAAGTTTATAAGATAAATAATTCAAATAAAGAGTTAGGAAGCATCTTCCAGTCGACTCCAAAAACACAAAAAAATAGCACAACAATGGCCGATTTTGTAACAAGAGAACAAATGGATCAGTACTCAGAAGTCTTAAAAAATCAGTTTTCTGGTATTAAAAAAGAATTAAGCGCACATAAAGTAGTACTTGAGTCTGCTGATTCTGGTACTCGTGAATTAAAACTTGCAGGTTTCGTTAATTATTTAGCAGAACAACTTGAAGGAGTTATTAATTATGCTGATTATATTTCTAATAAGCTTAATGAGTCAATTAAATATACTGAGCATGTTGCAGAAACTTCGAACAACAGTATTGAATACACTAATTATGTTGGTGAGAAATTAAATCAAAGCATTAATCACCAAGATTATATGACTGAGAAATTAAATCAATCGATTAATTACGCAGAGTATATTAAAGAAAACTTAAACAATTCACTTAAATACCAAAACTACCTAGCTGAAGAGTTAGACAAAGGATTACAGTATACTGAGTATGTTGCAAATGGTTCAAACAAAGGAATTGAATATGCTGAGCACTTAGCTGAGAATATTAACCTAAATCGTGAGTATCAACAATATGTTGCTGAGAAATTAAGTCAAACTATTGGTTACACTGAATACCTTGCTGAATCATTAAATGATGGTGGTACCGCTACTCAAAAACGTAATGTTCTTGGATCAGTTTCTAAAATTAACGAATCAACTACAGTCGATTCACTAGTTTCTAAAATTGATAAAGTTATCACTGAAGTAAATGATAAATCAGCAAAAGCAGTTCTAGAAGGTAAATATCCATTCTTAAAAGTAATAACTGAAGCTAAACGAAAAGCATTTTATGCTCTTGACTCTGAGACAAAGCACTCAATTGTTGAAACAATTAATGCATCAGTTTGGTTTAGTGAAGCAGATGTTGTAAACATTATGGAAGCAGTAATTACTCACAAAAATGCAAAGGTTCCAGCATACATCAAATTTATGCCAGCTGAATACAAGCAAGCATTCGAATCGATGACTGTGAATGAAAAAGCAAAAGTTGCAGCAAAATCAGACCTATATAACATAAAAACTCCGTATCAAGCTAAATATTTCTGGGACGATTTAGATCTTAGAGGCATGAACGAAAGAATTGAAATAGCAAAAAATAACACAAAAATAAAAGCACAACTCAACGAAAGTCAAAGTACAGAAGGCCTAGTACCTGTAAATCAGGTGGTTGAGATGCAGAGAGGTTACTCTCAAGGTTATATTGAGATGATTCAGCGCCAAGCTGATTATCGCAAATAATCAATAATTCAAAAAAAAATCAATTTAACACAATGGCACGTACAAAAATTTTCAAACGCTCAAGCGATGCTCGCTTAGCATCAACTTGGAAACCTGTTCTTGAAGGATATGGTGCAGATATGACTAGAACACCATGGTTAGCGGAATACGCTCACAACCATGCAATCTTCGATAATGCAACTCCTTTATTTGAACAAGCTCCAGGCTTATTCTTCCAACAACCAGCTTCTTTAGGCGGTTATATGGGAGCAGCACAAGCACCATCTAATGCGATGACTCCATTCACTAATGGATCAAAAAACAGTTTTGCACCAGATGCAAACGGTTCTGGTGATAAATTTCCATCATTGCTTCCTGTAGCTATTCAAGTTGCAGCTAAGACAATTGGATTTGACTTAGTTCCAGTTATCCCAATGGATTCTCCAGTAGGATTCCTTCCGTATTTAGATTATCTTTATACTGGTGGTAGACTAGACAGCGAATTCGAACCATTTATGGTTAAAATCACTGGTGTAACTGCAAATGATTTCGCAGGAGACTTAACTCCAGGAGATGTATTAAACCACACTGCTGAAACTGCAGGTTATGATTTCGTAGGATATTCAAGAGTAGATGGTAATCTTATCTTAAGAGTATTAACTGACGGTGCTACAACATCTGTTGCTTCTGACCTAGTTGGAACTATTACCGATATCGGTGGTATTTTAACAGTTGGAGCAGTTGTACTTGCAGATACACAAGTACAATTAGTATCTGCACTTGAAAACCATATTTCTGGTTTCACTTCAGTATCTGATGCTGCTTATGCTGGAACAGCATTTAATGGCCCATTCCTTCCATCAACTGGATCGGTACCGGGATCAATGAAGAGAGATGTAGCTGAACAATCTAAATTCCGTCAAATGGGTCTTAGAATGTTCACTAAGTTCGTAGAAGCAGAAGGTGACCAAGTTTCTATCTCTGCAACTGTAGAGCAAATCCAAGATTTAAACCGTGTATGGAACTACGACGTTATCTCTATGTTAGAGAATGTTGCAGTTAACGACATCGCTCAATCAATCAACAAACGTATAACTGATCGTATCTTCACAATGGGAGACGCTCACACAACTGAAGTTGGTTTGGTAGAAGGTGCTGGAATCACTGATTTAGATCTTAATGGCGGTACAGGTGGATTCGAAAACGTTTCTACATTACAACGTCGTTTAGTAACAAAAATTCTTGAGCTTGCTAACTTAATCTACCACAGAGGTCGTTTTGGTGCTGCTACTTTCATTGTAACAAATGGTCGTATTGCATCTGCACTTGCTGATGTAGCTGGTTATTCAATCGCTCAAGTTCCAACTGATATGGCTGGAACTGCAGGTAACCTTTACCCAGCTGGTAAAGTTTACGGAGTTCAAGTTTATGTAGATCCTAACTTACGTTGGGGAGATACACGTATTACGCTTGGACGTAAAGGTGCTGACGAAGAGCCAGGAGTAAAATTCATGCCGTATATCATGGCTGAGTCACTTCAAACAATTTCAGAGGGAACATTCTCTCCAAAAATTGGTATGAAGTCTCGTTATGCTATCACAGAAGCTGGATGGCATCCTGAAACTCAATACTTAAGCATGAACATCATCGGTGACGTTGGAGTTCTTACTGGTAGTGTTGCACCAAACAACTTAAGCTAATTAAATTAGTATATAGTTTAGAAAGAGGATCTTCGGATCCTCTTTTTTTGTTTAAGGAGATAAATAATAAAAACATTTAATTAATGGCAACAATTACGTCAACTTTTTTAGGAATTCAAGCTCAGTTTAAAGTATTTCACTGGCAAACAGGCTCATATGCTAAACACCAAGCATTTGGTAGTATCTATGAAGAATTCGATGGGTTAACCGACCGTTTCATGGAAATATACATGGGAAAATACGGAAGAGTTGCTCTTGAAGGAGAAGAAGATTCTATTCAGTTAAGTAATATTGGCGAGGTTAACATGGGAACCTATCTTGAAACTCTTACTGAGTTCCTATTGTCCTTTAATAACAAATTAAACGAACAACGAGACAGCGATCTATTAAACCTCAGGGACGAGATGCTTGGTGAACTTAACAAGCTTAAATATCTATTAACATTAAAATAACTAACCTAAATGTCATTTATCAATTGGGGTTCAGAGAGCCCAGAACAATTAGCAATTAGAAAGCAGATCGAGGAGCAGGCCCTGTACAAACACTGGACAGATCCTTTTAAATCACGCAGAATATTTTTAAGTTTTGGTTTTATCTTAAAATACGAAGAGTTAGGCCGAACTAACGACGATCCTCGAGTAAGGTTAAGTCAAAGAATCGAAAGGTATTTTCAATAAAAAAGATTAGAATATAGTAACTTTGTTTTCTCTTTTAGAGATTGCGCAATTGGCATATTTTTTATTTTACTACTTCTTCATATTTTTTCCAAGTAACTTCAATTCCATCATCATTTGCCTCGGCACCAGTCGGCATAGCCAAGAGAATATTACCATCTGCATCTTTTGCGATTGCAGTAAAGCCAAATCCTTCACAGATAATTGTGGTGTAGTGTTCGGGTTGTAATCCATCTGCAATTTCAACGATATCAAAATCGGGTATAAATTCATCGTGTAGGTCACAGTATTGTTTTGAAAATTCTGCCATATGTTATTTGTTTTTAGATAATTATTATACTAAATAGTCGAGGTTAAGTGTATATTATGTAGTAATTATTTTTATGCAGGTATCGTAAATCGTTAATATGTTTTAACTAAAGCTTTACGAAGTTCCTGAAGATCTTCTCTGTACATTTGAGTATGTTCCCGCTTCTTGATTTCTTCTAATTCTTTCTCTTTAGCAAAGCAATCACCCAATAAATCTTCATATGTCTCTTTGGTTAGGGTATGAATTGGCATTGCGAGAAGATATGAATATGAACCATTTATTTCTTCAAAATTAGCAACTTGGAGAAACAGGATAATCTCTTTTTTAGGTACATTATTAATCTTTAATTTACCGCTAATGATTGCCTTAATAAATTCCGCTTTATTTGTAAGCACCATCATCTCGTGCGTCAATCGATTAATTAGAAACTCCTTACGCTTGATATAATACGCCAATCTAAATTTGACAAAATATTGAATTATCTCAGTTACACTATTAAAAATCTTAAGATTACCATTTTCATCAAGTACTGTAAAATTTTCAGACTGTCTTTCTTCCATTTTTAAAGTTCGGTCTAATCTATTAGAATCAATTAATAATTTAAGATCTTCACGTCTAAATTTAAGAACGTAATTGATATTGGATCGACAATTATTGTCATAGCTGGCAAGACGTCGAGTATCTTCTAATGTGCTAAGTAATAAATCAAACTTTTCATATGTAGCAGATGGTGGTAGTTCACTTATGTCTATAGTAGAAGTATTTTTAATTTCATATTTACCTCTAAATGCCCAGGCCAGGTGATTTTCTGGGTCCTGTGTACAGCTGCCACTAAATCCATAGTACCATGGAGCGGGTTCACTATATTTCTTTCCATCTAATTCTTTGATACAGGCATCAATTAGATCAAGCGGATTACGATTTAAGATATTTGTTGCAAAACCTACAGCAATTCCACTACCGCCATTTAAGAGCACAGTTGGAATAATAGGTAAGAAAAATTGAGGTTCAATTTCATTACCCTCTTCATATCGTGAAGTAAGTAGATCAAAATCCATATATAACAATCTAAAGTTCTTATGTAGTTTAGTAGAGATATATCTAGGTGCACCAGCTTCAGGAGAACGAAGAGAACCAAACTGTCCTATTTCTTCGAGAACTGGCATTGAATTTTTAAATTTCTGAGCCATTCCAATAATTGCACCACTCAATGATGAATTATGAGTTACAATCTTTGCAGAAGATCCTATTACAAAGTTATGATGCGTATCAACTGTAATATCATAATATTTTTTTGGAGCGGTTAATTTATTTATTTTTATTGACTTAATTTTCATATTAAAGATTATTAATTATAAATTTTTTACAAAGTTTGATATTTTCTTCCGGAGGAACATCACTCCAAATTTCCAATAGTTTAAAGCCTTTTCTAAGAGCGGAATTATTTTTAAGTGTAGTCTTTCTTATATTTTCTTTGCTGGTTTCTCCAGTGAAAGCCGATCGCCATTCATTTAATTTAGCAAGGTCCCAATTTGGGTTTGCATGAAAACCTACTCCATGGAACTCAATTATTATTTTTTTAGATCTAATACATAAATCATAAAAATATATTTTTTTATTTGAACTAATGAAAAATTCAGACTTTTCATCAATACCGATATATATGTCCAAATCTAAAATATTTTGATCTTTACAAAATTGAACAATTGGTTCAAAAACCTTTAATGACTCAAATGACGCCTTTCCAAATATTCCTAATCGTGGGTCATATCCTAACGTATTAATAAATTCATTATGTTTAATCCACCATTTATTTTTTAATATTTCTGGATTATCGATTAGCGTTTTAGTTAGAGTTTTTCTTTTTTTATTTTTTATTATTTCGCATTTTGATATATTATCTACTGAATATCGACTCAGTATAGTTTTCTTTATTGACTCTTTAACGTCACTCCTTTGAAAAACATTAGACACACCATGCATCTCAACCATCCTATTTTCAAAATTTTGCCTAGATAATGAGTCCTTGCAGAAATTATGAATTGCTCCTTGAGTTTGAATAAGAGTTTTTTGAGTTAATTCTTTAGCACAATTTATTGAACATGTTCTATTTTGATGGTGTTTAAATTGGGTTTTACAATTTTCACAATTTCGTATTTTTCTGCAATCTTGACAGGTTTCTAAATATCGGATAGGATCTTCCTTTATTTTTTTTATATTTAGATATTTACTATTCACAAAACTACTTTTACACAATTTACAAGTATTCATAACTTCGCGCTTTATTTTATTTATTACGCTAAATATCACCATGGAGATAAATTATGATTTTAAATTTAAAATATCGTCATCTTCTTTTAAATCTTTAGCTTCGATCCATCCCCTGGCAGTCAAGAAAGGATGATTGCCTGTACATTTGAAAATACTTCCATTTTCCATTTGAATTTCATATTCAACATCAGTAATTTGTCCAATTCTAGGAGAGTGGCCAATTGCTTCTACAAATTTTGAAGAAGATTCATCATATGCAACAACCTTAAGTTTAACATTTTTATATTTATCAAACCAGTCTTGGAGTGTAATGTATGCTCCATCACTTAAAAGTATTTCGGTGTCTGGATCAAGACAATCGCCATGATGATAGTGTGCATCAGCTGCAACTTTACCGGCAAGTTGAAATATTTTAAGCGGTTTTTCGCTACCGTTTCGCCAAACCCTGTCTGCAACAAAGATTACTTTACGTTGAGTCGGTTTAAATCCATCAATTACGGATGGAATTGCACGTTCTTCTACAACATAGACTGCGTACTCTCGATAATCTTGATCAAGATATTGAGTCACTGTTTTTATTTCGGTATTATTTGCCATTATTCTTCTGATTTATTAAATGTATGCATCCAATTATAATTACCACACTGTTCGCAAGTAGAAGGTTCCTTTTGAACTGCCTCATTAACTTTCCAAGCACCACGTGAAGTAATTATTTCAAGGATCGCTAACCAATCTCGCTGATCTAGTGAAGCATGTATTTTAGAAAGCTCAGACACAACATCAAGTTTGATTTTATCAACAGCATCAGCCGTTCTAGTATCATATTCATCAAGATGTAGAGATTCTCCGTCAATAGATACAATTGGCCCATAACAGCCGTCCCCGTATTCAATTTTATGTATGCTCATATTTATATTTTATTAACTTTCGATATTTTTAGGCTTATTTAAAATTCTTATAAATTATTATACTGTTCACATAATTCGTCTTTTGTTATCCAACATACTGTACCTTTACTTCTATTTTCTTTAGATGGAAGTGATTGTAAATTAATTATAGATCCTATAATTTTCGTAGGAATAGTATTAATAAATCCTTCATGTATAGAGTATATATGATCGATGTGATTTCCAGACCGTGATCTATTTTCCAATAACCAGTATGCATCATAATAGCCTATTGAAAAATATGTATGTTTCCATACTTCTCTTTTATATAAAAGAAATGGTTTGTGGTTTTCATCTGAAATCTGTGTTCCTATTAAAATCCGAGTATCCTTTGTTTTTTTAATTCTGGCTTCAATATCTATTTTAAACGGATGATCTACACCATATCTAGATAGAAATATTTTCTTTTTTTTAATTCGTACTTGTTCTACTTGTGATGCATTATCTACTCCATATTTTTTATTCATTCCGGATTTTAATTTTAGTTGAGTTGATGGCTTTTTCATATTTTCACTTGCCCATTGTCTATACTCAGGCTTTTGCATAAACTTTCCATTTACATCTTCTAAATAACATTTACGACATCTACTTCCTAAACTATGGCGTTTAGGCGAACATAAATATTCTCCATGGCGGGTACAAATAATAATTACTGGATCATTATTTGTTTTAAAAATGACTTTTGAATAATCATAAATTTCACCATGAACAGCTTTAAATCTTTCTAAAATTATATCGTTAGTTAACGGCTTTCCTCGTACTCGTTTAGGGCTTTGCGGCATTATGTTTATTATTATTTATCTAGCGAGTCCTTGTTTAAGTTAAGTATTCTTTCTTTTCTAGGAGCCGAGTCAGACCCGAACCATGCATCTAAAGATTCTTTGTAATGTATGTCATTTTTAATTTGTACTAACTTTGGATTTCTAATTATTTCTGAATATTCTGCCGATTCCAATGCGGCAAGTCCTTTCTTATACTCGACATTCCATCCAGCGACTTTATTCCTAGTCTGCCACTTATCAAATTCGTCATTTGTATAAAAACTAAGCGAATCTTTGCCTTTTTTAGCGACAACTAGTGGAGTCATCACTTTATAGATCCTACCTTGGTCAAATAATTCTGGCCAGAATCGATTGAAGAAATTAATTAAGGAAGCGGCGATATGGTTTCCGTCTGGATCAGCATCTGTGTAGATATAAACCCTACCATACCGTAATCCTTTAGGTTCTTCACCAAGTTTTAGACCAAGTGACGCCATTAGCTGCACAGCTTCATCATTTTTGATAATTTCAGAGCTTTTCATCTCACTTACATTGATAAATTTACCTTTAAGTGGAAATGCACCGATTGTTTGAGTGTCTCTGAACTGACGTACTGCTGAAATTGCACTTAGTCCTTCATAAATACCTAAAATACAGATTCCGCGATCGCCTTTACGTTGAGCATCAATTAATTTTAATATTTTTGTCTTGTCTAGAGCACTATTTAGCTTTCTAAGTTCAGCACGTTCCTGCGCTAGCGCTTTTTTCTCAATCCAATCAAGTACTGAAGCTATTATTTCAGATTTGAATATTGTTTTTGCTAACTTTTCAGTAAGTTCATGTCGAGTTGCAAACTCTTTCTGTTCAGTTATTAGTTTCTCTTTGGTTTGAGAACTAAATGCAGGGTTCATTACTGTACAGTCAATAAATAGTGACAAGTAATTACGAATATCACTCGGTTTGACTTCAACTCGGTGCTTCTTCTTAATCATTTCACGTAATTGCGCAATTAATTGATTAACAATATACTCTACGTGAGTTCCGCCATCTTTTGTGTGTACTGAATTTACAAAACTTATATTACAAAATCCATTTTCTGATTTTGCAAATGCAATTTTCCAATCTTTTGACTCTTCATAGAAAAATTCTTGAGTGTAGAGCTTGATATATTCTTCAAATGTCTTAAAACGAAGAGTATGTTCGCTCTTCTTACCTTGATAGATGCTTGTAAACTTAACTGTGAGTCGATTATTGCAGGCAGCAACATCTAGGCATCGCTTAAACATTATTTGAAACGAGATAGTATCGATCGAGTTCATTTTAAATCGCTCAAGGTCAGGGATATATGTAATTTCCGTAAATCCTCTCTTGGCTGAAGTAATTACTGCCTTACTTCTCTTGTGCATGTTATCAGTAAACTCTTGATCAAATCTGTTTTTTCCATCGCAAGTTGAAACTGAAAACTTTTTACTGAAGATATTTGTTAATGTAGAACCTACACCATTTGTTCCAGCAACAGTTCGCTGTTCAGTATCATCAAAATTTGAACCGGCTTTAAGATTAGAGAAAATCATTTCGGGAATCCACTCTTTATGGACTGGATGCTTCTCTACTGGAATTCCACCATTATCCCAAATTGACAGAGTATTTGTGTCTCTGTTAATTGTGACTCTGATTTCATTTAGTTTTAGGTTACGGCGATGCTCATCAACTGAGTTTGAAATAATTTCATCAAATAATTTTAGAAATCCTGGATTGTAGGTTACTTCTTCGTTCCACACTTTCTCTCCATCAAATAGATATTGTTCTCCAGTGTGTGGAGAGATTGAGCCAATATACATAACCGGACGAAGCAATACATGCTCAATGTCTGTTAGCTTTTGATATTTTTGTTCTATTCCTTTTTGTTTAGCCATTTATTTCTTTGCTAACTTTTTTATATTTAGTGCATCTAAAAAATATTGAGGCACTGCTTTATTATTTAATATCTGATCGAAGCATTCATCTAAGATATATGTCTCTGCCCAATCATCATCGTTTCTAATAGATCTACCATATGCTTGAAGAAGATCAATTAGGGTCTTCCAATTATACCAATCTGGGCGAGTCTCTAATCTCTTCTTTATTTTTGTACTAACTAAATTAGGAAAAGGTACTTTTAGGATTATTTGAAAGCGAGAATAGTCATCTTTTAAATCAACACCATTAATCATCGATGGAGATACTAATACAGTTTTAAATTGAGAACTTAAATGTTTTTCTAAAGATTTTTCTCGAGTTAGTGAATCGTGGAAAATAAGTCGGTCATCCTTGACTGTACTTTTTATCCAATTACTGAATTCATAAGTTGATGTATGAATAATACCCTTGTTCTCTTTATTCTTCTCCAATATTTTTTGTAGAATTGGAATTGCTCGAGTAAATGATTCTTGTTTGTTATAATAAGACATTTTACCAAACTTTAGATAAATTACTGGGCGGTTAGTCGACTCGAATGGACATGGTAGGGCAAGATATGTTGAGTCATCTGTACTTATTCCCATTAAGAATGAAAAAAGTGATCTATCAAGTAGAGTACCTGACATAAAAATAACATGGTCATAGTGGTCCCAAAACATTTCAGTAAGGTAGATATTACCCCAAATCGGTTCAACTAGAATTTTAGTTTTACCATACTGATCTAAATCCTTTTCAAATGTCCAATTTGCAGCGTAATTCTCTTTGTCGTTCACAAATCTGTTTATCTTACACATTGATTTATCAACGTGATCAGCTTTCTTGATAAGGTCTAATTTTTTAGTACGACTTCTAGTGTCTTTTGCTTCATCGAGTAGAGTAGCAGCTTCTGAGGCCAGCAATGGAACCAGAATAGTTGCTGCATATTCTGATAATTCTGTCAGATTAGAGATTCCGTCGAGGTCCCGTTCCATCCATGGCTGCCAGATGTTTAGTATCTTTAGACTGCGTTCTGAAAAAGAAGAAGAAATAAAATCACAAAATGCTTCTTCAAAAGAGTGAGCCTCATCAATTATTAGCAGTTTCGAATTTCTCTCTGCTAGTAAATCTGGAGAATACATTGCATATGATGTAATAAGATGAAAATTAGTAAGACTCAGTGGATTTCGAATAAAATACCCTTGAGCAATTTTATATCCACACGCTTCACATTTTTTACCGGCAGCTTTATTTAGGATTTGTGAGTCGCCGCAGCCCATATTCTGTTTTTTACACCAATAATTGTTTTTGCCCTTGAGATTAGCGATAAAATCAAAGTCTCTGATGTATTGGTCTTGTAGAAGTTTGGTATTTGTTACAATATCCATCTTTGCCTTCTTATTGACCTCACGACGATACCACTCTGCGATCATGATTGCAGCATATGATTTACCGACACCGGTTGGTGCGTCAATCATTATGAATTTTTTGTTAGAAGCAACAGACTCCTTAACGAAATCAAGTATTGCGGTCTGCTGTTCTCGTGGAGTAAACTCCAACTTAATTTCTGCCATATATTGATTATTTACTACTCTTATCGAAAGTAGTTTTGATTTACTTGACCTTTTCTGAGTCAGCGACGCGTAATCCATAACCTAAATCAAAGAAAGAAAATTCCTTTTCTGCTGATTTTTTGGTCATGTGAAAAATTCGTCGAGCTTCACCGATAAACCAGGCTTTCCAGACAGCATGCTGTTCTTCAGTTATCGTATTGTTTGAGAACCATGAGTCATGATCAGTTTCTAGGACGGACTTATCGACCCCAGCTATTTCAAGCTGCTTGTGAACTGCACTAAGTGCAAAGGCTTCACGTTTTGTTCGTTTTATCATAAATATTGATATTTAGTTTTTAGAATAGTATAAAGTTCTTTTAATCGATATGATTGGTGCCTAGTAAATGATAGTTTTACTAGCTCTGTAAAATCATTTTTTAATAATTCTTCAAGTTCTTCTCTGGTTGTTGCACTATGTACTTTTTCTTCAAATTCATTACAGTATTTATGTAGATACTTTGCAACGCTAGCAAAATATATTGCAGCTAATAGAAAAAGAGATAATAGTGTTGCCACGCCACTAATAATATACCAGCCAACCTCCGGTAAAATAAATTGATAGCATATTTTAACCATTATGAGACACAATATCTCAAATATTATAAAAAGTTGCCAATAGGCTGCGGTTTCTAAGAAATTGTCTAGTTTTTTCATTGTAATTGTTTTTTAAAATACCATAATTTTCGTCCATTTGCATCAATCAGGGAACACTCTGATTTTCCATAACATGTAAGCCAATCAGAGAAGCCATTCTCTGGAATATCAAATGGGTTTTTCCAGTCTTTCAACTGACCGCCGCCAATAAGATATGCTTCAAATGGAACAGTCTCACATAGTTCAAGTAATTTTGGATTCTTAGTAAGAGCTATTCGAGCCTCCTCGAAGGGATCCTGAGATGCTCTGTACATTATCTCGGCACGCAAGTAGTTTCCTATACCATTAAAATATAGTTGATTCATGAGCACGAGATGAATTGGCTTATCGAATTCCTTTCGCTTAAATGAATTAAATATATTTTCCTTAAAGTGATTAAATTGTGTAACTGGACATGGGCCTCGATTTTGGGACCAGCCAGTGCTCCATTTCCACTTAGCAAAACGACGAGCATCTACTAGACATAAACACCGGCCATTTACTGTATTGAATTTAAGATGAGTATGTTTTGGTGAAATGCCTGAGTCCCAAAAGACCCAGTGGCCGGACATGCCCATGGAGACAGAGAGCTGATATTTATGTATTCCTGAAGAGAGGGTTAAACACAGCTCTTTACCTCTAGACTCTGCCGAAATGTCAAATATTTGTAATTCAGTCGGTTGAACTAACGAAAGTCGTTTAGCAACCTCTGGTGAGACAGAAAAACTTGTAAAATCTTCGCCATGACATACATTATTGATGTATTCAGCCATTATCTTTATTTCTGCTAGTTCGGGCATTTGATTAAAATAGAGTTATCTCTGATAAACAATACTAAAAAAATATCGAAGAATAAAGATAAATAATAAAAAAATCTGGATAAAAATGAGTAATCCTGTAATGAACTACAACCAATTCATGTCAGCTTTCAAAAAAGCTGTTGCTGGTTATAACGGAAAAGGCAACATTAAAAATGATGATGCTACTGGAACTGCAAAAGTAAAGCAAGAATTAGCTGAAGGGCCGGTTAAAGGCAAAGGCACATCACACATTGACAAATACACTAAACAGTATTTAGGCACGGTAAAGAAGAAGAATATTGTTCGTTCTAAATAATCTAAAAATCGATGGAAAAGGCAATTGCGAGCTTTCATAAGTTTGCTCTATTAGAAAAAAAGGGAGACTTAAAGAAATTAGTCGGTAAGGAAGAGGACGAAGAACTTACAATCAATGACGCAAAGAAACTAGGAGTTAAAATTGCGAACATGGATGGTGAGGACAAGAAAAAGTATGTAGGTATCATCAATTTCTTAGGAGCTTCTTGTAATATTTACAACGAAGTCTGGAAGAACTACAAAAGAACCCGAGATCGTAGAAAAGACTAATGTCAAAACTATTTGAAAAATATGGAGATGAGGCTAGCGCAAAAGACGGAGGTTTCGTCTTTCAAGCTATAGTTAGTCATGAAGTGAAATGGGAAATTGAAGATGGCGAGACAAAAATTGATCCTAAAAAAATCAATTGTACGCTACATCAAGTCGATCTATTTCCCGATATGAAGTTTAAAAACGGACATGCAACATCAACATATGTTATACTTAGTGAAGTAAACATTCTTAAAAGAAAGTTTGAACTTGCAAGTGAAGCACTCAAAAAGAAACTCAGACCTGAATATGCACAAGAAGTTATACAACTTTCTGGAAATGCAGGCCAAGGCAAAATAAAAGAGTTAAACCAAAAATACTTCAAGAATACTTATTTTGAAGCTACTTTGAGCACAAATAAAATAGTGCTTAGGGAGGTTTCAACAAGCGGTCTTAATTCAGGAAGTCCAAAGATTACTTTAAAAGTATCAACCGGAATGGTAGATACACTAGATGGAAATCCAGTAGAAAGCTGGAATAGCTTTTCATTAAAGGTAGATGGAACAACCCCATTACTAATAACTAATACTAGTCCAGAACCAATTTCAGCAATAAAAGAAAGAGATGCTATTGAAAATGTTGATGATTTAATCTTTAGAACGATTATTCCATCACTAATTCTAGCGTTTGCCGGTGACTCTGTTGCTATTGATACTTATTCAAATCGCTCTGCACAAGTTTCAGCAGGTATAATACTAGACTATGATGATTTATTCAATATCACAGATACTACTTCACTAAAACAACTTACTACGTAAATAAATAAATAAAATAAAATAATCACAATAAAATGGCAGGGTTACCACATTGGGATAATTCTAGAGCAGCAACTAATTATTACGAACCGCTTTTCTTAAATCAGTTTGAAGTCGTTATTACACCGCCGGCAATTATTTCAGCAAACGTAGATTTACTTGTTGAACACGTAGTATCTATATCAGGATTACCTGAATTAACTCCAACTGGAGTAGTTGAACAAAAATATAAGTTTGCAAGCCGGTCTTTTGCTGGAGCAGTTCCTGAAAAGACAACAGCTGACTTGGATATTAAATTCACGGTCAACTTAAATGAAGAAAATGATATGTATATCTACAATATCCTTAGGGGTTGGGCAGATTTAGCATACGATCCATTAACTGGTCGTCAGGGTTTGAAAAGAGACTATTATGGCCAGATTTATGTAGCCATTTTCAATAAAGCTGGAGATATTTTCCGCGAATTTAGATTTACACCAGTAATTCCAATGGGCGCATTAACTCCAATGACACTAGACTATGTTTCAGCAACACTATATGAAGTAACTGCTAAATTTAGAGCAGATGCGTATAAAGAAACCCGTATTGGAGAAATCCGCGTTTAAAAAAAGAATTAAACTACACATGGAAATGTTTGATGTACATCGTCGCGATATCCTAAATTTTGACAATTATATGGATCTTAAGAAACCTGGTTTTGGAGGTCCTAATTCTGCTAAATTATATCGTGATGCAAAAGGCAATAAAGTAAATAAGGAACCAAAACTTGCAGGTTTTCAAAGAACTGTAGAACGCGATCCGATATTTGCTGGAAAACACTATGACTCTACTTACAAAGCTATGACTCATGATCTTGTATATAAACAAGAGAAGAAAAAATGCAAAGTGGAATACCGAGATCCATATATTACTGCAATTCCGGTAACGAATATTGCAATGAAAGAAGGAAAATCGTGTCCGACATTCTCTAGTTTTGTCAATGAAATGTACTATGGAGCAAATCCGGCAGAGGAACAAAAAGTAGCACTACGCGGAAAGACTGATCTTGATGCAATCGGCGATGCTGAAGACAAATTAGACGCTGCAAAAATCGATTGGCAAGATTTCTCTAAAAGTGGAAACGGATCTCGAGTAGATTACGTAGATGCAGATGGTGATTTAGTTGCGTATGTTGATATTCCAAGTAGAAAACTTTATATTATGCCAGATGCAGCAACTATTGCGGATCCTATTGCACCAGAAGAAGATGAAATATCATTAGACGATGAACAGTATACTGAACTACCTGCAACTGATCGTTATAATACTGAATTAGAAAAAGAAGAGGAAGAGGAGGAGGAAGATTCTAATTATTATAAATCAGACGATGACTTTAATGAACCAGAAGACGAATTTACTGAACCGGAATCAAACGATGTTGCTGATGAAGAAGCACTATTAAGATCATTTGAAACAGGAGATGAAGACTATGATGATGAAGACGAAGAATATTAATTATTTATAGATTAAAACTTAAAAAGGCACTAATTATAGTGCCTTTTTTGTGTATAAAATACAATTTTTATATTTTGCTGAGTCCTTCAATATTACCAATTGGATCATCAGATAGGGACTTAGATTCAACTAGAAAATATGAAAATTTTAATTCAGTATACTCTTCATCTACAAAAGCCATAGTATTCATAATAATTGATGCCGAAAGATTTGAATTTAGATAGACAACTCTGGTGTACTTCTTATTTTTAATATTAATAGCTTTATCGAGTAGCTTTTTAATCTCATAATTCAGCAAGAATGATTGTACCTTGTTTGGCACAATAAATTTCGTATTGAATTTGTCTTTGATTATTTTGCTCACGTTTAATACATAATCTTCTTTGCTCTTTCTTTCAAAAGCGCTAATAAAATTTTTATATTCTTTAACAAAGATTATTGAAACGTGTCTCTCTTCCATATATTATAAATCAAGTTTTAGGATATCTATGCCAGCTTCGCGTAATATTTTTAATCCAGCAATATCTCGATACTCTTCATTATAGAAGACTCTTTTAATTCCTGACTGAATAATAAGCTTTGAACATTCTTTGCACGGAGAATATGTAACATAAAGAACTGCACCATCAGTACTCTGTGAAGATTTTGATACTTTTAAGATAGCGTTTGCCTCAGCATGTAGGACATACCAATAAGTGTTTCCATTTGCATCTTCACACTCATTTGGAAATCCCTTAGGTGTTCCATTGAACCCATCTGAAATAATTGCACCATCTTTTACAATTAGAGCACCAACTTTCTTTCTACTACAACATGAAAGACTTGACCATTCAGTGGCCATCTTTAAGTATGTCTTATGATATTTTAGGTCCTTTGGTGTCATTTTTGTTAGGAGAATTAGGTGTAATTGTGTTTGAAAATAGTAAATAGCTGATAATTGTGATTCCGATCCACTGTAAAAAAGTTATATTTACTCCAAACAGAGAAATAAGATCTGTTACATAATATAAAACAGAACACACAATAGCAGTAAGTAAAATAGTCGTAACTTTTACAAGAGTCGATGTAATAATCTTTTTCATTAGTTAATATTTTTTAAAATCCAGGTAAATAGTTTATCTTCCCACTGATTTGTAGAGTTAGTTGTACAATCAAATAATTCAACAAAGTCAACAGTTGGCTGTCCAGTGTATGAAATTAAAGAAGTCTCAACTGCAGGAATCTCTTCAGCAACAAATTGTGAGTCTAATAGTTTATTGACCATATCAAAATGGTGTTCATATACGTGGAATGAATTTGCAATATGCGTGTATGTTCCTAATTTTAAATCTGGATAAACTTCCATCAGATGTCTATGTAATTGGCTTTGTAAGATTGCAAAGAATGCAATATCTGTGGGTAATCCCCAAACAACATCGTTACTTCGCATTGAAATAGTAAAATTAAGTTTATTATCACGAATCTGGAAAATACCATACATTGTGCATACAAAATCCTTATTTGTAGGATATTGATGTTGCGGTAAATTGAAATGTATTATTGCTTGACGTGAGTCTTTATCCTTTATTAAGGAGGCATATGCCCAATCGTATTGGGTGAGCCCAAAGCTATTTTTCTGATTAAATAATAAGTAACCATATGAAGAGTTAACAGTCCCGTCATCGTTCTGGATTGACTCCCAGAATTTAGCATACTTTTTAATAAATTCAACATCATTTCTGCCCATAAAATACCATAGTAATTCAGCAGCAATATACTTCTTTTGAGAAGATCGAGTTTCACTTGAAAAAAGACAAGATAGCGGATTTTCTAGGATTAACGCAACATTTGTATTCTCCTTTATTTTAAATTCACGAGGACGTGTTTCATATTCTGGATTTTGCATCAAGTCAGTTAAGCTAGAGTAATATAACTCTGAAAAAGTAGCGGCTTGATATACCTTCATAATAACAGTTTTAGTTCTTATACAAAATAAGTGAAATAAAGTTTTTTATGCTTTAGATAAATATAATAAAGAATTGTTGAATCGTGTCGGTAAGCTTCATATATCCAATTATTGATTTTCCATCAGTCGATTACGATAAAATTCCAATTGGTGCATTTTTAATAGGGTTTGACTCAAATAATTTGGGATATCTCTCTAAAATGGATCACTTTGGAACCATTACTGTTATTGAAGGTACAGGCGGTGGCGGTGGAGGTAGTGGAGAAATCATTGACTTGGGAGATAGAATGACTGGAAATGAAATTTTTGATTTAGGTTTAAGAATATAAATAATAAAGTATGGGACAAATTAAAATACCAAGAATTACAACTGTTGATCGATCTTCATTAACTATGGGAGTTGGTGAATTAGTATATGATACGACAAACGGAAGTATTTATAAGGGAGATGGAGCAACTGCGGGAGGTATTTTGGTTGGTGGTGTTGGAGCTCAAGGGACACAAGGACCTCAAGGTACTCAAGGTACACAAGGTTCTACTGGAGCTCAGGGTTCTACTGGACCACAAGGTACTCAAGGTTCTACTGGACCACAAGGTTCTACTGGAGCTCAGGGTACACAGGGTTCTACTGGAGCTCAGGGTACTCAAGGTTCTACTGGAGCTCAAGGTACACAGGGTTCTACTGGACCTCAAGGTACTCAAGGTTCTACTGGAGCTCAGGGTGCTCAAGGGTCTACTGGAGCACAAGGTTCTACTGGAGCTCAGGGTACACAAGGTACGCAGGGTTCTACTGGAGCTCAGGGTACACAAGGTACACAAGGTTCTACTGGACCGCAAGGTACTCAAGGTTCTACTGGAGCTCAGGGTACACAAGGTACACAAGGTTCTACTGGAGCTCAGGGTGCTCAAGGACCTCAAGGTACACAAGGCGATCAAGGACCACAAGGTTCTACTGGAGCACAGGGTGCTCAGGGTTCTACTGGAGCACAGGGTGCTCAAGGACCACAAGGTACACAAGGCGATCAAGGACCACAAGGTACTCAAGGTTCTACTGGAGCACAGGGTGCTCAGGGTTCTACTGGAGCTCAGGGTGCTCAAGGACCTCAAGGTTCTACTGGAGCTCAAGGCGATCAAGGACCACAAGGTACTCAAGGTTCTACTGGAGCACAGGGTACACAAGGTACGCAGGGTTCTACTGGAGCTCAAGGCGATCAAGGACC